CCTGGATTAGTAGGACCTCCTGGACCTCCTGGACCTTCTATTCAACCACAACCACAACAGCAGTTAATTTCTGCTCCTGGATTAGTAGGACCTCCTGGACCTTCTATTCAACCACAACCACAACAGCAGTTAATTTCTGCTCCTGGATTAGTAGGACCTCCTGGACCTCCTGGACCTCCTGGACCTCCTGGATTAGTAGGACCTCCTGGACCTCCTGGACCTTCTATTCAACCACAACCACAACAGCAGTTAATTGCTGCTCCAGCGGATATTGCTACACTGCAAGATATTTCAAAATCTCTTGCAAAAATTACTCAACTTCTCACTCAACAAAATTCGCAGGTTACTGCAGAAGCAAATCAAGAAAGAAAAAATCAAGAAAACGCCAAAAGAAATAAAATAGAACTTGGATTAGAAAATAGTTTTGCATCAGTTAAAAATGTTGCCCAATCAGTTATTGCACCTGTAAAAAATATTCTTGATTCAATTATACAATTTTTTGTTACTTTATTTTTAGGAAAGGCAATATTAAATCTAATAGATTGGTTTTCTAAAAAGGAAAATCAAAGTAAAATAAGATCTATTGCTAGGTTTCTGAAAGATTGGTGGCCAGCTCTTGTTGCGGGTTATATACTTTTTGGTACAGGATTTGGTAGAGTTGTAAGAAATCTTGCTGGTATTGGTTTAAGAGCAGTTGGTGCTCTTGGTGGTATAACATTAAAACTTATAGGTGCTATAGCGTCTGCTCTTAAGTTTAAAAAGGCAGGAGCCTTGATGTCGGGTCTTGGTGGTGGAGGTGGACTTAAAGGTCTTGCAGCAAGACTATTAACTGGTGCTGCGGTTGCTGGTGGTACAGCATTAGTAGCAAGTAAAATGATGGGTGGAGGAGATGCTCCACAAGTATCAGTACCAGAACCAGCATCTTTACCAACCGCAGAAGCATTTGGTGGGGGTCTTATTGATTTTAAGACGATGCTTGCTGCCTCTGGTGGTCAAGTTGATTCTAAGTTAGGTATCTTTGCGCAACTTTTTGGATCTGGTGGATTTGCTGGACTACTGAATAGTGTTCCTGGAGTCGTATCTGGACCAAAAGGTATTGATAAAGTTCCTGCGATGCTTACTGATGGTGAGTTTGTGATGTCTCGTGGAGCAGTACAAAAGTTTGGTGTGAGTAATCTTGAGGCAATGAATGCTTCTGGTGGTGGAACTAATAAACCAAAGATTGTTCAGAAAAGAATTCACGCATATGGTGGTGGTTTTGTTGGTGATGAAGAAATTTATCGGGCAGCTGCAAATTATAATAGAGGATCAAATCTTAAAGAAATTTCTTATGATCCAAATAATAAAGAGCATAAAAATGCATATGAAAAATTTAAAAAAAGAGCAGTTGACAAAGGATTATATAAACCACCAACTGGAGCAAAAGTAAATACTTCTCCAAATGTAAAAACTAATGTTAATGTTAATTATAAACCAACTTCTAATAGTTCAATGGTGAGATCTCCTGGGGCGGGACTTTCTACGAATGTAAAACCACCAATACAACAAATAAAAACAAATATGAATGTACCTGGTGGTCGTATTCGTGGAGGTCGTGGTGGATTAGCCGGAACTATTTTAACCACATTAGCACAAATATTTGCTCCACAACTAGGGGATGCTACAGGAAGTTTGTATAATAAAATGGGAATAGGAATAGGTAATCTTTCCGATACAGAATTAAAGAAAAAAATTGAAGACGAATTAAAATTAGAACAGTCGTTATCTAGTTCTACTAAATTTGCAGCAGGCCCGAATGAAAGACTAAATTTATTCCAAAAGGAATCTGAAAGAAGAGGGTTGAGTGGATTAGGGGATCGTGGTGACGAGTCCGGTGGAATGTTCCAACCTGGTGGATTATTTGGTGGTCCCAGAATGAAAGCAAGAACAGATTATGCTACATCAAAAGGAAAATATTATTCTTCTTCTGATCAAAAAACCTATGCGAATGAAAATGATGCGAAGGCAGCCAAAAAATCTAGAATGACTTCACTAGCATCACAACAAGGATTAGATAAATTGAGTTATGCAAAAAGAAGTGGACAGTATGGTCTGGGTGTAAGGGGAGAGGCAGAAAGAGCATCTAAAAAAGAAGACTTTGATAAAAGAGGTGGTATATTTGGTGGTATTGGTAGAGGATTTACTCGAATGTTTGGTGGTGGAGATCAAATAGAAAAACTAAACCAACAAGACAAAGCAGCATCAATAAAAACAAAACAAGCGGGTGCTTCATCTATTGGTAGGTATTATTCTTCATCTGATGGTAAGTACTATAAAGATTATAATGCTGCATCTAAAGCAAAAAAAGCAAGACTTGCAACAACTCCTGTAAAAGGAAAACCAATAACTCCAACACCAAAACCAGCACCAAAAGTATATAATCCTGCGGGTGGTGGAATGGGTGGCGGAAGAGGATCTGGTGGAGGATCTAAAGGAACAAAACTACCAAATATTCCTGGAGGTAAAGATAATAGTAAAACTGCAAAGCAGTATAATATTAAATAATGGCAAAAATAATTTCTCCTTTAACAGGAACCTTACAATCTATTAAGAAGCAGTTTATTAGTAAGGAGAAACTACTTAAATCCACTCTTAATGTTCATAAAAAAAGAATTACTTTAAATCGGTCAAATGCGGAAAGAGAACGATTTATTGATTATGAAAAAGTATTAGAAAGACCTCTACGTTCTTTAGGAAGAGGTATTAAGAATGTAGTGGGTAAGAGATTGGGATTTTTGGATAGTCTCAAAACTTTTATAGTTAATGTTTTGCTTGGGTTTATTGCTTTAAGATTATTAAAATATCTTCCACAACTCATACAATTTGCAACTACTGCCTTAAAAGTTGGAAATTTTATTCTTGATATAGGTGGAAAAATATTAGATGGTTTAATTACTTTTGTTGACTATGGATATAAAGCATATGATCACGCAAGAACAATTGTAGGAAAAATTGGTGGTGAAAAAGCAATCTCAGCTTTAGATAATGCAACTAGTGAAAGCACCAAAGTAATGAATCAACTTTTCATTGCTGCAATGTTATTCAGTGATTTTAGTCCATTTGCAAGTATGGGAAGTGCTCCATCAATATTTAATAAGAGTGCTGATGCTATTAAAGGTAATATATCAAGTGAGGTTGCAAGTGCTGCATCAAATGCAGCAACTAATGCAGCAGGAAAAGCAGCACTAGGTCCTCTAGCATCTGCTGGAATTATCATCGGTGCTGGATTACTTTTCTCTGCTGCTGGTGAGGGTGTATTTCAGTTAACAAAATGGGCAAAAGGATTAATCGGTTTTGGGCCAATATCCAAATTTTTTCAGGTTCCTCTTGGTATTCTAGAGGGAGTTGGAACTATTTTTGATATTCTTGGTGCTCCTTTTAGATATGGTATTGAGTTGATACGTGCTGGATTTATGAAAATGTTTAATATGAAAGATGGATTAGAAAAGCAGGCTAAAAATCTTGGTAAATTTGATGCAAGAGTAAGGGAAAATATAAGAAGATTTGCTGGAGTTTTTGCACCCGTTTTTACTTTCTTCGGTCAAAATGATACTGCTAAAAAATTATCAACTCCTGGATCTTTTGGAAGTTTATATGGTAAGAAAGCTGTTAAAGATATGGGATATAGTGGTGGAGGAAAAGTAATATCTGTTAGAAAATATGCTGCTGGTGGACCTGTTAATATTTCAAGAACAGAAGTAGAGGAAGTTGATATTCCTAGAGGTGAAGATATTAAAAAAAAATCTACAAAACCAGGTGCTTCTATTGGTGGTGAAGAACGTTTTGCTGAAGTTTTTCCTAGTTCTAGAGACGATAAATCTAAAATGGATCGTTATGGTTATATGGTTAGTTCTTATGATACTATTAGTGGTATTCCTGATTTGGGTTCAGTATTTGCTCTTACGGCTAAAACATTATTGGGAGATTTAGTCACAAAAGATGATTATGATAGAGCATCTAGTTCATTAAGTAGTTTTATGTTACTGGGATTATATGAAACAAACCCTGGAGCATATCAAAAGTTTTCTTCTTTGACTAATATTAAACAATTTAATAGAGAAATATCAGGATTTCTAATGAAGTCTATGCGTATGCCCCTTGGTGGTATTATAAATTTACTAAAAATTCAAGTTGGACTTATACCAAAACCAAGTGAAGGTGCAGATACAACTAAAAAAGATGGTGAAAGTTCTAGTGGTGGAGATGCCACTGATGCAGTTGGTGGAGCAAGATTGTTCATGGCAGAAGGATTTCCTATGCTTGCTGCGGCAATTCTTGCTGGAAATGTTCAAGCAGAATCGGCATGGAAAGGACAAAGAACTCCTTGGGTTTTAAATGATGGTGCTGGAACTAATAAAGGTCTTATTAGTTGGAACCGTTCAAGAATTGTTAATGGAGAGAAATTCTTAGGTAAACCATTAGAAACTGCAAGTAATGCTGAACAAGTTAGATGGATTAAAGAAGAACTTAGACAATATGGATTACTTGATGAGTTTATGGATCCAAATAGAACTGAAGATCAATTAAAATCTGACTCATACAAATACATTGGGTGGGGAGTAGAAGGTGATCGTTGGAAACAATCTGCAAGAATTCTTGCAGCACTTGAAAAAGGTGAACAGGGAACTTTTACTAAAATTGAACCCATTTCTTTAGCACCATCAGCAAATCAACCTGCCGGAGGACATATCGTTACTTCAGGTATGGGAAACCGATCACTTGCATTATCTCCAGGTATGCATATGGGAGTAGATATATCTGGAAACACAGGAGAACATTTAAAAGCTTTTACAGACGGTACTATTGAATCTGTTGGACAACAGAGTGGTTATGGAAATTATGTTAATTGGATAGATTCTTCTGGTATAGCACATTTTTATGCACACATGAATAAACCTGCATTTGTAAGAAAAGGACAAAAGGTAAAAAAAGGAACTGTACTTGGAGAACTTGGAAACACTGGAAGATCTACTGCTCCTCACCTTCACTGGGAAACGTCAACAAAACCAGGAGACACTGGAAGAGATAAATCTGCAGTGTTGTCTAGATTTAATCCACTGTCAAAATACAGTAAAGAATCTCCTTTTACTGGATCTCGTATGACTGGTGGTTCTACTTTATCTGGTGGTATAAGACAACTGCACGAAGGAGAATATGTAATTGATAAGGATTCTGTTGATTTGTTTGGCGGAACTTCTTTCTTTAGTATGATTAATGGAATTGAAAATAAAAAACAAAGATCTGAAAAATCTTCTCAACTGATGCAACATTTGAGTAAATATACCGGAAGAAAAATAGACCAACAAAGACCTGAAATGATTGTTGAGAACTCTGATCCTATAATAATTCAGGGACCACCAACTTATATTGAATCCAAGTCTTATGGTGGATCATCTGGTGGTAGTTCTGGATCTAACTGGGAACTAGATATGTTGGAGTTGAGAGCATAGAAAAATGGCATATATTAAACTAAAAGATCCTACTGCTTTCATAATTAAAAAACAAGTTATTCAGGTAGAAAAACTTGTAGGTAAAAAAAATAAATTTAAGGAAGTTGCATTTAAGAAAAAAATAAAACTAACAGAAAGTCTTCGTAGAGAAGAAACTGAAGAATCTCTTGAAAAATATAAAGATAGAGGAAGTAAGATAAAAGGATTCTCTACTCCACGTCTTGGATTTCTTGATAGTGTAAAGAATTTTTTATTCACCGTCTTATTTGGATCACTAGCTCTTAAACTATTACCGTATCTACCACAACTAAAAGGATTATTAATCACCACTCTTAAAGTTGGTAACTTTGCAGTTGAATTTGCAGGAACAATTTTAAATGCAATGGTAACTTTTATAGACAAAGTATATGGAATTATTGATTTTGGAAAACAACAAGCAAAAATTCTTGGTGGTGATTCTGGTGTTAAAAATTATGAAAAAATGTTGGGAATGACCAACAAAGTTATAAACACTATGGTGATTGCTGGGATGTTATTCTCAGACTTAATTTCGTTAAAGGCACAAGCAGATTCTAGTCAGGATGCTATTGGAGAAATTGGAGAAACAGTTGCAGGAGAAATAAAAAAAAGACAAGGATTTAGAGCATCTATTCAAGCTGCAGGTCGTGTTATTGGTGGTGCTGCAAAGGCTTCTGGTGTTGTTTTACTTGTTGGACTTGCATCTTCACTTTTAGGAGAACTATCATTTCAGCAAAGAAAATTTACTAAAAAACTTGAAAATGATGTTGCATACCAATTAAAGGAGGCAAACTCAGATCAAAACCCAATCACAAGAGCACTCAAACTTGTTGCTTACAATGCTGCTCTTCCTGGGCTTAGATATTTTAATTTTGTTTCAACTGGAGTTGGAACATTACTGGATATTATTGGTGCTCCGTTTAGATATTTGGGAGAGTTGGTTAATCTTGGTATAATGTCTTTAACTGGTGATGCTAGTGGAATTAAAAAACAAAGAGAAAATCTTGGAAAACTTGATGCAAGAATAAGAGAACAAATTAGAGAGGTAGTGAATACTTTAAGTTTAGGAACTCTTGCAAAAGAAAAGGGTTCTTTTGGAAGTTTGTATGGCAGTGGTGCAACAAAGGCAATGGGGTATGCTTCTGGTGGTGCAGTTACCAGAGAAGGTCAAGAAGCAATTGGTGGTGTAATTACTAGATCTGGAGGTAAAAAAGCAATATCAAGAACATTTGAAATTCCAATGTCTCCATTAAACCCAGGAGCAAGTATTGGTGGGCAGATGAATTATGTGGATCCCGATACAAAAGAACCAACAAAAAGTTCTAATATAGAAACATTTTTTCTAAATCCAGAAGATCCTCAATACATAAACTCATACGAATACTTAACTAGTTCATATAATGTAGTATCTTCTGGTGAATTTTTAAAACCATTTTTACAGATGCCCATTAAAATAATTATGGGTAATGGTTCATCAGAGGGTGATTACAATTCACTTGCAGCAGCAACAAACAGTTTATTTATTAATATATTGAGAAGAACTTTAGTTCCAGGAACAAAAAAATCTTTAGCAGATGAACTTGGATTTGTTGATATTTTTAGTTGGGCTAGAGATTCTATAAGAAAAAGTATGATTGATCCGGTAAATCAAATATTACAATCTTTAAAAGAACAATTTATGCTTAAATCTGGTGCTGGTCCAGGACTAGTTAAAGATGCTGGTGCTGGCGCTGAACCTGGTGCAGGATCGGAAGGAATTCAAGATGCTTCTATATCTGCAGGTGAAATGGATTTGTTTGTAAGAATGGTTTATGCTGAAGCAGGGGGAGAAGGAAAAACTGGAATGGCTCTTGTTGCAAGATCCATTTTAAATCGTGCCGGATTAATACAATCTGGTAAGGTTGGTGCTGGTACTTTTAATGCTAAAAGTGGTAGTATATCTGATGTTATTAATGGAAGAGGACAATTTTCTCCAATAACTGATGGTAGAATTAATCAAAAGTTATCCGATTCTCAAATTAATCAATCTAAAGATGCAATCACACTTGCACAAAAACCATCAGAGTTAATGACTGCATTAAAAAGTGAAGGTCTTGATGATGCATCAATCAAAAAATTAGTTGCCTCAACTGGATTTAGAACAGGTGCTGCTTTTAATGATCCTTCACAAAATGTAAATGTTTCTAAATATAAAAATCATTATTTTAATACAGCAGGAAATCGTGCTCTTGCAGTTCCACAATCTGTTTCCATTTCAAAGGAAGAATCTTCTGCTAATATGAAGGGAAAAGAAAATCAAATTGATTCGGGAACTGGTGGAAAATATGGAAGGAGTGTACAAGGAACTAAAATTGCGGGTGATCTTGGAAGATATATGTATCAATCTTTAAAATCTGGACCAGATTTTAGTAAGGTAACTGAACATCCTGATTTTGGGGGATCTTTTACAAGATCTTATCGGTCCTGGCATAATGTAAATCGTGCGGTTGATATTGGTGGATATTGGCCAGAAGATCAAGTGAAAATTTTAGCAAAAGTTAAAGAATTTAACACAAAAAATAATGTTAAACCTGTAGAACTTCTTTATGGAAAACCGGGAACTCCAGAGTCTGGTAGTCATGGTGATCACGTTCACGTAGCATATGAAGAAGGTGGTCCTGTAAATAAAACTGACTATGCACTAACTCACCCAGGAGAATATGTTATTGATGCAGACTCTGTTTTACCTAAAACTGGATTTGGAAGACAGTTTTATGATATTATTAATAAAGTAGAAACAGTAAGTCAAAGAAGAAATGCTGCTGATAGTTTAATATCCATCTTAAGTCAATATACTGAAGATGGATTCACCGAAAATCCAGAAGATTATGATTTTCCTGTTCCTGCACCAGAAGTTATAATGATTCCTGGTCCAGTTATCGAAATTGGATCTTCTAGTTATGGTGGTGGAGGAGGTGGAGATGAAGATCCTTCTCAAGATGGTCTTGAACAAAGGTAAATAGTAGTAAGAAAAGATTTAAAAAATGTCCGCAATCACAGCAGCACAAGCTAAAGAGTTTGATATTAAAAAATGTCTGGTGCATTCTAATGATGGAGCAACAAAATCCGACATTGGAGTTTTGATTACTGATTTGTATTACTTTGAAGATCTTTTAAGCCCAACTCTAAAAGTTGATATTCTTTTTGGGGATACGGGTACAGTACAAAAAGGTGGTGAGTTTAAAAATGCGGTAGATGCTTTGCAAATGGTTGGAACTGAAAAGGTTGATTTAATACTTACAGATCCAAATGATGAAGAAATAAAAGTTACCTTATATACTGATGCAATAACACCAGTAGCAAAAGAAAACAGAAAATCTTTAGTCTCTGTAACTCTTGGATCTAAAGAATCAATTATGAATTACAAAACCACAGTAAATTATAGATTGAAGGGAAGAATATCAGATAGCATTAAAACAATATTAGAAGACACATTAAAAGTTGATGAAAAGAAAAAATTAGATATTGAGCAAACATCTAACAATTTAAATCATATTGGAAACAATATGAGACCATTTGCTACTATTTTACAACTTGCAAGAAAAGCAGTACCTCAAATTTCAGGCCCTAATGGTTCAAATGCTTTAGGTAATACTGCAGGTTTCTTTTTTTATGAAACTTCTGATGGATATAAATTTAAATCTGTGGAGGGGTTACTTTCAAAAAATGAACCTGGTGGTGGTCCAAAAAAGTATAAGAGTTTAGTTTATAATGAAACTCCTGATGGAAGAGGTTCAAGTGTTCCTCCCGAATATGGAGGAAAAATATTAGAATATAATGTTGTGACTCCTAGTGGAAGTGTCCAATCAAAACTTCAAATTGGAACATATTCAACAAGAACAATTATGTTTGATCCTTTTAATTGTTACTATGAAGTTATAACACCAAATGTTTTGGGAGGGGGAAAAGGTGCAGAAAGTAAACTTCAAAAAGCAGGAAAAAACCTACCAAAATATAACAAAGAATTTAATCAAGAGGGTGCTAATCAAGACTACTCAAGAACTCAATATATGCTAATTGATACGGGAACATTACCAGACGGAAATACTCAACAACAAATTGATAATTCTACAACAAAAAACTTTGATCCCAAAAATATTCTCAATCAATCTGTAATGAGATATAATCAATTCTTCTCAACAAAAGTTGAAATTACAATCACAGGAGATTTTAGTTTACACGCAGGCGATTATATTTTTGTTGATGCCCCAGAAACTTCTACAAAAGATACAAAAATTATGGACAAACAATTTGGAGGGTTTTATGTAATTGCAAAGTTATGTCATTATATCAGTTTACGTTCTGGTGGTTATACCAAATTAACTTTATGTAGAGACTCCACAGGAAGAATGGGGTCTCCAAAACCATTATAAATAGATTATTATTAATATGGAAAGTATAAAAAATAATGAGTGAAGGATCTTTATTTAATTCAGGTTTTCTTGGTGCAAGTTTTAACTGGTGGATTGGACAAATTGCCGATGACTCCACTTGGAGAGACAATATACTGCCAGGAAAGTTTGAAAGTGCGGATGAAGTTCCTGGATGGGGTAGAAGATATAAGGTTCGTATTATAGGTCTTCACGATCAAGGAGAAAATGAAATAAAATCAGAGGAACTTCCTTGGGCACAGGTAATGTATCCTGTGACTGGTGGTGGTGGTCAAGCAAAGTCGGGTGGAACAGCAAATCTCCGACAAGGAAATATGGTGTTTGGTTTCTTCCTAGATGGTCAGGATCAACAAGTTCCTGTGATTATGGGGGTGCTTGGTAATAATGCACAAACTTCTCTTGCGACAAAAATTGGTGATAGTAGGGTAACTAATACAACACCAGGAAGTCTTGCGACAAGTGGGTATGCCGAATCTACTATTGGAAGTAAGGATCCAAATATTAAAGCACCTGACGAAGGACTTGTAATTAAGAAACCAACATCATTATCAACACCAGTTCCTACTTCTGAACAACTTCAAGATTTAGATTTAGAAGTTGCAGTACCAGGAGCAACTATAGAAAATGTTGATGCAGTTCATTTGCAGAGTAATGCTGATACAAAAAGACTAGATTTATATCTTAAAAAGACTGTAATGTTAAGTCCTTGTGATCTTCCTGGTTCTGCAATGAAAGCAATGCAAACTGATATTGATACTTTAACTAAAGAAATTGAAAAGATTTTGCAATCGGCAACATCTTATGTCGATGCAGTCTCTCAAATTGGAGCAATCGGGACTGATCTTGGTACTGATGCTCAACAAATAGAAAAATTAGTTAAAAAATTTGTACCTAAAATTGCAAAATATATGAAGATTGTCTTTAATAAAATTTTAGAATTCATTACAAAGAAAATCAATAACGCACTTAGTCCTTTAGCCGATATAATGTATCCAAATCAAAGATTTCAATTTTTTGATATTAAAATAGAAATTACTGAAGAAATTAAATGTCTTTTCATTAAGATTACAGAAAATTTGCCTAAACAAATAGAAGGTACTTTAAAAAATTTGCTATTGGGTGATAATGAAGATACACCACAATCACAACCATCACAAGGTCCTACAAATCCTCCAACCAAAGAAAAACCATTTCCAGAAGGAGGCACCACACCTTTCGTGCCAATTTGTTTTGTTGAAGATCTAACAGGATCTATAATTGAAAAAAATAAAGGAATTGTGAATGGAACTGTTATAAAAATAACTAGATCTATTGGTAATTTTTTAAGTGATGTTCAATTGGGTCAAATCGAGGCTGCAGAACAACTTTTTAATCAAGGTCCAAAAGAGGAAACTCTTGAGGATAGAGGGGATGAAATATTAGATGTTGATCAGATTCAAAATTTATTGGGTTCTTTCGTTGAGAAACTTGGTGATATAGATATACCTGATATTACTGCAACTATTGTATCAGCATTTTCTTTTGAAAATATTTCTATGGATATTTTTGGGTGTGATTTAAAACCAAATTGCCCTATATCAGATTTTTATACCTTACAAGAAGGTGCTGGAGCTGCGGAAGAAGCACAATTACCAAGACCTGCAGAGGTTGCTTTGGCAGCTTCCGATGCAGCAGCAGGTCTCCCTCGTATTTCAGTGTTTCGTGAACCGACAATTGATTTTGGAAAGCCATCAAAAGATACACCAAATTTACGTCCTCCAGTACAAGAGTATGGGACAGGTCAATTCTTCCCACAATCTTTACTTGATAACCGTTTTACACAGGAAAAATAAAACTTAGATATGTCAAAATTAATTTTATTTGGTGAAGCAATAGAAGATGATTTTAGATTTGCTTATATTGATCCTATTTTGGGATTGGTTAGGAATGTAACATTCTGTGAGGCAAAAGAATATGACAAGAAAAACCCAGGAACTATTTTTATCTTTAGAAGTGGAAAGCAAGTACTTAAATATTTGAATATTAAGCAGGTTAGAGACTTAATTGAAAAGTCAGGAACAAAAGAGTTAACAAAAAAAGGTGACCCATGCGTAGGAATTACTAGTTCAAATACACTATGTAAACCTCCAACCATTCAAATTTTTGGTGGAGGTGGAATTGGTGCTGCGGCTAATGCAGTCATAGGTACAGATGGTGCTATTATGGCTGTAGATATTGTTCGTCGTGGCAATGGATATCAGTATCCACCACTCGTTTCTGCAAGAGATAATGCATCAATTGGAAGTGGTGCTGTACTCAGAGCTATTCTTGACGATCCTCCTGTTAAGCAAGAAAAAGAAAAACGAGATGCGCCGCCAGAAAAACTTTGCCCCGAAAATGAAGTTGGTTATGGGAGAAATTGGGGTCTAGATGGAGAAGATATGGGCCCTTGGGATCCAAAATCTTACTTCAGTGCGTCCACATTACCATCCGTACTATTTGATGGTAAGGCATCTTCAGGTCCTGGTAAAGGTCTTGGTCAAGGTACAGGTCGTCAAGGTCCGTTTGAGGCAGGCGTATTTACACCTTCAAGTCCTCGTCCAACACCATTCGGAGGCAGAACAACATATAGTCTCACATATAGACTAAAAGTTTCTCCAGAGACTCTTGCAAGAATAAAAGGTTATAAACCCGGAGATCTTTTAGAGGTAACTTGGAGGGTAACAGGTGCAGGAGATATTGGAACGGGTTATAGATTTACATTTACAGAGCAGAATCCTAGAAAAAACCCCGGCCCACGACATGAATTTAGCATAAGAGAAGATCGTAAGGGCGGACCTGGTGGTCTAAGGAGAAGTATGGTTGAGCGTAGAATGGTAAAACCAAATGTTGACTATAGAGTAGTAGCATCATCAGATGGTGGCACAGTAAAGGGGGAAGGGGGAGCCTTTGTGGATAGAGATATTGATGGAAACAGAGTCGGCCGGCCACGTGGCAGTGGAGGGGGTGGAATCCAAGTAGGAACCCTAGAAAAAGGAAAACATGACTTCACAAAGTTACATGAAGATGGTCCTAATAAGTTAAAGCAAACTCCCGGCGAAAAATCTAATGTTATATTTGCTGATGCAAACATAACTAGAAATGATTTTAATGATATGAGAATCCTTGCGTTCTCTGTGGATATAGATACACCAAAACTACCAATTCCACCAAGACCAGAAAAAGAAATACGAGGACTTGTAACGCAAATAGAAGTAATAGATCCTGGTCTGGGTTATCCTACACCAACTTCACTAACTCCAACTCCAACACCTCCAACACCTCCAACTCCTGGTACTCCTACACCAACACCTCCAACACCTCCAACTCCTGGTACTCCTACACCAACTCCACCAGGAACTCCACCAGGAACTCCACCAGGAACTCCACCAGGAACTCCACCAGGAACTCCACCAGGAACTCCACCAGGAACCCCACCGGGAACCCCACCAGGAACTCCACCAGGAACTCCACCAGGAACTCCACCAGGAACTCCACCAGGAACTCCACCGGGAACTCCACCGGGAACCCCACCAGGAACCCCACCGGGAACCCCACCGGGAACCCCACCAGGAACTCCACCAGGAACTCCACCAGGAACCCCACCGGGAACTCCACCGGGAACTCCACCAGGAACTCCACCAGGAACTCCACCGGGAACTCCACCAGGAACCCCACCAGGAACTCCACCAGGAACTCCACCAGGAACTCCACCGGGAACTCCACCGGGAACTCCACCGGGAACCCCACCAGGAACCCCACCGGGAACCCCACCAGGAACTCCACCAGGAACTCCACCAGGAACTCCACCGGGAACTCCACCGGGAACTCCACCGGGAACTCCACCGGGAACCCCACCGGGAACTCCACCGGGAACTCCACCAGGAACCCCACCAGGAACTCCACCAGGAACTCCACCAGGAACTCCTACACCAACAGGAATTAATGCAACATTTATACCACAATTTGAAGTTGTAAGAGATCCAATTGTAATAGATGGATCAAAACTTTTACAAGTCACTGATCTTGTTGGATTAAAACAAACTGGATATGTAAATGGAAGGGCTTATTATGGTGCTGTTTATTATGATAATGGTATTCGTTATGCTGGTTATTATGAAACTGTAGGAGAACCAATTCAAGTATATGATACTTTAAGAGAAAGTATTATTGCGCAAGTTACTACTCTACCATCTGCTATCTTAAGACAAGGTACTGATATAACAAGTAATGACCCTCTACTAAATATTCCAGGAACAGTTCGGTCAACGTTAAGTAGTCGTAGTATTATTGGTGCTGGAGATTATTTCCCACCTTCAGTTCCTTTTGTTCAAGAACCAGTTAAAGATCCAACTTATCCAGTAGCTTTAAGATTAAAAAGTGTTATTGTGACAAATCCAGGAATCAATTATAATGTTACTGATAAAATTAGAATTACTCCAAGTAATGGTGCTGTTCTTGAACCAGTTTTTGGATCTTTTGGAAGAGTGATTAAAGTTGCTGTTATTGATCCTGGATTTGGATTTACAGAATATCCAACAATCGAAATGTTCACACCTTAATAATTAATCATATGGCAACCCCTCAGAATAGAAATAAGAATAGAAATACACCTACTGCTAAAAAGAATTATACAGCAATCCGCCAAGGAAATGATCACGGTTCAATTTCTTTTGGACACGTTTCTGCTGATGGGGCAGTTACTTCGGATATATTACTTCAAGCATCAGATGGAAGGCACTCTATTGTTTTGGATAAGGATGGTGTAAGAACAGGATCCACTCAAATTACTGCTCCAGGAAGAATTGCAATTCAATCGGGAGAAGATAGAGTAGAAGCAGAAGATACTCTATTCATTAATGCGGTTAATGGAAATATTGACATTATTGCATCCAATGGTAAGATAAGATTGCAAGGTACTGATATAGAACTTATTGCAATAGGAGAAGGTGGAACTAAAGGTAATATTAGATTGGAAGCAAATGAAAACATAAAACTTGATGCTGATAATAAGGTTCTTATTAATGCAAAGTTAATGTATAAAATTGCAAGTCCTGGTAAAGCAGAAATCGTTGCAAATAGTTGTATGACAATTTATTCATCAATTATTCGTGGAGTAAGTGATGGATGTGCAAATGTAGATTCAAAAGTCGGTGGTCAATCCTTCCAAAGAAAACAACAACCAAAGTAAAGGAGAAAAATTATGTCATTTTTATTAGATGATGCGGCTTTCGGTGGACAAGTAATGATTGGTGCAGGACAACCCATTGCACTTGGATTGGGTGTTGGTGAGAATAAAAAAATAAGAGGTTCTGCATTTATTGAGGGTCCAGCACAAATAGGAAGATCTGGTGCTTTCCCAGAGAGACTAGGAACTTTGATGATTGCAAAAACTGCAAATGTGGATTGCGAAAGTCCGGAGAAATCTCTTTATGTACTGGGGGATGTAGTTATTGATGGACGAGAGGAGGGTAGCGCAGAATCCAAAGCCAGAACTCTATTGGTTCAAGGTACGGTAAAAATTGAAGGATTTCCAGAGTATGTCGCTCTTTTAGTTGAAGGACCCCAGGAAATAGCAAAGGGAGGATTAGAAGTAGAAGGAAATATTTCGGCGGGGGGAAGGGTAACTTCAAATGGAGGCGCTCATGTGTTATCAGCAAAGAAAAACTTTGATATTCCTCACCCAACAAAAGAAGGTTGGAGACTAAGACATACTTGTCCAGAAGGTCCTAGTAATGATGTTTATGTTCGTGGAAGAGTTAAAAATAAAACTGAAATTGAATTGCCGTTGTATTGGAAAGATTTAGTTGATATTCAATCAATTACAATTAATTTAACTCCTATTGGTGCTCATCAGGATGTAATTATAAAAAGATGGGATGAAAAGAAAATTTATCTACAAGCAAAAGGTGGAATGCCAATTGATTGTTTTTACCATGTTTATGGAACAAGAACTGATGGTGAAGATTTAATTGCCGAGTATCAAGGCTTGACACCAAATGACTATCCAGGAGATAATAGTGAGTATAATATAAACACATAATATGAAGGTTCATGAGGTTTTTCCTATATTAGTTGCTCAAGATACTATAGAAATGCATGAAGAATTTAAGAATCAATATTTTGAAGAATTAAAATCTTTGTGGTTTAATGGATATGAAAATGAAACACCAGAAAATTCCGGAAGGTGTTCGTTGCATTTGAATAAAAATTATACCAGTCTTTTCCAATCATTAAAAAAATGTATATGTAATTATCTTGATTTATTAGAAATAGATTATGAAAAACTGAATATTAACTTTGTAAAATCTTGGGTTGGATATCACAATAAAGATATTCCTCAACTCAAACCTCATATACACAATGGATCAGATATTTCTTTTTGTTATTATCTGTCTTCTGACGATACTTCAGATAAGTTCTGTGTTCATAATTTAAATAATGTAAATGAGGTTTCTGGAAATATTTTTGAACCAAGTAATAAGTATAATCTAATCAAAAAGTTTAACAAGTATAATTGTGGAAATTATACAATTACTCCTACTGAAGGAACAGCAATTATATTTCCTAGTAATCTTATGCATTCAACATTAAAAAAGGAAAATCTAAAGAATAGGTATGTAATTGCTGGTGATGTAAAACTGTGCTTAAAACCAGAATATAATTTACATCATCAGTCTATGCCTCATCCAAGTCTTTGGTTATCATTATAGAAAAAATTAAAATGGATGTCAGTACTATAATTGTTGTCTCAATAGAGTCATAAGGTTTGCTGATCTCACACCTCTTGACAACCGACCAAGGACCTGCTATGATAACAAGGTAATCAAAAACAAACCGAATGCAAGACGAGTTCCTGACCCGATGTGTGGTTGACCCTCTCAAGCGTACTGTGTACCTCTATTCCAGTGATGGTAATGAGAAGCAAGTATTCTGTGAGACTGTTCAAGAATTTATGAATGTGCTAGACTTCGTTCGTGCTACTGTTGATGAGAACACTCTCTCATATGCAAATCCACTTTAAGTTCCATTTTTGGGGGTAAAAATCTCCGGTAAAATTTTACACACAATACCTTCTTATGAATCCTTATCGCATTAATCTTAAGTCACTGAAAGATGAACCAGTGAAAACAACACCAGAAAATGTAAAGGAATCAAATGAAGCATTATTTTATTCTAAAATGAACCTTCCTGCAGCAGCAAAAAACTGTGGGATGAGTGGAAAGGAAATGAAGTTGACTTTTCGTGAGTACTTGAAGTATCATCCCGCAACTTATTTGGGATGATACACTTGACAATCTGAGGCAGAGGTCTTATGATTGTCTTATCGGGAGTGTGGCGTAATTGGTAGCCGCATCGGACTCAAAATGGGTCGCTTATTTGGAAACGAGTAAGTAGTAAGGTGTAAATTCGGTGAACGCTTAACGGGTAATGCTGATGCCAACGCCGAGCGAAGTTGTATGACAGTTGGAAAGACAACCGCTACCCAATGTGGTTTCAGAGAGGGTTTGAATTATCTGAAAGAATACAAAACGTGTAGAGACTATAATCACCCACCTAATTACTTTTAGTAAATGGTGAAGGCATAGTCCAGACCACAAACCGAAAGGGTAGTGAAAACTATAGTGGTAAGTAAAATCCGCTGGTCTTAGACCGTGGGGGTTCAAGTCCCCCCGCTCCTATTGAACTGATAAACTTATATAAATAACTATACAATATGTTTATCAGTATGAAACATTCATATTCTATAGAAGACTTTAAAAAAGCAGTAGAAGAAAGTTTTTCTATAGCACAAGCACTTACAAAACTTGGATTATCTCCAAGAGGTGGAAACTATAGAGTATTTAAAAAATTTGAAAAACTTTATGGAATAGACACTTCACATTTTACAGGTCAAGGACATCTAAAGGGGAAAACTCACAAGTTTAATACAACTCCATTAAGCGAAATACTTGTTAAGAATTATGAGTACAATTCTAACAAATTGCGAAAAAGATTAATTATAGAGGGATTAAAGAATCATAGATGCGAATGTTGTGAGTTGAGTGAATGGTTAGGAGAACCAATACCTTTAGAATTAGATCATATTGATGGAGACCATTATAACAATATGTTAGAAAATCTAAAAATATTATGTCCCAACTGCCACGCTAAAACACCAACATATCGTGGTAAAAATAAGAAAAATAAAAACTCACAAACAATAAAAAATAAAATTCAAATAATACGAACCAAAAAAATTCATAAATGTTCTTCGTGTGAGGTTGAATTAAAAACAAACTGCAAAACGGGTCTTTGTAATAGTTGTTATTCAAAATCTCAAAGAAAAGTTGAAAGACCTTCTAAAGAACAATTATTACAAGAAGTAAAAGAAAGTTCTTATCTTGCTGTAGGTAAAAAATATGGTGTTAGTGATAATTCTATTCGCAAATGGATCAATAAATAATAAAAAAACCAATGAAATATAAGATCACAACTTCTTATAATTGGTATGAGACAGAAGACGATAAGTTTATTATTCTAACTTATTATATTAATGGTATTGCATTTACTTTTGATGAAATACCAATTATTATGCAAGATGATCCAGAGATCATCCAAAAAGCAAATGAGCATCTAACATATGATCCAGAATTTTTCTATCAAAAATCATTCTACTTAATTGATGAGGAGGCACATCCTTGTTTATTCGAAATGGATCTTGAGAATCCTGAAGTCCTTGACAAAATGCTCTAAATAATCTATAATTCTTTTGTTGCCCTTGTAGCTCAGTGGTAGAGCAACGGTTTTGTAAACCGTCGGCCGTCTGTTCAAATCAGATCGGGGGCTTAAGTTTCTTAAAAACTTTAATATGTCTCTAATTTCACAAAAAGATCGTAATCTCACTATTGAAGCAATTGATTTCTATCTCTTCAGTAAAGGTCAAGATATGACTGAATCAAAACGAGGAGAACTAAATGCACTCCTAAATTGGATCAAATTAGAAAAATATAAAAAATCATAATGATAATTAACCTATGGTTCAATAAAGATATGAATCAGTGGAGATGGACTCTTACAGATCCCGTTACTTTTGATATGGAATCAGGTCAAAGAGAAAATCTTCGTGATGCTATGAATGATGTAGCAAATACTGTTGAGTACCTTATCAGCAAATCATAACATAATTAAGTAAAATGGGCAGCAACTTGTGTCTTGGTGGATATAGTTGTATAAGTCCCACTTTTATGTTATAAATATTAATAGTCAACACCAAGACACAATGAACGAATATTACACTTACGCATATTTGCGTAAAGACGGAACTCCCTATTATATTGGTAAAGGTAGAGGAAGGAGAGTTTATAAAAGTCATATTAGACAAAATAAAACAAACTTAAAACCAAAAGACAATAATAAAATTATCTTCTTAAAGAAAAATATTACAGAAGAAGAGGCAAATAAACACGAAGTTTATATGATTTCTATTTTTGGTAGAAAAGATTTGAGAACTGGTATTCTTCGTAATATGACTAACGGTGGTGATGGAATATCTGGATATTCGCATAATGAAGATACTAAGAAAAAAATTTCAAAACCTGGCAGTAAAAATCCATTTTATGGTAAAAAACATTCACCAGAAACAATAGAAAAAATGAAACTTTCTTCTAAGAATAGAAAAAGAAAACCGCATAGTGAGGAAACTAAAAATAAAATGAGAAAAGCTGCCAAAAAATATTGGAAAGATTGTGGAAGAGATATTACTGGAGAAAATAATCCATTTTATGGAAAATCATATAATCGTGTTAGTAAATAATTACAAATACTTATTATTATGAAAAGTGACTTCTATATAGAAAGAGTGACAAAAAAAGAACTTGAACCACTCCTTTTAACATATCATTATCTTAAGGATGAGAGTAAAACTTTTAAAAGTCACTATAACTATGCACTCTATAGAAAATCTTTCACAGATGTCCTTAGAATTGGCAGCCCTATTGCTGCTTGCGTTTTTACTTCTTTCCCAGTTCCAGAGCTTGCCGTAGGTGCATTTGGACTACAAAGAAATGAACAGGAAGGTCTCTATGAACTCTCAAGACTTTGTGTTCATCCAGATGTCCAAAAAGAAGAATATAATATCACATCCTGGTTCGTAAGTCGTTGTATCAAGAGGTTTCGTAAAGATGCAAATGTTCGTTGTATTCTTAGCTATGCTGATGCTAATCACCATACAGGAGTCATTTATCGTGCAACTAATTTCCGGTATTTTGGGACGACCGATCCTAAGAGTGACTTCTGGATTGAACAACCTGATGGATCCTATATAAAGCACTCAAGAGGTCCTACAAGGAGTCTTAAAGGCGAGTGGAGAGAGAGAACCAGGAAACATAGATATATGCTAATCTTTGATAAAGAATTAGAAAAAAGACTAAAATGGAAAGATCATAAGTGGAAGAGTAATAAATAAAAATGCCTTAACTGACTAGCATCTTTGAGGTTGGAGGAGACTAAAATCTCCTCCTTTTTAGTATAAATAATATTGCTAGTCAGTTTTAAGAGCAGTATGAATTATCTAAAGGTTTATTGTAACCTCATAAGAAAAGCAGAACAAAGAAATTACACTAAAAAGAAAGCAAAGGAGAAAGGAGTGTATGTTGAGGGACATCATACATTTCCTAAAAGCATATATGGAAATAATAAAAGAATTGTCTATTTGGCCGCAAGAGAACATTATATTGCTCACGCATTATTGGAAAAGATTTGTATCAAAAGGTATGGATTAAAGCATTATAAAACTATTAAAATGAATCAGGCATTCTGTAGTATGAGTGCAAAAAATAAAACTCAAGTAAGATATACCTCAGTTTTATATGAAAATTGTAAAAAAAGAATGAGTGAATTAAAAACAGGAATTAAATTTAGTATAGAAAGAAGAGAAAATATATCAAAATCTTTAAAGGGTAAATCAAAACCACCAAAATCAAAAGAACATATTGAAAAATTTTCCAAAAAAATGAAAGGAATTAAAAAAGAAGAGGAGCATAAAAATAAAATAAGTGTGTCGCATAAAAAATTTTGGGAAAATGGTGGAAGAGATATAACGGGAGAAAAAAATCCTTTTTATAATAAAAATCACACTATTGAAACTAAAGAAAAGTTAAGTGATTCAAAATGTAAGTATGTTTATACTTTTATTTCTCCTGATGGTGAAATATTTAAAACTATTAATGCTTTAAAATTTTGCAAAGAAAATAATTTATTTTCTAAGTTTGTATATGAAGTCGTAAATGGAAAGCAAGATAATTATAAAGGATGGAAAGCAACAAGAAGACCAAGAAATAAGGACGATAAATAAATGATAAGGAACTTATAGTAGTAATAAAAATGGGTCTTTCAAGATTAAATAATTTTTTGAAATCTGTTCGTGGAAATATCATATATGTAGATCCCAATAGTCTTGATGCAACTGACTCTATTGAAAATCAAGGGAGTTCATTAACTCGTCCATTTAAAACTATTCAACGTTCTTTGATAGAATCTGCGAGATTTTCGTATCAGCAAGGACTGAATAACGATAGATTCGCAAAAACGACAATTCTTCTATATCCTGGCGATCATATCGTAGATAATCGTCCAGGATGGATTCCTGATGGTTCTAATAACTATAGACTTCGTAATGGATCTACAAGTAATGACTTTCCACCATTTGACCTCACCACTAGTTTTAATTTAGTAGACCCAAATAATCAACTTTACAAACTGAATAGTATTAATGGTGGGGTCATTATTCCAAGAGGAACTTCTATTGTTGGTCTTGATTTAAGAAAGACGAAAATAAGACCTCTGTATGTTCCAAACCCAACCAATAACAATATTGAACGTTCTGCAATATTCCGGGTCACTGGTGCTTGCTATCTCTGGCAGTTCTCAATGTTTGATGCAGATCCTAATGGAACCTGTTATATTGATTACACTAGCAACACATTTGTTCCTAACTTCTCACATCATAAGTTAGCGTGTTTTGAGTATGCTGATGGTGTAAACGATGTAAATATTTCTGATCCTTTCCAAACATACTCCACAGATCGCACAGATCTTGAGATGTATTATGAGAAAGTTGGACTTGCATATGGACAATCATCAGGTCGTGAAATTTCACCTGATTATCCAAGTTCTGGTATTGATATTCAACCAAAGATTGATGAGTTCCGTATTGTAGGATCCATAGGAGAATCTGCAGGAATCTCAAGTATTCGTGCTGGAAATGGTGTAGTACCTTCTAAAATCATCACAGTTACAACGACCACTGCAGTTCCTGGTTTAGATGTTGATACTCCATTTAGAATCGGAGGAATTACTGCACCTGGATATAATGGACAATTTGTTGTTGCTGAAAAGTTGAGTGATACAGAACTTACCTATCAAGTACAAAATGCACCATCACTTGCTCTTCCTTCAGTTACTGGATCTTCTTTAACACTTCAGTCAGATACTGTAACTTCTGCATCACCATATATCTTTAACATAACTCTGCGTTCTGTCTTTGGTATGTGTGGATTGCTCGCGGATGGTAATAAAGCAACTGGATTTAAATCGATGGTGGTTGCTCAATTCACTGGTATTGGACTGCAAAAAGATGATAATGCTTTTGTACTTTATGATAATGATTCTGGTGTTTATCAAGATAGCACTGTTTCTGGAAATGAGACTATCAGTACAAACTCCAGGTCAATCTTTAAACCAGAATATCGTAACTTCCATATTAAAGCAACTAATGATGCATTCATTCAAAACGTATCAGTATTTGCGATTGGTTATGCAGAGCATTTTGTGGTTGAGAGTGGTGGAGATATGTCTATCACCAACTCCAACTCAAACTTTGGTGCAAAGGCACTAGTTGCATCGGGATTTAGAAGAACTGCATTTCCACAAGATGACCAAGGATATATTACACACATCATTCCACCAAAAGAATTCTCAAAAACCGAAACCTCTATTGAGTTTAATGCGATTGATGTAAATGCAACTGTTGGTGTTGCATCCACAGGACATCTATATCTTTATGCACAAACTAATCCAGATGTTCCACCAGAAAATGTTTTCGAAGGATATCGTATTGGTGCAAGAGAAAATGATACTCTCAAAGTACTTATTTCATCTGGAGGAACTCCCGTTGAATATAGTGCAAGAATCGTAATGCCTGATTCTCAAACTTCTAGTGAGAAAGAGTTTTTTGTAGGAAGAAGTGTAGGAGTCAATAGCATTACAAGCAATACACTCACTCTTACAACTGCACATACTTTTGCAAATGGTGAAAGTATTCGTGTGATTGGTGATACAGGTCAACTTCCTGATGGAATGACTCCTAATACAGTTTATTATGCGATTACGTCAGGAATTGGAACAAATCAAATCAAGATTGCCAAAACCCAGAATGATGCAATCGGTGCAACACCACTCATTATTAATGCAAAGGGTGGAACTCTAACTGTTGCAAGTCGTGTTAGTGATAAGAATCCTGGAGACATTGGACATCCAATTCAGTTTGATGATACTCAAGGTCAATGGTACATTAAAGTTGCAACATCTAATAACACCATTTACTCAACGATTGTAAGTCTTGGATCTTCTGTTCTTGGTGATGCAACTCCAAGAACATTCTTTAATCGTCTCACTGATGATCGTAATGCAGTAGATACAATCTATCGTGTTCGTTATGTTCTCCCATCAGACTCTGGTGCAACCGCAAGACCGCCAAGTGATGGATTTATTATTCAGGAAAGTAACACAACAATTGGTGCAACAAATAGTGAAATCCAAACTTACTTTGGTTCTGGATCTATTACTAATGTGAATGAGCAGAGAAACTTTAAGTTCATTGCAAATGCTATCTGGAGTTCTAACACAGCAACTATTACAACTGAACTATCACATAATCTTACAATTGGTTCTCAAGTTGAGATACTGAATATTATAAGTACTAATAATACTTTAGGTACTGCAAATCTTGGATTTAATGGAACCTTTACTGTGACTGCAGTTGCTAATACTAAGCAATTTAGTTTCTCATTAACCACAAATCCAGGCACATTTACAAGTGATACAACAAATAGATCTACATCACTACCACATTTTAGAAGAAAGAAATTTAATAATACTTATTTCATCTACAGAAGTGAAGAAGCACAGAAATATATTGCAGGAGAACAAGATGGTGTTTATTACTTAACTCTTGTTAATGCATCAAATGCTCCAAGTGTTGCTCCATTTACTAATGAAAAGTTCTCACAACCAGTTAAAGAACTTTTTCCACAAATCAATCGTGATAATCCAGAAGCAGACCCTGAAGAAACCAAGTGTTTTGCATCTTCTTCACTGATTGGTGAAGTTGTAGTGAATGATGTTCGTAATAGTTTAACAAAAGAAACTATCAATAAGGTATTTAATGATAGTGATATTGGTATTGGACTGACTGATATTCGTTCAGTATCATCCACTTCACATAATGTCTTTACTTCATTAGATCACGGACTCAATCGTATTACAAGAGTTTCTATTTCAAATGCTGGTACAGGTTATGGTTCTGGTACTCCTGGTGACTATTATAATGCAAGTCTTGTAGGTATTGGAACTTCTACTGTAGGTCAACAAGCAACTGCAAAAGTCACTGTTGATGGTTCAGGAAGCATCACTAATGTGAAGATTATGGATGGTGGTAGTGCATATGGAATCGGTAATACACTGACTGTAACTGGTATTGGTTCTTATGGTGGATTTAGTGGTGCAGTTCTTACAGTCACTCAAATTTATAATAATGTTGGTGATGTTGTTAGTATTTCTGGCGTAACTTCTACTTCTTATCAGGATTATAACAACCTTTACCGTATTACGAATGTAGGTTCTGCAACAAGTTTTACTGCAGTATCTGCCTCTGCAGTATCGGGTATTTCCACTACAGTTGGTCCAGTATTTACTTCTAATGCAATCACATATCTAACTGGTGAAGCAATTCGTATTAGTTCACTTACTTATAATAATGTAATTGGTATTGCAACGATTACCACAATCAATGCTCACGGACTGAAAGTAGATAATAAGATTAGCATTACTGGTGCAAATGAAGCACTTTATACTGGTCAGTTTGTTGTTACTGAGAACTTAAGTCTTAACTCCTTTATTGTGAATATTGGCGTTTCTACAAGTGCTCCAGCAGCAACAGGAACTCTTCTTGCATATCGTGAAGGTTTTACCTCAAATGAAGGTGTGATTACAAGAGAGAATGAGAACCTGAATGGTAGAATGGTTCCAACTTATGCTGGTATTACTACTACACTTTCTGCACTGATACCTGATGCACTAATTGATGAAGTTAATCTTCTTAATGTATCAAATCTTGATATCAATATTGGTGATTATCTGGTGATTGATGATGAGATTGTAAGAGTCAAGTCTAATGTTCCAAGTACTCCTACAAACCCAATCAAGGTGTTCCGTGGTGTATTAGGAACTCGTGCAGTCAATCACGCGATTGGTAGTGTTGTAAGAAGAATCCGTGTTGAGCCAATTGAATTAAGAAGACACTCTATTATGAGAGCGTCGGGACATACCTTTGAGTATGTTGGTTATGGTCCAGGTAACTACTCAACTGCATTCCCAGACAAACAAGACCGTCAAATCTCATTACAAGAAGAACTATTAGCACAATCAACTAAAAAAGATGGTGGTGTTAACTTCTACACTGGTATGAATGATAAGGGTATTTCATACTCTGGTAATAAAAGATTAAGTTCTATTACCGGTCAAGAAGACATCTTTGATACCCCTATACAAACAGTGACTGGTGAAGACATTGGAGGTCTTCCTGGACTGAATGTGATTAGTCCAGTTGAGGGTAACTTTAGTCGCTCAATTCGTGTAGAGGGTGGTCCTGATAGTAAGGCAATCTCAGAGTTTAATGGACCTGTAGTTTTAAGAGGTAAAGTAACCTCAACTTCTACTGATGGTCTTGAGGCAAACTCACTCTTTTTACAGGGTGATGAAATAGTCTCAAGAAAGTATACTGTAGGAATCACTGAACCAACACTTTCAGGAAACCCAGGAGACATTGTATACCTTAACAACCCAGAGAAGGGTGGTTATGTTGGTTGGATTTATACTTTAGATAATGAATGGTATCGTTTTGGTAATGTAAGTATTTCTAAAACTGCTAATATTGGCATCTTTGATGCTATTGGTATTGCAACTAATAATCCAGGAACATCAAAACTTCTGGTTGGTTCTGGAACAACTCAAGTTTCTATAGATGGAAATGGTGGAGTTGGTATTGGAACCACTGCAAATCAATATAAACTTCACGTTATTGGAGGTACAAATATTGTTGGTACATTAACAGCAACATATTTTGTTGGTGATGGATCCAGACTATTTGGAGTAACTGTCCCAGCAGCAGGATGGACTCAAATATCTGGAGGCATTTATAATACTGCACTTAATAATGTTGGTATTGGTACTTCTGTTCCACGATTTAAACTTGAGGTTGGTGCAGTTGGCGCTGGTGGAACTTCACTTTGGGTCAATAATACTGCAAGATTTAATAATACCTTAAGTGCAAATAATGTAATCATCACTGGTATTATTACTGCAAGTTCCTTTAACTTCTCTGGTGGAACTGGTACGATTAATCTTGGTATCGTTACCACTGCAACACTTGTAGTTGGTAGTGGTGGAACTGCAATCACAACTGTTGGTCCTAATGTTGGTATTGGAACCACAGTACCAAGAACAAAACTTGATGTTGAGGGTACTTTAAGAATTAAGACTTCAAGAGAAGCAGTAAAAACACTTTCTATTGCATCAAATGTTGTTACTGTTGATCTCTCAAGAGCACAGAACTTCTTATTATCTGCAACTGATAAGGTAAACTCCTTTACAATCACAAATCCTCCAGGTGAAGTAAGTTCCTTTACAATTAAAATTACACAAACTGCTGCATTTGGAGTTGGTATTAATACCTTTACAACTGGTGATGGACCACCAATTACTGTTAATTGGCCTGGTGGTGGAGTTATTCCAATTGTAACACCAACTGCAGGTAGAAGTGATATCTATTCCTATAAGACCTTTGATGGTGGTTCTAGTTGGTATGGTGTTGTTGTAGGACAAAACTTTCTAAACTAAAATGATTGGAAAACAAACGACTCTGGATCTTAATGGTCCCATTCTATCTTTTACAACACAACCACAATCAGTAAGTGTATGTGATGGTGGGTCTGCAACATTTATAGGAATCGCAACTGCATTCTTTCCTACACAAGACCCACCAAATCCAGCATCAAATACTGGAATTTTATCCTATAGATGGTATGCTAAAGGATTTGGACCACTTACTGATGGAACTTTTCGGGGGGCAACAATCACAGGGTCTGGAACAACTACATTAACGATTACAAACGCAAAAAGTCCTACTGAAAATGGACTAGGATTTTATGTTGATGTTGATTATGTACCTTCTGCTTACTCACAACCAGTAGGATCTGCAGTGACTGTAGGTACTGGAAGATCCACAGGAAATGCAGTTAATGAGGTTCTAAACTCCAATTCAGCAACTCTTACAGTTTTTCCATTCATAAGCATAGTTACACAACCAACAGATCAAACTGCAGCACCAACAAGATCTACAATTTTTACTACTTTAGGAGCATTAACTGATACAACACAAGGTAATATTTCTTATCGATGGCAGTTGAATGGTAATGACTTAAGTGATAGTACCACGGTTATTGGTTCTGGTACTACTTCACTTTCAGTATCATTACCTAATATTATTACTAGTGTAGTTCCTATTATTTCTGGTTCAACAAGATTCTATTTAATTAATTTCAGTGTTCCAGTTGACACAGCTAGCATTCCAACATTTGAACGCATTGGAGCTGGTGGCAACTCTCAACCTACATTAATGATTACAGAATTTGTGAGAATTAGTTCTCAACAATATAGATTAAGATTTGCTATTGAAGGACTATTTGCTGGAGACTATTATAACTTCTGTAGAAATTTCACTATTCAGGCAACTCCCAGTTCTTCTCAACCAATACTTCAAAATAATACGGTTACACATATAACTGTTAGTGGTACTACAACAATCTCTATAGATTGGTCTCCAGGAACCACAACAAATACAGTAAGAGCAAGATTAACTCATCCTATTGCTTGCAACTCACCCATTTTTACAAATACTGTTAATTTTAGTACTGTATTGGCAAGACAAATTATAAACTTTGAGTCTATAAATGACAGTGGAGGTTTTATTGATTCTGGATCAATAAATCTTTTTAATAATCCTACAACTTTTACTGCAGATCTTAACAATTTAGATCGTTCTTTGGTCATATATCCATCAGAAAAAGATATAAGAGTTAGAATTACTTTAGCAGCATCTGCAGGAGCATCAAGAGGACCAAGGGGAGGTCAAGGTGGTCTATCAGTCTTTGAATATGTGATTAGACAAAATACAGAATATGTATTTAAATTGGGTGCTGCAACTGCTTCAACAGGAGGTTCTAATGGTGGTGGAGGTGCTGCATATCTTTATGAAAAAGCAAGATTAATTGCCGTATGTGGTGGTGGTGGAGGTTCTGGAACTGCCCATAGTGGTGGTGATGGTGGTGGTATTGGTGTAGGTGGTGAGTTTGGTCAGGGAAGACGTAGTGGTGCTGGAGGTAGAAGAGTTGATAATGGAGCACTGCCTACTGGAAGTGGATCACTTGCTTCTGGGTCTTCTGGTGGTCAGGTTTCTGGTTGTACAATTGGGAAATATTATAGAGATATTGGGTTCTCTCCCTGTCAAGATGTTGGACAGCAGCAATGGAGAGCAGCAAAAACCGGATCTATAACATCACAAACAGCAGTAATACAAAGAGGATATAAGCAAGGTCTTGGTTATCGCAATAATGGTGGTGATGGTAGTGGAAAACAAGGTGGTGGTGGTTCTGGTGCTTATGGAGGAAATGCGGCGGTTGAATATGGGTCTGGTGGTGGAGGAGGTAGTGGATATACTGATGGGAGTGTTAATGTGATCAATACTCAACTTGGTGGTAATAGTAGTACTAATGCTTTTGCAAAAATTGAAGCAATTGTATAAATAATAAAAACAATAATGGAGGGATAGTGAACTCCAGGAGCACAAATGTCCATCTCAAAAAACTTCGTAGTACGTCACGGTTTTGAGGCATCTACAAACCTCATTCTTGCTGATGCAGATACAAGAAAGGTTGGTATAGGAACAACAGCACCAAAATACACTCTTGACGTTAATGGTGGCATTGGAGCAACTAATTTTTATCTTACGGGTATTGGTACTTTTGCAGATGAACTCAATGTAGGACTTGGAGGAACAGTTCTTACAGTTCTTGGAGTTGGTGGTTCGGTTGGTGTTGGCACTGCAAATCCTGCATACTTATTAGATGTTCGTACTGTATCTGCAGGACAAACTGCATTATATGTAAAAGGTGATGTATTTATTGATGGAAATATTAATAGTGTTGGAATTAGTACCTTTAATACTTTAGGTATTGATGGAACTCTTCGTGATAATAATAATGCTTCTGGTTCATCAGGACAATATTTAAAATCCACTGGAACTGGTGTTGAATGGGAAAGTTTTGGTGTATACAGAAATCAACAGACATTTATATCAACTGAAGGTCAAACTGATTATTATTTCATATACCAACAAGATCAACTTGATGTTTATTTAAATGGTGTTAAGTTAATTCCAACAACAGAATATGTTGGAATAGGCACAACTGTAAGATTATTAACTTCAGCATTTTCTGGTGATGTAGTGGAAATGATTTCACTTGTTGATACAAATGATCTTATTCTAATCGGTGGTGCTACAATTGAAGTTCGTGATGATGGAATAAATGTTGGTCTAGGAACAATTCTAGATTTTGGAAATGGGTTTGTAATTAATGGACCTGGTGCAGGAACAGTTGGAATTGTTACTGTTGATATTACTTTAAGTGGAACATATGATATTAATATAAGTGGATTTTCATCTACATCTGGCGTTTCAACAAGTGTAATAATTACATCAAATTCTACATCTAATGTATTATTTCCAACATTCGCTACTGGAATTGGAAGTACCTCTATAAATGTAAATACTTCTAAATTATCCTTTATTCCATCTACAGCAAAACTTGGAATTGGTACTAATTTACCACAAAGAAATCTTGATGTAGTTGGTGATATTGCATTTAGTAACCAATTATATGCAACTACTCCACAAACATTTTCTTCTTCTGGAATTGGTACTTTAAGTGGTTCAAATAGAAGTGTAATTGGAGTAAATACATCAAATTTATTAATTGGTTATCTTGTTGAAGAAACTGCAGGAGAAAATGATATAGTACCAGGAACTACAATTACTTCAATTGGAGTTAATTCAATTGGGATTAGTACTTTTCATCGGGTATTAGTTGGAAGTGCAACTACTAATCTATCTTTTTTCATCCCAACACAATTATCTCCTGGATTTAACAATCAGGTCCTTGTTTCTAGAGGATCTACTTTACCATCAGTCTGGGCAAGTGCTTCCGATTTTGTAGACATTACAGTTACTGAAACGAATGATAATGACGTATTTTATGGAGTATTTTCTCCAGTTACATCAGGAATTACAACTTTATCTGTAAATTCAAGTGGATTTACTTTTAATCCATCAACAAATTCTTTAGGTATTGGAACAGATTTACCCTCAACAGAATTGGAAGTTGTTGGTGATGTAACTGCACTTAATTATTATGGTGATGGTGCAAATCTTTCTGGAATTGTAACTCAAATTACTGCTGGAATTGGTATTGATTTAACTCCAACAATTGGAAAGGGGGCAGTAGAAGTTAAGTCATATCGTCCAGTTGGAAAGACAATATATGTCTCACAAACTGGTAATGATGATAATAGTGGTCTTGCAGAAAATTATACAAAGAGAACTATCAAAGCTGCTGCAATGATAGCATTTCCTGGAGATACGGTTAAAGTATTTCCGGGTGCATATGTGGAAGAAAACCCAATAGTTCTTGCAACACGGGTTGCTGTAGAAGGAACAGAACTTCGTAACTGTATAATTACTCCCAAATATCCAAGTCGTGATTTATTTTATGTTAATAATGGTTGTCACATAACTGACTTAAGTTTTATTGGTCCAGATATGACAAATGGATCAGCAGTTGTTACCTTACAACCATTGCTTGGTGTATCTACTGATAGATTTTTTGACGGAGCAAGAATGCTTCGATTAAATCTTGATTATATTGCAAGTGAGGCAGTAGGATACTTAACAAGTACCGAATATAGAAACCCACCACTTACTCTTGGTATTAGTTCTATATCAGGTCGTAAGAATGATATTAAGGATATGTTTAAGTCAGTTTGTTTTGATATTACCAGAGGTGGAAATACTAAATGTGTTGGAGCAGGAAAATCATATTATACAAGTGAAGGTGTATTACAAAATATTGTTGGTATAAAAACAGAAACAATTGATGCATTAAAGTATTCTGCTGGTATTGCAAGAGCAATTATTAATAATGTAACGTGGGGTTCTAATCCTGTAGGTATTCAAACTGCAGTTACCAATGCAGTTTACAATAATACAACTGGAGTTACCGCAATTACTGCAATCAATCACGGATTATCAATTAATGATGCAGTTAAAGTTGTTGGATTAGGATTTACTTGTCCTTCTGGACCAGGAATAGTTACATATCCAAGTGGAAATTTGGGTTACATTTTTAATGTTAAGAGCATAGTTGGAGTGAATACCTTTGAGGTTGTTGTTGGTCAGTCAACTCTTCCTCATACTTATGTTTCTGGCGGAACAGTACAAAAATATGCAAATTTCCAAAATGAGTTTACTCAAGTAAAAGATTTGTCAATGCAAGATGATCCAGATACTGGATTTAATAATGCAATTAATGGATGTTCAAATGTAGTATCTGCAATTTATTCTTGCGTTGGAATTATTACAACTATAATTAATAATGGATTATCTGCTCTTGGTCCTGCTGGAATTAAGACCACCTATCCAGGAAATCTTGGAATTGGTTTTACATCAATTATAGGTGTATCAACTGCATCATATGATAATGAAACTGGAAGTACAACATTAACTGTTCCGGGTCTTTCTGTAAGACCAGGTGATGTAATTGAAGTTCGTGATTTAAATTTTTCTTGCGATTCTGGTGGTGGGATCTCAACTCAAACATTCCCTTCTGGGGCATATGGATATGAGTTTTATGTTAATAAATTAAATAATGATGGATCATTTATAATTAACACAGGAATATCCACTATTCCCCATACCTATGTAAATGGTGGTTTTGTTGTAAATCGTTCTATTGGAATTACTGCAGCAAAATATGATAATACTTCGGGTATTACTACAATTACTGCTACTGGAGCATATGTTAAAGTTGGAGATGTGGTTACTCTAATTGGATTAGGATTTACTTGTCCTTCTGGACCAGGAATAGTTACCTATCCAAGTGGAAATTTGGGTTACAATTTTCCTGTTATTGAAGTAATTGGAATTGCAGGAACAACATTTGTCGTAAATGTTGGCACCTCTACTCTTCCTCATACTTATGTTTCTGGTGGAATAGTTAAACCAGCATATTCCAGAGGTGTTGGAAATATTACTCAAGGTCCTTATGTGAGGAACTGTACCAACTTTATTCCAAGTTCAATTGGAATGAAAGTGGATGGATTTGATGCAGAACCTGGCGATCAAGATGATATTGGTGTAACTGGTACGATGAGTGTGGATAGTTATACCCAATACAATCAAGGTGGCATTGGAGTTTCTATTACAAATGGTGCATACTCACAGTTAGTTTCCATCTTTACAATATGCGATGATATTGCAATCTTTACTGGTTCTGGTGGACAATGTGATATCACTAACTCCAACTCATCATTTGGTCGTTTGGGACTTGTTGCAGATGGAGTTGGTGATGCAGAGAGTAAGTCAATTTATCGTTCAACTGGTGTTATTAATACAGAGGCTCTTGAAAAAACAAACGCAGTTGTTGTTTCTGGAGTAGGTACTTATAGACCTTATGACGGACAAGTTTGTTACTTTGGAGAGTTATTATCCTTTGTAGATGTTATTGAAGTTACTGATGGTGGGTCTGGTTACACTTCTGCTCCAAGAGTTACTATAAGTTCTCCAGAGGGAGTAAATGGCATTACTGCTCAAGCATCTTCAGTTGTTGTGGGTGGGCAAGTAACAGCAATAAACATTTTAAATTCAGGAACACAATATAGAAATCCACCTACAATCACTATTGCATCGCCAAATGTAGGTGTTAATACAGCAACAGCATCTGTATCTAGGATGCAACCAATTTATTATAAAGTTGATAGTGCTACCTTACCTTCTGCTGGAATTTCCACAATTTCTTTATTACAAAACCTGAATAATACAGTAAGTGTTGGAACTACTGTGTACTTCTCTAGAGTAAGTTTACAGATTACTTCATCTCACTCATTTGAATGGGTGGGTTCTGGAAATGATATAAATAGAGCAAAGCCAGCTCTTGGGGGTGTAGTTATTCCTGAAAATGAAGTAATTCAGGAAAATGGTGGTATAGTTGTCTACACTTCAACTGACCAAGCAGGAAACTTTAAAATTGGTGATGGTGTTATTATTAATCAAGCAACGGGTCAAATTTCAGGAAGAGACTTTACAAAAGCACTCTTTACAACTATGACCCCATTCATTCTCGCTCTAGCCGAATAAGGAGGTTTAAATTAAATGGCAGTCGCAGCAGCAGCAGTCAACAGTTTTAGAACTGTAACAAAAGTAGTTGGAATTTCCACGGAGGAGATTTATAGGGCACCGGTTGGATTTGTTGGAGTGTTCTTGTTAGCACAGTGCTCTAACATAAGTGCAGGCACTCAATCAATAAGTTTTTATCATAACAGGAATGTTTCTGGATTTGGTACAGTCACAACCGAAATAGTTAGAAATTTTGCTATTCCTGGAAATGATACAGTAAATCTTCTTCCTGGAAAACTTGTTCTTGAGACCGATGATTTTATCACAATTAATGGAAGTTCTGCAACTAATCTTAAATTTTTAACCTCTATTCTAGAGACTTCAAATCAGTAATACATATAATATAAGTTTAAACAAAGATGGTTAATCCAAATCCAAACTTTTTAAGTAATAGAGTAAAAAGAAGAGATCAAAGTGGTATCACATCAGATCGTTATGAATTTTTGGGTCTAGATCAGGCAGAACCTGATTTAGGAGACCCACTAATTGGCGTATCTTCTGTTGGAGTAAATCCTTATACTGGAGACATTGCTGATTTATATGTAGTTGCATCTGCAGGATCCGGTGAAAGATACTGGACGAAACAGACCAGTTTGATTGCTGGTGGGGTTGTAACTCCTGGTAGCGTTACTATAAGAAACGCAGGAGTAATCGTTGGTGGTGTAAATCAGATTACTGATTTAAACTTTGTTGGAAGTGGAGTAACCGTAAATAATCCAGCATCTTGGGTAGGTGCTGGTTCTAGTTCTGTAGACGTTCAAATTACAGTTACTGATGTTTCTGTAACTGGAGATATTGGAGCAGTTCCTTATAAGAATAGTAGTGGATTTTTACAAGGATCGCAAGATTTTGTATACAGTGCTTCCAATGATTTTGTTGGAATTGGTAGTACTCTTCCTACATCTAAACTGGATGTATTAGGAAATGTAAAGATTAGTGGTATTGCAACAATTGGAATATTAACTGCAACCACAGGAACATTTACTGAAAGTCTGAAAGTAGGTAATTTTGAGATTTCAGACACTACAACATTCTTTAAAGTAGTTTCAGGTTCTGTTGGTATTGGAACCACAAATCCAACATCAACTTTGGATGTAGTCGGTGATAGTAAAGTAAGTGGAGTATCTACTGTTGGTGTTATTAGTGCAACCACAGGATTTATTGGAGTACTGGGTGCAAATAGAATTAACAGTGGTTTTACAACAACTACAAATCTTTTTGTAGGTACTGCTGCAACTATTGGTTTTATAACGGCAACTACTGGTTTTATTGGAGTACTGACTGCAAATACAATTAACAGTGGTTTTACGACTACTACAAATCTTTTTGTAGGTACATCAGCAACAATCACATCAAATCTTCAGGTAGATGTAAATACCTTATTTGTTAACTCCAATACTCGCAGAGTAGGCATTGGAACCACAAATCCATTACAAAAACTGCAAGTTGGTATTGGAACATTTGCAACAGTGGTTACTGATACTGCAAGAGTTGGTATTGGAACCACAAATCCACAATACTCATTAGATACTCGTGGAGATATTGCACTTTCTGGTAAGTTATATGTAAATAATGATAGTGGAACATCAGGTCAGGTATTACTTTCTGGTGGAGTAGGTTCTCCTGTTTGGGGTGCTCCTGGTGCAGTTACAGTTGGTTCTGCAAACTCTGTTGGAGTTGCGATTACACAAGCATCCAGTCTTTTTTATCCAACATTTACAGAACAGACTGAAAATAATGCAATACTAAAAGTAGATAATAGTGGATTGGTTTATAATCCAGGAGAAAATCGTCTTGGTATTGGAACTACAAATCCAACAGCAACTTTGGATGTGGTTGGTAATGCACTGATTACTGGAGTTGCAACTGTTAGCGGCAATTTAACGGTCAATGGTAATACTTTATCTGTAAATGCTGCTACAAATCGTATTGGTATTGGAACCACAAATCCATTACAAACTTTAGATGTTCGGGGAACTGTTAATGTATTGGAAAGTGTTTCTGTAGGAACAACAGTAATTATTGGAACAAGTCCTGTTGTAAACCTTACTTCTGGAATTGTTACAACTACAGCAACTACCGCAAATCAAGTACTGAATAGTTTTAATACTACTGCTTTTAGAAGTGCAAAGTATAATGTTCAGGTAACTTGCACGGGACAACTTGTTGGTGGTGCATCATCCTCAAGTTCACTGTCAGTTGGAAGTCTTCAGGGTGGAACAAGATATGCATCTGGAAGTTATACTAATGTTCTGTTAAGTACAAGTTCTGGAACTGGTCTTGATGCAAGAGCAAATATAAATATTGCTCCAGAATTAAGAGTTGATATTGACTCCATTTCAAATGGGTCCTTTAATACTTCATCAAATGTCTCTGGAATATCAACCAATACTCCTGTTTTATTTAATCGTGCAATTCCAGCAACTCCAGCACAAAACTCAAAAGTTACTGCATTAACTATTACAAATCAAGGTTCTGGTTATACTGCAATTCCAACCATTACTATTGCAAATCCTACTAATAGTCCTGCGATTTCTGGTGTATCTGGTATTGGAAGCACTGCAACTGCAATAGTCAGTACTGTAATAGTAACCGACGTTACTATTAATACTCCAGGAATTCACACAACAGTTCCAACAGTAGCATTTAATAGTCCAGTTGGTGTTGGTAGTAGCGCATCAGGTATTGTTGGATTTGGAGTTTCTACAATTACGATTACAAGTAGTGGTTCAGCATATAATCCAATTCCTACTATTTCTGTAAGTGGATTTGCATTAGTAGGAGCATCCTTATCAGTATCAAATGTATTTGTAACTAATATAGAATTTCCAATTACTGGAACTGGATATACTTCTGGCAATTTCCCAATTCTTACATTCTCTGCACCTCAAGTTGGTATTAATACTGCTACTGCGATAGTAAACAGTCTAGGTATATCATCACAATTTAATATTACAACAGGAATTGGATATACAAGACCTCCTTTACTTACAGTTAGTACTCCCAATGTTGGAATTAATACTGCAACAATTCTTTCTACACTAGGGGTTAGTACAGTTACTGTAGTAAATGCTGGTACTGGATATACTTCTTCACCAACATTAGCACTCACACCTACAGTTACTGGATTTGCAGCAACTGTAGGACTTGGAGTAACCTCTACTGATATTATTATCAATTTTGGAAGTGGATTTGGTGGTTCACCCAATGTTATCTTTAGTATGCCGAGTATTGGTATTAACAGTGCAACAGGAGCATTCGGTGGAATTGGTGCCGGTGGAGCTCTTGAAGATTTTACAATTACAAATAGTGGTTCTGGGTACATTAATATTCCTACTGTTACAATTACTGGTGGTGGTGGAACAGGTGCTGGTGTTACCATCACTAAAATGGGAGTTACTGATGTAACAGTTAATAATGCTGGATTTGGTGCATCACTGGTCCCAACTCCTCAAATTCTTGCAACTGTGGGAAGTGGTGCTAGTGTTACGGTAGCAATGGGTATTGGTAGCGTAAATGTAGTTGGATTTGGTTCTGGATACAATATTGCACCAGGAATTGCAGTGACTGCAGTTAATGGACTTACTGGTTCTGGTGGTGCTGTTATTGCTGGTCTTGGAGTTACATTTACTAATGTTACAATTACAAATCCAGGGTTTGGTTATTCCTCAATACCTACAGTCACTGTCTCAAGTCCTGTTGGAGTTGCAAGCACTGCAATTGGTAGTGTTGGAGTTGGAATTACTCAAATAAGAATTTCAAATCCAGGAATTGGTTATAGTATAAGTATCCCAGCAATTTCTTTTAATAGTCCATCTTTAGCACCAGGGTCAGGTGTTGGTGCAGCAGTCTCTACTATTTTAGTCACAAATGTATATGTTACTAATCCTGGAAGTGGTTATACTGCAACTGATTTAGCAGCAAGTCCAATTGCAACATTTAATCCAGTTGGTACTTCTGCAACTGTTGGATTTGGAGTGAGTACAATTTCTCTTGTAAACCTAGGTATTGGATATACAACTGCTGCATCTGCTGTAGTTACATTTAGTACACCAAATATTGGTATTGGAACAACTGCAAGAGCAACTGCATCATTAGGTTACCCAGGTATTCTTCCTGGTCCTGGTGTGACTACAACTGGAAGTACTCAAATTTATTATGCAATACCAAGAACTTCTAATAGTCTTGGAATTTCTACTGGTGTTGGAATTGGAACATTGACTGGAACTGATGTTGGTGATGATTTATTTGCATCCAATGCACCAGTTGCAAGTATTGGAGGATCAATAACTAATGTATCAATTGTATCTCCGGGTTCTGGTTATACTGCAACAAGTAGATTAACCGCAACTAATTTTGATGGTGCAAATGTGGGTACTGGATTTACCTTTATATCATCTGTGGTAGTTAATAACTATCAATTCAGTGACGTAATGATTTTACAATCTGTTGGAAGTGCTGTTACGTCTTGTGATTATATTGAGTTTGCAACCATTGCAAATAATGAAATTCTTGGTAGTTTTAATGCTGATATTTCAGGTTCTAATGCAAGATTAGTATTTACTCCAACTTATAGAAATAACACGATTAAGATTGCTACCAACTCAATTACCAATTGATAAATACTATAGTAAGAAGTAACATCTAACAAATGAAAAATGGCTAATAATAGAGAACTTTCACAATTTGCTTCATTTGTTAGAGTTAATGACGCCAATAAAAATGTTGGTATTGCAACCACAGCACTACCAAATATTGGTATTGGTACTGCAAATCCAAGTACAAAGTTTGAGGTAGTTGGAAATACAAAACTACAAACATTAATTGTAACTGGTGTATCTACATTTACTGGGGTCACAACTACTGTAAGTGATTTATATGTTGGTGGAGACTTATATGTTGCTGATGATTTAGTATTTGATGAGTTTACAGCAAGAAACGGAAATATAACTGGTATTGCAACTGTTAGAATTTTAAATGTAGGAACTGGTGGAACGATTGTTTCTACTACAAATACTGGTCTTGTTGGTATTGGAACCACAAATCCTTTAGTAACTCTTGATGTTCGTGGAAATGTATTAGTTTCTGGAGTTACTACTTCTTCTGGTGGTTTTGTTGGTAATCTAACAGGAAATATAAACTCTTTAGGTGTTAGTACTGTAACAACAATCAGTGGAACTACATTAACTTATACAAATGGTTCTGTAACTAATATCTCTGGAACTAATCTAAACTATACTGGTATTTCTACAATCACTAATGTAAGAAGTACTACAATCAATAATACTGGAGTTACAACAACTGGTTCATTAGTAGTTTCTGGAGTTACAACAACAAATTCACTAGTAGTATCTGGTCTTACAAGTACTGGTTCATTAAGAGTATCTGGAGTTTCTACTTTCTTACAAGGTATTGATGTTGTAACTACTGCTGTTGTTGATGCACTTACAGTCTTTCCTGGTCCATCAAACATAAGTGGACCAACTACTTTATTTGGTAGTATTACTGTTGCTGGTATTAGTACACTTGCAAGTTCTGGTGGTATTACAACTACTGGTGGAGATTTATATGTTGGTGGAGACTTATATGTTGCTGATGATTTAGTATTTGATGAGTTTACAGCAAGAAATGGAAGGATTACTGGTATTGGTACGATTACAACTCTTAACAGTACCACAGGAACTATTACCAATCTAACTGGTACTGCAGGGACTATTACAACCTTTAACAGTACTAATGGAACTATTACCAATTTAACTGGTACTGCAGGGACTATTACAACCTTTAACAGTACTAATGGAACTATTACTAACCTATCAGGAACCAATGTTTCTTATAGTGGTATTGGTACAGTTGGTTCTTTAAATATTGCATCTACTCAAGTCATTAGTTCAGGAAGACAGTTACAAAATATTGCTTCTCTTGATAGTGTTACGACTGCAACAATTGAGAGTGCAATCTCAAATGCACCCAATACATTTACTGACTTACAAATTACAGGAATTTCTACCTTTGTAAATGGACCCGTCTTTATTGGTGCTGCAACATCAACAGGAACATCATTACAAAGACTTCAGGTCACTGGTGGTGCTTATGTCTCTGGTAATCTTGGTATTGGAACCACAAATCCAACAAGTAAACTTCACGTCATTGGAGATGTATTAGTCTCTGGTGTTACCACATCTACTGATTTTAACTCTGCATCGGACATTAACCTCAAAGAGAACATTAAACCAATTATAAATCCAATAGATAAGGTTCTACAGATTAATGGAGTATCCTTTGATTGGAAAGAAAGTGGTAGAAGTTCTATGGGTGTGATTGCTCAAGAAGTGGAGAAAGTTCTTCCAGAACTTGTAAATGGTACTGATAGTAAGACTGTGAATTATAATGGTTTGATTGGATTACTGATTGAGGTCGTGAAGAAGCAACAGAAAGAGATAAATAACCTGAAGGAGAATATTAAGTAATGTCTGTTTTTAGAGTTGGTTCCAATAAGTCATCAGTTAATAATTTCCCAAGTGTAAGACCTACACTTGACCTAGATTTTGCAAATAGTAAAACACTAGACCCAAGAATAACCTTCACTAGAGCATCTGGTGGGTCTTATGTGGGTGCTGATGGTTATATTAAATTTGCCGGAGTCAATGAGGCACGATTCGACCACGATCCTTATACTGGTGAATCTTTGGGGTTACTGGTGGAGGAGAGTAGGACTAATTTGATTACTTATAGTGAAGACTTTGTGTCAGGTTGGAGTGGGAATTTAAATACACAAGTAAATACTGATACAATATTAAATCCTTATGGAGTTTTAGGAACTGTTTATTATATTACTGTAAGTGAATTAACGTCAAGTGTTTTTAATGCTAATGGACTTTCTACACTAGCACTCAGTTTTTTTTCTAAAAGAAGATTTGGTGGACTGAATAGAGACTTTAGTAATATAGAAATATTTCAACAGTCAGTTGGTGGCGGGTCGTTGGGAACATATAATTTTAGATTTGATGGAAATAATCCTAATAGCGGACAATTTCAAAATATAAGAACTGAAAGATATCAAAATGATTGGTATAGATTTAGTTGTACTTTAGTTGCAAGACCTGATTATAATGGTGGAGTTTTTGGACCTGATGCTCGTGTTGACCTTGAGGGCGGGTCTGCAGACAATTATTTTTGGGGAATACAAGTCGAATCCGGAGAATTCGCAACCTCCTACATACCCACAGTAGGATCAACAAGAACCCGAGCAGCAGATAATGCATCAATAACTGGTAAGAACTTTAGAGAGTGGTATCGGCAGGATGAGGGGACATTTTTTGCACAATTTAAAACTGAATTAAATATTACTAATAATATATGGAGTATTAATAATTACCCAGCAACCACATTTGGAACGATTAATAATTACTTTAGATTACTAACTATATCAAACAGTATTCATACTCAATATAATGTTGGAGGAACAAATTTATATCCACAATTTTCTTTAACAAATAATAATTTTCAAAAAGTAATTCAATCTTACAATATAAATTCATCTCCAATTATTTCTGCATTAAATGGGACAATAGGAACAGGAAGTGGTAATATATACGCAACTTCTCCAGGATTTAATCAATTAGAATTTGGAAAAAATACTGATCAAAGAACTACAATTGGACAGTACACCATCTCCAGACTCTCATACTACCAAAAAAGACTTACCAACGCTCAACTCCAAGCATTAACTAAATAACAATAACCCCTAGTGTAAACGAAGACGGTGGCAATTAAAATTTCAAACTCTACTATCATCGATGATAGTAGAAATATTGTAAATGCTGGTATCACATCAGTCACATCAGTAAGTATTGGTAACACAGAAGTCATCAGTGCAGGAAGACAGTTAAGAAACATTGCTTCATTAGATGCAACCACAACTGCAACAATCGAAACTGCAATCGCAAATGCACCCAATACCTTTACTGACTTAAATGTAACTGGTATCACAACACTTGCAAATGTAACTGCAGGTATCATTACTGCAACATCATTTAGTGGTGCAGTCAGTGGAACTGCAACCTCAACAACTAATATACCTAATCTCACTGGTGCAATCACATCAGTTAATACCGCAACATCATTGGGGTCTTTTACATCACTACAACTCTTAACAGCACTTACTGATAATGTTGGTTCTGGTGCTGCTGTATTTGCTACTAGTCCTACATTAGTCACACCAATATTAGGAACTCCACAATCTGGTACTCTTACAAATTGTACTGGACTACCGGTTTCTACAGGTATTTCTGGTCTTGCTGCTAACGTTGCTACTTTCCTTGCAACACCATCAAGTTCTAATCTAGCAGCAGCACTTACTGATGAGACTGGTACTGGTGCTGCTGTATTTGCTACTAGTCCTACATTAGTCACACCAATATTAGGAAGTGCATCTGCAACTAATCTAAATGTTTCTGGAGTTACTACATCAGCAACATTTAATACTGGAGTCATAGGTTCTCAAACCTCTGGTATTCTTACCACTACTGCAACCACTGCGAATCAAGTATTAGATAGTCTTCCTACTGCAACATTCCAGACTGCAAGATATCAAGTCTCGATTGCTTGCACCGGACAACTGATTACATCAGGAATGTCTACGAATCTTACATCAGTTGGTACAATCACTGCTGGTGCTGGATTTACAGAAGCATCTTATACGAATGTTGCTATTACTGGTGGTAGTGGTAATGATGCAAGAGCAAATATTGGTATTGGACTTTCCTTTAATGCAGTTGGATTTACAAGTGCATCTAATTTAATTGTAACTACTGCAGTTCACGGACTAGGAACTGCATCATCAATTGCAGTCTCATTTGCATCTAGTATTCCAAACTCTGGATTTACTGGGTTTGCAGTGACTGCGGGTAATATTTACTTTGCAGTTGGTGTTGGTACTACTGCATTAAGACTCTTTTATAATCAGGCAGGGTCTCAAGTCACTGGTATTGGAACAACTACCTTTGCTGGTGTTGGTAATACAATGACTAAATCTGGTGGAGTTGCATCTGTTGTGATTGTATCTCCCGGAAGTGGTTATGTGACTGGAAATACATTAAGTGCAACATTGGGTGCATTAGGGTCTGGATTTAGTTTTCCTGCCACAAGTGTAGTGAGAAACTATCAAAGTACTGATATTATGATTTTACAAAGTGTTGGTTCTGCTGCGACTGCTTGTGATTATATAGAATATGCAAGTCTTGCAAATAGTGAGGTTTTAGGTTCTTTTGGTGCTGATATTAGCGGAGCAAATGCACGGTTATTATTCTCACCTACATATCGTAATAATACATTAAAGGTTATAAGAAGTGGAATCACAGTCTAAATAAAAATAAACTAATAATATGTCAGTCAAACAAGTTTTTAATACCAGTGCAGAACTTGATTACCCTATTGTGCTACCTACACTTGACCTTGATTTTGCAAATAGTAAAACACTAGACCCCCGTATTACCTTTACAAGATCTAGTGGTGGGTCTTATGTGGGTGCTGATGGGTTGATTAAGTTATCTGGAGTAAATGAAGCACGTTTTGACCACAACCCGGTGACTGGTGAGAGTTTGGGTTTGTTGGTGGAGGAGAGTAGGACTAATTTGTTGACTTATAGTGAGCAGTTTGATAATGCTGCTTGGAGTAAAGTCCGGACTTCTGTATCAGCAAATGTTGCAGCAACTTTATCTCCAAATGGAACTAATGATTGCGAAAAACTATATGAAGATACAAGTCCAAGCACAGATCATTTTATAAATTTAGATGTATCCGGATCAACATCTGCAACATATACTGCTTCTATTTTCATAAAATCTGCAGAAAGATATAGAATAAGATTTCAAATAATTGCAGCAGGTGCAGCAGGAAATAGAGCATCTGCTTGGTTTGATAGTGATACTGGAAGTGTAGTTAGTACTTTAGCAGAAGGAAATGGATCGGTAATTACAACAAATATTCAACAATATCCAAACGGGTGGTATAGATGTATTTTAACGGGAATTCCTTCAACCGCAGGTAGTGGAACTGCAGTTAATTTTAATGTAACTTTAAATACAACGAGTATAAATACTGTTTACACAGGAGACGGCACCAGTGGCATCTACGTCTGGGGCGCCCAAATAGAACAAGCATCCTTCCCAACCTCCTACATACCCACAGTAGGATCAACAAGAACCCGAGCAGCAGATAATGCATCAATAACTGGTAAGAACTTTAGTAGTTGGTATAGACAGGATGAGGGGAGTTTCTTAGTGAATTTTAATAACAAAATTCACCCAAGTAGTATTTTAGATATGTATTTAGTTAGTATATTTGATAGTTCTAATATTAGTCGTAGAATGTCCTCAAGAATAGGAGGGCAAGAATCCGGAGTGTATATATCAACCATGCGAAGTTTTGCATTTTTAACAGATTTTACATATGCAGTTGAATTTATATCAAATACTTATACATCAGGAAATGGTAAATCGATATTTAATTATGAGGATGTAAATTACTTCTCACAATGTTTAAATGGAGGAAATATTTCTTTGGATGCTACAGGTAATATAAGTCAAAGTGGATTTAATATATTAGTTGTTGGTCGTGAAAGTGATACTAATAGATACCTAAATGGAACCATCTCCAGACTCTCATACTACCCAGTCCGTCTTTCTAACTCCCAACTCCAAACCCTCACATCATAAATAAAACAAAAACATCATGATAACAGATTATTTCCTTAAGTTCGCTTCCAAAGAAGAAGCACTCCAAGTGTTCTCCACAATCCCAGAGCACACTCATACTTCATATAACCCAGAAACTAATGAACCACTAGACTCATTAGAAATCACAACTCAAACTGAAACTTTTGCAATTGATGAGGTTGGTATTCTTTTTAATGGTGATGGTGTTTATAGTGAAGTTGGAGAAGTCATTACTCCACCAACTCAAATAGAAGGATATCATTATAACTACAGAACGGTTTATGGTAACAAACCAGAAATTCCACTTCCTAATGAGTTAGAAGATTATGTAGTAACTCCACAAAATCCACAGAGAACCTTCTTCTAAATAGTAAAATAAAGTATAAGTCATATGGCAAGTCTTATAGGCTCAAATTCTAATCAAATTCCTACCAATGGAATGCTTGGTGAACTTGCATTCCAGAACTCTTCTGGTATTACTGTAAGAAATATTCAGTCACCCGTTGGTATTGCATCAACTACAACCATTGTTGGTTTTCCTACAACTGGAACAACAAATAATTATACTAACCTTACACTACAACCAAATAGTGGTAATGTAGTCATTGGTGCTGGAAGTTCATTAGCAACCACCGCAACAAATGGGTTCTTATGTATTCCAACTTGTGCTGGTGCTCCTACTGTAGGTCCTCCTACTGGTGCAGAACCTGCAGTACCAATTGGAACTGTTCCGTTGATTTATGATACCACAAATAACAGACTTTATATTAGAACTCCAGCTGGGACTTGGAGATATGGAATAACCACTACCTGATAAACAATGAGTATTGATACCTTTCTGCTTTCTGCTGATACAACTGATTTAGACTATCCAGAGGTTAGACCAACTCTGGATCTAAACTTTGCACGGGTGAAGGCACTAGACTCAAGAATCACCTTCACAAGAGCATCTGGTGGGTCTTATACGGGTGCTGATGGGTTGATTAAGTTATCCGGAGTCAATGAGGCACGTTTTGACCACAACCCGGTGACTGGTGAGAGTTTGGGTTTGTTGGTGGAGGAGAGTAGGACTAATTTGTTGACTTATAGTGAGCAGTTTGATAATGCTGCTTGGACTAAATCAAATATAGGTATTACAACAAATACATCAGCAACGACTGCACCTGATGGAACTAATAGTGCAGAGAAATTAGTAGAAAATACTGCATCTAATGTAGAACATTTTGCTTATGTTGGAAGAACTGCAAGTAATGAAACTGTAACTTTGAGTGTATTTGCAAAAGCAGCAGAAAGAGGTTATGTTTCATTATCTCTTTCTAATTTTTTAAATGCCGCTGCACAAGTAATTTTTAATTTATCTAATGGTGCAATTGTATCTACTGGTCTTACAAGTGCAGATTATACTGCAATATCAGCAACAACAATAGCATATCCAAACGGATGGTATAGATGCATTTTAACTGCAACAAAGGGTACAGTAAATACAACCAATAACCCATCCATTATAATATATAATGGTTCTACAACACAATATACTGGAGACGGAACATCAGGTATCTACATCTGGGGTGCTCAACTGGAAGCAGGAGCATTCCCAACCTCCTACATACCCACAATAGGATCAACAAGAACCCGAGATAAAGATACTGCAATAATAACACAAAATAATTTTAGTTGGTATAATGGAACTGAAGGAACTATTTTATTGGAACATACTGATTTCCCGTTTAATGTCAATGCACCAGAAGGATATCCAGGATTTGGTGTTGCAGGTACTGCAGTTGGAGATTCATTTTATACAATTCAATATTTTATAACTACCAGATTTGGTGGGGGATATTTTCTTGTAAGAAATGGAGTTCGACCTGGAGGTGCATATAACGATCAAGTTGGAATTGATTTTGGGTTGGCAGCAACAGGATCAAAAGTTTCCTTTGCATTTAAAGAGAATAATTTTGCTGCTGCCAGAAATGGTATTTTGATGGGTACTGATAATTTAGGTGTAGTTCCAGATAAAATTAATGTTAGTATGTTAATTATAGGTCTCACCGAAATAGCCAGCAATTCTAGAATTAATTGTCATTGCAAATACTTAAAATACTACCCAAAAAGACTTCCCAATCAACAACTCCAAGCATTAACAAGATAAAAAATGTCAGTCATCGCAGAGAACTTCACAATACAACAAGGTGAAGATTTTACAAGAGATTTTATTCTTAAAAACCCAGACCAATCTCTTGTTGGTATTTCATCATACACAGCATCTGCATTTCTTGCAAAGTATGCAGGAGACACAACAACTTATCCATTTACGACTGGAATTACAACAAGTACCAGTACAATTAGAATCTCAATGGCAAGTACTATAACTGCTTCTCTTGATAGTGGTAGATATTATTATAATGTCTTTACTGTGAATGGAAGTTCAGTCAAAGAGAAACAAAGAGAAGGTAATATTATTGTCAATGCATCTGTCTTAAGTTAAATACCTTATCCACTTCTAAAACCGTCACAAGCACCTTCAGGATCGTCTGCAAGGTGCTTTATAGTAGGTGAGTAACCCAAGAGACCTAATGTCCCTTTCTAACCTTGATAGACTGATTTTTGTCGTCTCATTCCTCACCTTTATGCAATGGGGAACTCGTGTGACTTACACCATTATCACCTCATTCTAAATGCTAACGCTTTACACAGAAGGGTATGGTTACTCCAAGACACTCTGTGAAGATGTGGTGAGTTGGTTTGTATCCAAGCATCTTCCAAGGCACAAACTGGAGATTGAGGTTCTTCATCGTGGTATGAAAAAAGAGCAGGCATATGGATATTGTGATGTTGCTGGAAGACATTACAATCCTCGTGAGTTTCTTATTGAACTGGATACTCACTTGGATAAGGAAACTTATACAAAAACATTGATTCATGAATTATATCATGTCCTGCAATTTTGTAAAGGAGAACTAAAACTCAAAGCATCTAAAAGATACTACAAAGGTGAATGTATGGAGAACTTGGAGTACTGGGAACAACCCCACGAAATTGCTGCGAGATGGAATGAACGCATCCTGTACCAACAATACTTGACGGATACTCAATAAACCTGTATAATACCTTTGTTAGGTTTGAGACTACTTTTAACCACTTAAAAACATTATGAAAACTGAATTCGTTTATGTCAGCCCAAAAAATTCTAATGCGAAGGATATCTTTGTATATGATATGGACCGACTACATTCTTGCAGAGTCACCGACCGTAAAGATGGAATGATGAAACTGGAAAGTATCTCTGGACGATATGAGTTTTGGATGAACGAAAACAACGAGGATAAGAACTGGAGAATGATTAAATAAGTAAGATGTAATTATTCTTATAATGAATTCAGTATACCTTTATCTTCTCATATTTTTCTGTATCGCATATCTCATTGCAACTGATGAGAACGTTGCTGGTCTTGTATCCTACTCAAGTCATCTTTTGCGTCTTCATTATGAGAAAACAAAATGGATAATACTAAATGACCCACGAAATCCTATTGTTAGATGGAATATTGAGCAAAGATCATATAAACTTGCAAAAGAAATACAAGATGAAATGGAACGTAGATCCAAAGCATCCAACGACAATAGCACGATTGATTAGTGAATTGGAGGGAATTTCATACCTTTTGAGTTGTTATGATGAACCAGAAGAGTATGAATATATACAAAAAATGAAACAGAAGTATTATAAGATGTATTTTAAAATGTTAAAAGAACAATAAATACACCATATCTGGATAATACCATTATGTTATCAACTGCTTACCGTGTTCGTCTTCAGGAGATATGTGATCGTATTGCAAATCAAGAAGAAGTAAGTTTAAGTGATGTAATATGGGCAGAAAAATTAAGTAAATCTAACAGAAGTGCTGGATCAATATTAAGACAAGCACGTAGAAAAGCAGCAAATCCAGAAATGACTGAAGAAAGTCTTGATGGATTTCTAAATGCTCTTGACCTGGGTGATCCTGATCCCAGAAACCATCGCACTAAATTTAATAGTGTTGATGATATTGCAGATTTCTTTCGTAATGACGATGAAATGAGAAGAGATTGAGATATGTTAAGAAATCAACACAAAAAGAACTTATGATGTTAAAATAGTAAGGTGAGAATACAACAACATAAAAACTCTTTATTATAATGTTACTTGTGCGTAGAGGCTATTATGCATAACTTAATTTCCTTTAATCAACTTGCAGGTTGGAACGATACTACTCAAAATCTTGGAGGAATAACTGAAAAATCTAACGAACATAATGATTTGATTAACGATTACTATCAGTGTCTAATTGAGTGTGATGAAAATCAACAAGTATGTAAACGAATATGTAAAGAAGTTTTGATTTCATAGACACTTTACAAACCGTCCACTGACCCTTGACTTTCGCAGTTGAGGGTCTTATAGTATGTACATACAAATCCAAAGCAATGACCTACGAAGCAAAAATCACTCTCAAATTTGATTCCACTTGGGACCACACTGGTGGTATCTATGATGATGAGACACTTCCAGAGGAGCATTATACCTTTGAGGTTCCTGCTCAAGACCTGAACTCAACTCAACTCTTTACTCTCTTCAGTAACTTTGCACGTGCGATTGGACATACTGAAATGGGTATTATGAAAGGTGCTTGTGCTGTCACCTTTAATGATATGCGTAGTGAAGAAGAGATGCGTAAGATTGCTGAAGAGTATGATCTAAAATTGGTTGAGGATTATCGTGATGAGGTCTGTAAGTTAGAAGCAGAAGTTCGTGACCTAAAAGCAAAACTCTCCCGCGCACTTAATCCTTCTGCAGAGCAATATACAGAGGAAGAAATTTCTGCAATGTGTGCTGAAAATGAGGTGACTGTTGATACCCTTAAGAATGCTGATGTAGTTTGTTTTGATTGTGGAAGTAAATATGGAGAATACCACGACAGAGTATCATCGGTCTGGGAAGGTAAGTGTAATGTTTGTGGAGAAGTGAAAAACATTACTGAAACAAGAGATTATGGATACTTGCAAAAAGGTATTAAGGAGTTGAGCAAATGAAAGTAAAAACACTTGTTATACTGGAACGAGCAATCGAGGAGGGTGTGTGTCGGGGTTATCGTCGTGCTCATAAGCATATTGAGAACCCGACTGAAGAGTCTATCTGTGACCATATTGAAATGTGTGTAATGGAACAAATTCACGAATACTTTGACTTTGAGGATGAAAACAATGAAACTAATTGATTATCTGTTTGTTGATGATTTTGGCAAAGAGTATTACCTGAATATTCTACAAATCAAACGATTATGTCTGCTTCAGTTTAATATTGACCTTAATGAATATGCAGGAAGTTCTGGTTTGCTTGTAAATGTTGGACACTCTTCCTTATTTGGATTTGACCTTACAATCTGGAGGTATGGTGTTTCTGTTGATGTTCTTTCTTGGTTCTGTAGAAACTTAAATTCTTATCGGGAGGGAATTGCAAATGACTGAAAGAGCACGGGATTTTATGAATGCAATCTGGGACTGTAGAAACAATCAAGGTGCTGATACTGAAGAGAAACTGGTTTCTGCAATTCTACAAGTTGCTGCAGAAACTGTAAGGTCTTATACAGCACAAAATGATTTGCAAGTTTTAGACCGTGATGATATGATACAACTCGCACAGGAACTCCAAGAATGAAAAAACTAATTCAATTTAATGTTAGAAAAGATTTTGGAACGGATTTCTATGTACAAATTCTCAATATAAGAAATTGGAGTTTACTTCAGGTCTCATTTTCCATTAACGATTATGCAGGATGGCCTTATCTGCAAATTAATGTAGGTTCTAATGGTCTCTTTGGACTTCTATTTTGGGTCCATCGCATAGGATTTGATGTGAGTCTCGCATCAAGAACTTGGAAATGGGATTATTTGAATAATATTGAGGATAATAAGTGCAATTATGATGACTGAAAAAGAACTGAATATACTGTGGGCAGTCGCAACCAGTTCAGCAATTGAAACTAGACAGAAACCCCACATTATATTCGCCAGGTTGCTGTATAACGACTTTATGAACATTAAACCCATCGTAGGACTTGCTGACTGATTATGAGTTTCACTAAGACTGTTTCTATTGTTGCAGCACTCTCAAGTATCTTTGGTGTGAGTGTTGCTGGTTATAAACTTGCTGAAGGTTCTACAAATATTCCTTCACCAATACTTGAGGAGAAGATTATTCAACTTGAGAAACAACTGGAAGAAGTAAAAACACAAAAACCAGTTGTAGAAGCACAACCACAACCACAACCACAACCACTACAACTACCAGCACCAGAACCTGTTATACTACCACCATTAACCCCTCCACCCCCAGTAACAGAGACACCTCAATGATTGATGAGGATACTGATGATCAAATAAATACAAGATATCAGTAATGGGAATAAAATGGAAGACAATATAACTGGGATTACAATTAAACGTAATAACTTTTATATTGACGGAAAGAAAGAACAATTGGCAGGTAATCATACTTGGAATACGGTTCAGGCTATAAATGGTGAACTTATTGGTATGAATAAGATTACTGGAAACTTTACTCGTCTGTGGACTATAGAGACAGGAGGAGCAAACTTTGCTGCTTCTCCTTGGGGAAGTAATACACCAGGAGTTGTGAAGATTGATGATGTGCCGTGGAGAAAAGATAAAAGTGGGAGGTTAAATCGTGGATACTATGATGCTCTGGAGAGAGCAGTCAAAGCAGCAGATGAACTTGGTATTACTGTGGGTGTTTGTTTGTTTGAGGGTGCTATTGTTCCATATTTTCCAAAGGGTGGTGATTCTTGGAGGTTACATCCCTTTAATGGTATAAAAAATGGACCAAAAGATCCTTCACAAGTTCATAGTAGAGGTCCGTGGAATAAGTATCAACGTGCTCATGTAAAAGAGGTTACATCACGACTTGAAAAGTATGATAATGTGATATATGAAGTTGGTAATGAGTTAAATCGTGAATCTGTAAAATGGTTTCAGGGTAAAGTGATTGAGTGGGTGAAAGGTTATACTGATAAACCAGTTGGAGCATCTTATGCTACTGGAATGAAACCATCAAAGGGTAGGACACAAGATTGGTTAACTAATATTGATGCTGATTGGATTGCTCCATCTGGTCCAACAAAACTATCTGGATTTAAAGGACCACAAATACTTGATACCGATCATGCTTGGCCTTTGTGGTCTAATGTTGCTGGATTACAAAATGCTTGGGATGATGGTAGAAGTGTTTGGGTGATGGATGGATTTAAGGGCACTATGCTGAGAAATCAAGAGAGTTTACAACCAGATCGTAACTGGATTAATAGTGTTGTATAAGGTATTTGGTAGAAACTGAGGACACTTGAGAAACTGGAACAAGGGCACTTGAAACCGAGTGCCCTTGTCGTATAATGACCTCATACACAAAGACCTGATGAAACTCTTCCAGCACGATAAAAAAGTTTGGGATAATGGTGAAACCTCCCACACTTGGCAGTTTGGTATTCTCAAAAATCGTTCATTTCTTTGGGTGTATTATGATACTCCTGGTGGTATAGTTCATTCTTCTGGGGGGTTTAACATCTTGCTTTCTTTCTTCGGTTCTTCTCTTTTTAGTGTAAATATGCAACAATATAAATTCGGGTTAGGATTTGCATTTTTTGCGGAATACTTTGAGGGGTGGGGGGAATGACTGAAAAAATACAATATTATAAAAAGTTAGTTCCAGAAGTTCGTGAAAAAACTGGTGCTGGGTATTTGGAGTGTTTGAAAGGTCTTTATATGTGTGATGGGAATATTGAAAAGGCAGTTGAATGGGTAAAAGGACATCGTAGTTTTTGTAATACTTATATTTGAGGAACTAAAATGATTGAAACTGAAAAACTAACGGGTGCGATTTATCTTCACAACCCGAACCATCCAGAGAATTATAATCATCCAGAAACCGGAAGAGATACTTATATTTACGGTATTGCATATGAATGTTCTCAATATAATAAATCTGTTGCCGAATTACTCAAAGAACTCATCAATCAATTCAAGAATGTATATGAGATTGAAGATGATGTAGAGGATGACTGGGTTATAGGTGTTAGAGACCTTCAATCTGTTATTATGGAACTTGAAAAATTATGACTGAACGACTAAAATTCACACAAGTATCCAGAGTAATCTGCCCCAAGACAGGTATTCATTATTTGGATGCGGTTGATGAGTATGGGAATCACTGGACGGCACAACAGGAAACTGGTGTAGAAAGGTGGATTACATATAAACAACTTTGGACACAAGACCTACAACAACCCGTAAAACTATGAATTCCTGTAAATACTTGGACTGCGGTTGGTGTTATGCTCCTGATGATGTAGAAACAAGTGCCAGTTTTCAAAGTGCTTGTTTTGAACCTGACTATTGCCCTTATCTAAAATCACAAATGACTAAAGAAATAGACATCTCAACAGTTCTCATAGAAGGAGATACCGCAACCATTATGGGTGTGAAGTATCAACGCATCATAGAACCTGAAAGTTTTTATGATAAACTCTGGGAATTGCTAAAACCTAACCTTGATGAGAGAGTTGATATAGACGATATGACTATTAGAGTGCTGCGTTTGATTAGGGAGAATATTCCCGAATATAAAAAAGGTGTTGGACTACCAGAGTATTCTGTTGGTTATAATGCTTGTATTCGTGAAGTAAATGAGAGGTTGTTTGAATGACTGAAACTTGGTATCTTTTGTTTGCTGGAACAACTGCTGATGGTATGGGTGATGCAAATTACTCTGGTCGCACAACGGATAAATCAATAGCAAAGAAACACTGGGATGAATGTAGTAGTAATCCTTATAGTGTGGGTAAAGTAATTGTCGTCACAGATATAAAACATAAAAGAATTATTTTTGATTATGACTGGGAAAACTTATGACTAAAAAATACCCGATAGAAGATTGGAAGTTTGTTGATAATATTGAAACTTCCTTCAACGAATGGTTTTATTCCAATCATACTGACTATTCTTTCAAAAACGAATACTTTTATGGAGATTGTGCTGTTGAAGACCCAAAGACCCGTGAAGACCTGATGAGAAAATGGATATATGCGAGTTTTTATTCTGGTTATAATATAGGAAGATTGAGTGAAACTAAAATAGAAGAAACAAGGACACCTGATGAGCTGGCACAAGGACTTCCCAAAATCCCACCAGATGCCTTATAATAGTCTCATAAGCAACCAAACCGATGATTGACCTTTCTCAACTGACAGAAGACCAAATCGACGAACTTGAACTTCAAATCCAAAAACATAAGGAACAAGAAAAACACAAAGATAATCTAAAAAATCTAAAAGGTTATAAAGTAACTTTTTATATGAGGTTTGACCCCGAAAAGCATAAGAATGATGATATGCTTACAGATGACGGAGAACTTGACCCTAACATTTTTGCGGATTATCTGTGTGATAATGTTGCCTCAAAACTGATTATGGATTTTGACTTTGGTGATTATGAGGATGTGAGTTATCCTAGTGTAGAGGTAGCAACAAAACAAGAAATTGAAGAGAAATTTTGAGGAAACTGAAATGACTGACTACCACTTCAAATATTCTGGTGAAGTTGTAATTGCTGCTGATACTTATGAGGAAGCAGAAAAACTACTAAAAAATATGATGTGGGATGTTCGTGGTGTTTATAATTACCAAATGACTCACTCTGGTGTAAGTCGTGCTGATGATGAGGATGAAGAATGAGAATTGAAATCACTTATACCCCACATCCAACCAAAGGATACACGGCAACAATCTGGGATGGACCAGATGGAATAGATGAAGATAGTTTTGTTTGCCGTTCTCTTGGAGAATGTTTTGAGCAGATTGTAATGTGGAGAACACTCAACGCACAACATTATTATGGAGGAACGAAAAATGACTAAACCAAAAAACCATTTTAGACAAAGAATTCCTGGATTTGTTGATGGTGACAATCCTTCGGAATTTGACTTTGATACCACAGAAGAACTTGTAAATCACCCATATATTCAAGAATGGTTGAATGAAAATCCTCATTCTATTCTAGTGAAAAGTGGAGGTGTTTTAATGGTTGTGTATAATGAAGGATTTAATTGGTGGGGTATTGGATGGATTACTAATCCCAATGATTTAGAACTTCCTGAATGGGACGGTGGAAAATATATCGCTCAATATTCAAATGGAAATATTGAAGTTCTTGATAAAACCAGTAAAAATCCAGTGATAAGCAGTTGTGGAGGTGTATTAACACTCAAAGATAGGACTGAATGTAAAAAGATTAAATATGAGGATTGGAAGAAATGACTGACGAACAACAGGAAAGAGCAATTTCCTTTGCTCTTGACCTTCTAAACCTTGTAAATAATGAACTTGTAGTTGGTCATTGGGAAACTCTCATATGTAAAGGGGCATCAGATATTCTTATTGAACTTGTAAAGGAAAATATTGAAAATGTGAATGGAATGACTAATCATAAGGACACTTGAAGAACCGTCACAAGAGCCCTCCACAGGGGCACCAGATGCCTTATAATACTCTCATACACAGAAACCTGATGACTAACACCGCATACCAAATCTGGGAAACATTCAAATCAGAATTGATTGTAGAACCAACAGATGATATGAAAGAAGCATTAGCATCTTCTATTCGTGAGGTTGTTATTGAAGTAGTGCTTTCCTATATGCAGTATGCTGAATGGGAAATAGTCCATAAAATTATGGAAGATATCAACGAACTTGCTGATAATGTGGAGGCATTATGACTGAACGAGCACAAAGGATTATGGAAGCATTTTATCTCACTTTCGCAGATAAAAGACAAGATTTTATTATTCAAAAACTTAATAATGATGCTCTTGCTGCTGCTATTCGTGAGATTGTGAATGAGTTTCAGTATTACCAGTGTTGTGAAGAGGAAGGTGTAGAAGATATGGTAGTTGATGCGAGAGTTTTATATGAACTTGCTAATGAATTGGAGGCATTATGACTAATCAAGAACGAGCAAAAAAGATTATGAGAGCATACGAAGCAGAGGATACTTACAACTTTCCAAAGGATGGAGTTGCTGCTGCTATTCGTGCTGTTGCTGATAGTTTTGTGTATGATGATTATGGACTTGCTTGGTTGACTGCTGATGACTTCAACAAAATTGCTAATGCTGTGGAGGAACTGGAATGACTAAAAACAAACAACTCACAGAATATATCAAAGAAGTTCTCAATCTTGCTAATGATAATGTAGAAGTCTCTGTTTATGATGAAGATAATAATACAGATGATTTGTCTAATGGTATTGTAAAAGTTCGGGTGGAGGAACTGAAATGAGTGATGATAATGCTGTTTTATCTGGAATAATTTGTATTGCCGTTCTCGCAACCTCTGCTGTTGTATTTCTTATAGGTGTTCGTTTTGGTTTTGATGATGGTGTGGTAGATGGAAAAAATCAAGGTATTGTGTTATGTATGGAACAACCACAGAAATGTAAGATTTCTTATGATTATCTAAAACTTCAGGAGAAACTGAAATGACTAAAAGGGCACAAAAAATCTTGGAAACATTCTTACGGGAACCAAAGTTCTCAAAAAGGAATGAGATATCTTCTCTTATTAATGTTCTTCGTGAGATTGTAAGTGATTATGAGAGTTGGGAAGATGGAACTTATATGGTAAAATCAAAGGATATTCTTGAGATTGCCGATGAACTTGATGAACTGGAGGACACTTGAGAAACCGTCACAAGGGCACTTGAAACCGAGTGCCCTTTGTCGTATAATACATTCATACACAAAGACCTGATGACTTACACAGTAAAAATTGTTGAAACCAATATTGGGTTTCTTGATTTTGAAACCGAAGAAGAAGCAAGGAATTGGATGGGATGTCCTGAAGATTTTGATGGTATTACTTGGAGTGAAAGTATGATTGAAGAACTTGAACTTCAGGAGAACCAGAAATGAAACTAACTAAACTCATTTTTGATTACTGGAAAACTTTGATAAGACAACCAAAAGAATTTTGTAGTAATGTAGAGGGGATATACTTTCCTTCTCATTCAGAATATCCACAGGTTCAGTTTTGGTGGATTTTGAATGCTTCTTGGTATAAGATGAATAATAAATCACTTTCTTATACTTGGGCAGAAAATCCTAAATTTTATGTTCCGTTTATTTGCCCGAAAGATTTGGAGGAGGCACTATGACTGAAAGGGCAAAAAGAATTTATCGTGCTTGGGAAGATAAGTGGGTGGACAGTACACATCACGAAGAACTTTCTCTTGCTGCTGTTATTCGTGAGATTGTGAATGAGTTTCAATACTATCAGTGTTGTGAAGAAGAAGGTGTAGAAGATATGGTAGTTGATGCTCGGGTGCTTTATGACCTTGCTAATGAATTGGAGGCATTATGAATAGTTTATCTTACTACTTTTATCGTATGAAACTGACTTGTAATAGTTGGAAACATTGGGTTTTTACTCCTTACGAGAAGTTAGAGACTTATACTGGTTATTATTCTGTGAGAAATACTTATTGGTCTTATAGTAAGGATAAGAAAACAGTTGCTGTGAACTTCTGGTATATAGTAAATGATGGTTATTATGATATGATTGAGGAACTGGAATGACTGACCTTTCCAGAAAGACTGAACCAAAATTGGAAAGTATTAAAGAAATCGCAGATTATTTGAATCTAAAATACAAAACAAGACTTCTTTGGACAAACTTCACAAGAGAAAAAAGAAATGATGAATGGTATAAGGAAAATACTCCAACTACATCACCCTTTGTAAATCAAAATGACGGACTAATGATTGACCTTTCCAGAAAGACTGAACCAAAATTGGAAAGTATTAAAGAAATCGCAGATTATTTGGAGGCATTATGAAACCAGTAAAAATCACAGCAGAAATCACACTCACTCCTGAAACTTTTAGTGAATGGTGTGATGGAGATGTTGAAGAGACTGAAAGAATGTATCAGCATTATGTTGAGAAGACACTCTATTATAAGTTTGGTGCTTGGGAAGATATTGGTGATTATGAGGACTTTATCAACAAAACAATTGACGATAATGGAAACGGACTGAAACTGACTATTGAGGAACTGAAATGAAACTCGTAGAAACGATTGAAAGGTGTGAGACCATACTATCTAAAAGATACGAATATATTAAACAAGAGTTAAATCATCCAGAAGAAAAACTTAAATTAGTTTTTAGTGATAATTATCGTAAAGAATTAATTGATGAGAAAACTGAACTTTTTGAGATGTTGAATAACTTGAGATTTATCAAATACGAAACTCAACTTGATGAATATGATGAACTTATTGAAAGGGATGAAGTGTTAGATGATGAGTAAATCCTACATTTCGTGCTATAATAATGAGACCAAAGAGTTAGAGCACTTTGAGGTTCCATACTCAATTTTCGTTTATATTCGTCAATTAGAAGATGAAATCAAGTATGCTTCTGGTGGTGTGAAACGACTTTATCCTTTTAGATTTGGAGAGAAAGAATGATCGAAATCCGAGTGGTTGATAATGGACTGATGTGCCGTCCAGATTTTCAGTATCGGTATAAAAATCAGTTGCCTAGAGGTTGTATTGCTCCCCCTCTCTGGAAAGAATGGAGTGATTGGGAAACTGCTCCTTATGTAAAAGCAGATGACTATAAAGAATGGATAGAACCAGAGGAGACACAAAATGACTGATACTAATATTTTTGATATGAGTTCCTTTGAGAAACTAAAAACAACTCACGACGGACACGGAAGAGTATCCTGCGAAACCAGAACTGAATTAGAAAAATATTTTGATTTAGAAGTGGTGAATAAAATTGTGAATAAATTGTATTATGAAGATTTTGTTGATTTGTCTTATGATGAGTTTATGGAGGTGGTAAATGACTGACGAACAACTACTCAATTCACTACAAGGAACTATGGCTACGATTGACCCTTATTCAGTTAAAAAAGAAGCACTTGATGAGTATCGTATAGATACTATTGAGGAACGACTTACTCGTATTGAAGATAAAGTTGATTTACTCATTACTCAACTCAAAATAGAATTTTATAAGAAAAATGACGGGACATCCAGATGATATTATACTCACAAATCCCTCAAAGATGTTTGAGTATGAAAAATTAGCAAGAAATATTGATAATTGTGAGAATGTAGAAGAACTACAGATTTCACTCAAAGGTATGCTAAAGTTGTATATGAAACAACAAGAAGTAACGGCAGAAGTATTAAAAATGAGAATGTAATGAAATTAACACCAACATCTCTTCGTATTATTGGTAGTGTTCTGTTATTGGTTGGATACTTCATTCTTCTTTATGTGGATGTAAAGTTAGGGTGTTATTTTCGTTTGGTTGGTGGTTTAGTAATGGTTCCGTTCTCCATTAAAATTAAAACTTGGGATATTGTAGGATTACAGGCATTCTTCGCAACAATAGATATATCAAAGATTATTCAATTGAGTTATGAAAATTGATATTACAATAGAAGATTATGGTATAATTATAAATGCTCTACATTATTATAAGAAAGTGGAGAAGAAAGGAAACTTTCAGCAGTATGATGAAGAAAGAATTAATTTTTTGCGGGACAAATTAGCACATCAAATCATGCTTTCTTGCTTGTTATAGGGTGGAGTTGTGCTAAACAGATAAATACTGGTGCTCTAATGTGTTCGCATCCATAAGAGTGGGAAGGGTGTCTTCGGGCACCTTTTCTTGTATAAATAGTATTGCGAACACAATTTAGAAGCAGAACTATGGTAAATCCTAATAGGTTTTACACTTACGCATATTTGCGTGAAGATAAGACACCTTATTATATTGGTAAAGGTACTGGAGATAGGATTTATTCTACAAACAGACGAAATAACCCACCCAAAGATAAATCAAGAATTATATTCCTCAAACAAAACTTAACAGAAGAAGAAGCATTTAGACACGAAATCTATATGATTGCTGTGTTTGGTAGGAAAGATTTGGGAACTGGTATTCTTCACAACCTTACAGATGGTGGTGATGGTGCTTCTGGTTATGTTTTTAGTGAAGAAACCAGAAAAAAAATGAGAGAAAGAACCCCTTCAGAAGAAACTAGAAAAAAAATGAGTGAAGCAAGGAGAGGGGAAAAAAATCATAACTATGGTAAAATTCATTCGGAAGAAACCAGAAGAAAAATGAGTGAGTCACAAATTGGTAAAACTCTCTCAAAAGAGCATATAGATAAAATAATTGAAGGTCTTAAAGGCAGACCTGTTTCAGAAGAAACCAGAAGAAAAATGAGTGAGACACGAAAAGGTAAAATCCTTTCCAAAGAAACCAGAAGAAAAATGAGTGAGACACGAAAAGGTAAAAAGTGGTGGAATGATGGTTGCGGAAATTGTAAAAGGATGGTAGAATGTCCCGGTGATGGTTGGAGACTTGGAAGAAAATGATTGACTGGGACGCAAGATTTCAAGCACTACCTGACTCTGAGAAGGACAAGATTGCTCTTTTAAGATTAGTTGAGTGCAGTAACGGTATAATACAACATAAGTTTCGTGATGAGGATGAGGATGCCTTATCAGTAGAAGAAACCAGAGATGCGATGAAATTTTCAATGAGTGCGATGAAAACTATGGAAATCCCTTTGGGGGAAGAAGTGATTACATTTGCCCCCGAAACCGCAGAACTTTTTACTGAAATGAGACGATTGTATATCTCTGGTGCGAAACAGAATAATCAGGCAGATTATAATGAGTTTCTCAAAGGTTCTAAAGCAAATCTACTTGCGGTAGGTAAAGAACGCATCTTGGAAGCAAGACGACTTGCGTTTAATCATATTGACGAACTACCACCTCATACATTAGAATGGGGACTTGCGTATATCTTTAGTTTTGCTGAATGGATTCCTTATGACTGAATATCAACCAACGCCACAAACACCAGATGAAGTAGATGCTGGACTTCGTGGTGCTATGAAACAAGCAAAGGAAGATGGTGTATTCCCAATTCCCAACGATTATCTTTTTATTCACCAACCAAAACAATCTAACTATACCTGCTACCTTTTTGGTGGTAATGCCTCATTTTCTTCTATCACTTGGACACCAGAAGAAGGTAAAGTTCCTAATGCTTGGGTGAGGTTTTTTATGAAAGTATTTTTAGATTGTAACTGGGTGAAGAACAAATGACTAAACTAACCTACGAAGAATGGAGTGAAAAAAATCCTATTGATTGGGATAAAATTAAAGATAATGAAGATTGTTTAGTTACCAAAGACCTTGTAGAAATGGTTCATCATTGGGAATATCAAAGGTATTGTAAAGAAAATGACTAATCCACTAATTGAAAAATATAATGAAATCCATAATCCAAAACCACCAGAACCTCCAAAACCAGTAGAGAAATCAAAACTACGAAAACTCGCAAAATGTTATGACCCTAATGACTTGAAAGTATCTTTTCAACAAGTAGCAGAACAACTCCAAACTAGTAGGGCACAGGTGTTGAGTATGAGTATGGAAAGGGATGTAATGGGTGGAGCAAAAATTATCTTTGAGGTTTATGGGGATGACTAATAAACATAAAGACATTATAAGATTAGCAAGACACTGGGGAGCAACAGAAAGCTACACCAGAATGATTTTTGAAATAATCCTTGAAGAGCAGAGGACACTTGACGAACTGGCACAGACACCACTCCACAGGGGCACCAGATGCCTTATAATACATTCATACACACAAAGACACCTGATGACTAAAAAAGTTGTATCTATCGGTGAATGGACGGTAGAACCCTTTAGTAATTATGAGATTAACGATTTGCTTGCTCTTGTGAGGAAAGCAAAAAATGATAATCTTGATGATAATTATGTTTATCAGTATTACAATAGTTTAGAAAATAAAATTAGTAGAATTGGTCTTGCTCTCAACTCTGTTGGGGACACTTGAAGAACCGGCACAGGGCACTTGAACTCGGTGCCCTGATGCCTTATAATAGTTTCATACACAAACAACCCTGATGACCCTTACATCTGCTCTTCTTTGCTTTCTGTTTCCTTGTCTTGGTTCTTATATTGCTTCTAAATTCTTCCAATATACACCAGAACCTTATGAACCAAAAGAATACAAGAACCCTTTTGACCCAGAAGACCCTTCTACTTGGAATTATTCTTACGCACGATTGATGAGGAACCTCAAATGACTAAACAAGAGATTGGTGAAACAATTGGATTTTATATTTTTGTGGGATTGATGGGTTGGGCACTTGTATCTTTCTTTCCTCTTACTTGGGGACAGGCACTCATAATCTCTTGGATGTATAACAAACTTACTGATGTATTAGAATGACTTCTATTCTCCAACAATACACTCTTGAAGATTTCGTAAAATGTCGTAATCAAAAGGAGTGGGTTTGTGATGAATGTAGAAAATGTGGTGATAGAGATTGTTGCTCTGGAAACCATATTATGTTTAGAGTTCCTAAAACTGATGATTGTCTCTGTTCTATTTGCTTGGAGCAACTGAAATGAACTACCTTTGCTTACTTGATGGTGTTGTAGAATATGGTAGCACCAGTTTGAGTGATTTTGCTCACTATCAACGATGTGGTTGCTGAACGATGAAACCTTATCTATTGATTGCTGGAGACAACTATTATCCTTCTGCCTATACTGATGATTGGATTGAATGCTACGAAACCAAAGAGGAAGCAAAAGAAAAATGGGAGGAAATATCAAAACAAAAGTATAGGTATGACTGGTATGAAATTGTTGATTTGAGAGACTGGATGAACCGATGACGAAACAAGAACTCAAAGAACTTCTCACACCAGAGTTTCTTTCCACACTTCATAGTGCTGTGGAGTGTTGTGGATGGGATGTTGATATGGTAGAGAGTATGAACTTTTGTGATTGGTGCTATAATGTAGCAGGACAACCACTACCAAAATATGATATGAGTTTTGATATGGAGGATGTATGACTACCAAATGCACCTGTTCCTACATTCAAATAGGAACCAAAACTTCAAACACTCAAAACCTCAATCCAGATTGCCCTTTACACGGAACTGATAGTGTGTGGCATAATAGTCCAGAACAAGTCAAAAAACGAGAGGAGAGGTCGCAACGACTTCGGGAACTTTATGATACTGCTCGCAAAGCAAGGGAGAACTTGAAATGACTGAAACTATTCAACAACTCAAAGAGGATATTGCTATTCTCCAAGAGAAACTACAAAAACTTGAAGAACAGCAACGAACAAAATCACCAGTAGAAGAATGCTACAAAGATTGGTGGGGGCAATATCCTGAATTAGAAACTGACTCCCAGTATGATGATACAAGGTGGCAAGGTTTCCAAGCAGGATATGAGTTTGCTTACGCAATCTCTACCGCAAAGGAAGTAATGGAAAAAGTTCAAGAAGAACAAGAAGATAATGAATGGAAATCTGTTGCTCTTCGTTTTGGTGAAAAGTTGAGTGGATATTTGAGTGATGGTTATTATGAACTTTCTCCTGCTGCTTGGTTTAGGTGGGCGGTATTTACTTATGGGAAAGGACAACAAATAAAAGATGCTGTTCGTGAGAGTAAGAAATGGTGTGAAGAAAATCCAGATAAAGACCCATTAGATTGTTTGAAACCTCAAACACCAGAGCAAGTTGCTGATGGATTGAAAGAAGCATTCAGGGAAGCAGTCAAGCAAGGTGTAGTTTCATCTACCAAACCACAAACTCTTTATGATGTGATTGCTGACTGGTGGGATGATACATTCACCAAGAAAGAAACATCACTTCAGGAACTTGTGGATGCCATTGAAGAATGGTTGCCGAAAGAACAATCTGCCGCTGGGTCTCAAAATGCTTATGTTGAGTGTACTGTAGAAGGTTTCAACGATTGTCTCAATAAAATCAAGAGGAAACTACGATGAGATACCCACAATACGCACTTGGATTACTTACTGGATTTTGTCTTGCTTGTCTGTATTTTATGGTGCCTGCTATTCTTGAGAGTTTCAAACAACCAGAAGCACAAGCAGTTGCAGAACCAGTTGAGAAACATGGAACTTTTACAGTTGTCAGTGAATACAAAGGTTGTGATTTAGTTCAATGGCAATATAATATGCTTTCTGAATACAAATATTTTCTCCACTGCCCAAAATGATTGAAATTCAAAAGAACTACAAAATCACACTGGACGAAGAACAGGCACGACTATTGTATCATATTCTTGATGTAACTGATAATGATAGGAGACAGGGATTGAATGGACTTTATAATGAACTGAAAGGCACTCTCAAAATTGGAATACGATGACTGAATATACTGAATATACTTTTCCTGCTGATTACAATAAATCAAACACATATACTATCACACAACCAAAACTATCTAACTGGACTTGTTATGCGTTTGGTGGTGATGCTAGTTTTTCTCCTATGACTTGGGTGCCACAAGAAGGTAAAGTTCCTAATGCTTGGGTAAGGTTCTGGTCTAAAGTATTTTTTGATTGTAACTGGGTGAAGAACAAATGAAAATCACAGCACACGAACTTGCAGTTATTATTGATACTTTCAACCACTCTCTAATGGTATCAAACTGGAATGGAGTATATACTCACAAGTCAAGGGAGAGGGTAAGGGATTTGATTGCCGACATTATGAATGATATGAGTGTAGAGATTATCACAGACAAAGCAGAATTCACTATTGATGCTGACGCAGGTATTTGAAATGACTGAACCAACACTAAAAATAGGACCATCAGGATATAAACTCAATCCAGAGAAACTGAAAGGAGCACCTCAAAGTGTTCTTCCTTATATTCTTGGTTGTTTTTATTTCACCGAAGATTATGAGTATTTTGATGTAATCAAAGATTATCTTGATATACCTGAACCTTGTAAAACTCTGGAAGAAATATCGCAAGAATTGGATGAGAAGATTGATGATTTGATTGAGAGAACAAAGAATAGTTTTTATAAGTCAAAGTATATTGCTGAAACTTTGTATGATACAAAGTTCAATAGAATTATTGATAACTTTGAGTATGCGAAGGAACACGGACAATTTCCACCTAAACTTACATATTCTAACCTTATTGCGACTGGTAGTAATATTACTTCCAGTTTTGTAATTAAACAAGGAAATGACCACGAAGGATATTATACATTCGGTAATTGTAGGTCTTTCAGGTATTATATGCCGACTAAACCGAATTTTGTAATCCGTTTTTGTATGAAAAATCTTCTTGGATTTTTCTGGGTGGATGAAAAATGAGATACTACGAAACCAGAACTTACGAGCACCAGTGCGACTTTGATGCTAAAAACAGAGCACAAAAAGCATCACAAGATTACTACAGCAAGTGGATAAATCTTCGTAAGGAAGTTCGTAATCTTGTAAGAGAACAAAACCTTACTATCACTCCTGATTTTGCTAAACTGATTGGATTGAAATGACCTACCCATCGTATTGTTGTCCTAAATGTGGAGATATGATAGGATGGACTGGAAGGTTCTTTCAGTTTCTTCGTATTCCATTACATCGGTGTGAGAAATGACTGATATAAGAAACCAACCATTCACAACTGACGCACTCACCATTCGGGAACTCAAAGAAATCTTGAGTGTTCTTCCTGATACAAATGAGTATGGTGAGGATTTTGAGGTGTGGATGAGTGTTGGTAATAATCTATCAAATGTGGTAAAATCTGTGTGGTCGTTGAACTTACGAAACGATGGTTGTGATATTATTTTAGAATGATGAACCCTTTACTACAAAAATATGAGGAACTTTACGGAAAGAAAGAGAAACCAAAATTTCCAAGAATAGAAGATTATGAGGGTGAAGAAACATTTGCAGATGAACTGAAGAAATCAAAACCTCCAATACTCAAATCTTATGACCTTGATGATTTGAAAACTTCTTTTCAACAAGTAGCAGGACAAATCCAAACAGGAAAAGCACAGGTAGTAAGTATGAATATGGAATTTGGAGACCATATGAATAAAATAACCTTTGAGGTTTATGTCTATAAACCTTGAAGAACTCCAAAAATACTTGGATGATAATAACATCACACTTGAAGAGTATATGAGAGCAAATATGATTACTGATGAAGACAGGAAATATTTTGATAAGATATGGATGGATGCGATTTATAAGAACTTGGGTGAGGACACTTGAAGAACTGGCACAGGGGATGCTCTGGGTGCCTCTGGATGCCTTATAATAGTCTCATACACACAAACACCTGATGACTGAACAAGAACTTATTGAACTCTGGGGTGATGGAACCCAGTTTGGAATGAATACTCTTGGTGCTGGTGTTATGACTGGTGCTATGAATAATGCCTTTCGTGAGGTTGCTGTAAAGTTTGCTCTTGCGGTTGCTGATAAAGCATATGGTGTTGGTTATGATGATGGATGGGAAGATGGTGGTAAAAATGGTTATAATGATGGGTGGTTATCTGGTGTGGATAGTGTAAGGTCTGGTAGTCTTGGAGATTGATTATGTCTGTTCTATCTTGGAACCACACCAGAAAGGGAACTCCTATGAAACAATCTGGGAGTTATGGTTCTCTTATGATTAGGGTGATGATGGTTAGGAGTTCTTATCCAAATCACCCTATGTTTATTGACGGAAATCCTGTATAATACACTCATACACAAACACATTATGACTAATCACATCATTCCCAAAGTCGCATACATTCCCCGTGAATTCACACTTTCCGTAGATGATTTCTTGAAAATGTGGGAAGAGGAAACATCCGGACAAGAAGGGGAACCCACACAAAATGACTATGATACATTCTTGCGTTCTATTGCTGAAGATGCTTTCTATTCTATGTGTGGTGATACTGAAGGCAATATTCGTTTGAAGGAGGACAACTGAAATGAACCCAATCAAAATCGGCAAACTCAAAATCGGCATTTTTGAAAGTTTGCTCTTTCTTTTTATTTGTGCTAAACTAACTCACACTATTGATTGGAGTTGGATTTGGGTATTGTCTCCAGGTTGGATTGCCTTTTCTATTGGAGCAGTTGAAGGACTTACTGAATACTTTGAGAAACAAAAAAACAAATGACTGAACGCAACCTAAAACAGCAATTGTCTTATTACACCTATGCCGATATGGAAAATGGTGCTGATATTGAAAGTATTGACTATTGTGCTTTGATTGAAATTATTGACGATTTGTATGATAAAATTGAGACACTTGAAAGAGACAACGAACTCCTGAAATCTTATGCGTGGGAAGTATGACTGATGCCCAAATATGCGAAATGGTTAATATGCACCGATACCTTATGATGTGTGAGATTAAACACGCATTTCATAAATTTTGTGCTGAAAATGGGAACCAAGATTACAGTGCTGCCAATCGTTCAGAAGCATTTAATGATAAAGAATGGATTAAATTCGCCCAATGGTTCAAGGATATAAGAGATGAGTGAAGAATACGGGAATATCCCAGACGGGTTCCTTCTATCTCAAAGTGAAATTGACGAGTTGAGAAAGTCAAAAAGAGAACTCACGGATTATGCTAAACAAAAATTGAAAGAACTTATGGAAAAACAGAAAAATGACTGCTAAACCCATAGATTATGTAAAAGTATCACAATATCTCAAAGAATTCTATGAATGTGATAGAATACTGATTGACTTCGTTGGACTTGGGGGGAAGATGGTAATTCATAAACATTCTTATACTGATGGGAAATTGAGAATGGGACAACCAACTTCTTATGATTATAGTTCTTTTGAAAATATTACTGAAAGGTTAGAAAAATGACTGACCTCAAAAGAGCACAATTAGTTTGGGATGAGTTTTGTGGAGGACTTAGACAAGAACCAACAGATGATATGAAAGAAGCACTTTGCCAAAGTATCACAGAAATTATAATTCGACTTACACAATATCCAAATCCACAAGATTCATATTATTCTATTATTGATGTAAAAGAACTTGCTAAATTGAGAGATGAACTGGAGAAACTCTAATGACTGAAAGAAACCTTACACAAGAACAAATAAAAATCCTTGAGGACGCATTCAATTCACTTCCAGAATATATGAGAACTGGAACATATAGAACGATGGAAGGTATTGAAGAACAACTTGCGAGTGGTGCTAAAATCATCTTTTATATGTGTCCTGGAGAGGATATTTTGGATGAGGAAGGCAAACCTCAATTTCATTATGTTATTACTAAAATGAAGGTCGGGGAAAATGATTGACCTATTCAACAAACTACTTGCCCGCTTTGGATTTCAGTTAGTATCCACAAAACCTGATATGAGTTTGGTAGAAGCAACTGTGAAGTTTATGAACAATCATCCAAAACAATTTACGGGTAGTCTTGATTGTGACGACTATATTGGAGACATCAACTATATAAAAGAAAAAGTGAATGGTGAGTTTCCACAAGTCTCTGGAAAAACTTATTACGAACATCAAGTTCTTGGAAAAGATAGAACCTTTTTCAATTTTGATGGAGAAAAATACACCACAGAAGAACTTGCGGAGAAACTGAATGACTGAAACAGCACAAAAAATTATAGCAGCAGCACGAAATGTTGCCGAAGGTTCTCCCACTCTTGGGAAACTTATTCGTGAGGGTAGAGACCCTATGGTTAAAAAAACACATTATGAGTTTGCTGCCGTATTGAGAACATTAGTAACAGAACTTTCATACTGGAACTTTAGTGTAGATGGAGACCACGGAATTGGTGTTGTAAATGTAAAAGACATTCTTAAACTTGCTGATGAATTGGAGGCATTATGACTGACCTTACACTTGATGAAATGCTTGATATTGCTGCCGAAAGAGAAGCAGAAAATAAAAGACCATTTTACAGGTTCTTTGCTATTGATTATGTTGCGACTGGGGAAGGTAGGTTTTATTGGTTGAAGATTTGCCGTAACTATCTACCGATTGGTGATAAAGACCACGACCTTTGTTATTTTGAGAAGTTTGTTGGTGAAGGTGCTGATTATTATATGCAAGGATTGGAACAACCAACAGAAGATGAATTTATGGAAAAGTATGGTAAACTGGTTCCGGATTATATTGTAGAAATGATTGCTCGTCGTGACCAACCATTCTTTACTTGGGAAACACATTTACATTACAATTACTCATAAATAAAGATGCTTATGTGTGTCGTAACCAGAAGCGGAGATTAGGTGCTTTCGGGCACCTTTTCTTGTATAAATAGTAATACGACACACCATAAAGCAGAACTATGACTTCACAAAGTCCAAGAATATACACATATAAAATTACCTTTGAGGAAGTTTTGTATTATTATTATGGAGTTCATAAGGAGAAAAAGTTTGGTGAGTACTATGTGGGTTCTCCTAAAACTCATAAGTGGTGTTGGGAACTTTATACTCCAAAGAAACAAACATTACAACTTTTTGATTATACTGATGAAGGTTGGAAACACGCACAAAAAATTGAGGGGCAATTAATAAAACCATTTTATAATGTTGATAAGTGGTGCTTAAATGAAAGTTGTAGTGGAAATTTTTCGTTAGATACAAGAAGAAAAAATGGAAAAAATCTTTATAAAAATAAAAATGCTTGTTTTTCTTTAACACAAGAAGAAAGAAGTGAATTAAGCAAAAAAATAGGACAAAAAAGTTATGAAGATGGGAAGGGAATACATTCTTTAACAATTGAAGAGAAAAGAGAAATAGGAAAAAAATGTTATGAAGATGGTGTAGGAGTTCATTCCTTTACTACTGAACAATTGAGAGAAATAGGAATAAAAAATTATGAAAATGGTGTAGGAATACATTCTTTAACAATTGAAGAGAGAAGAGAAATAGGAAAAAAATGTTATGAAGATGGTATAGGAGTTCATTCACTTACTTTTGAGGAACGAAGTATTAATAGCAAAAAAGCAAATTCTCATAGATGGATGTGTACAGAAACTGGATTTATTACAAACGCTGGTAATCTCGCAAAATACCAAAGGGCACGGGGAATAGATACTTCCAAAAGAGTTAGAATATCATAAGGACGCTTGAAGAACTGGCACAAGGGCACTTGATTTTAGGTGCCTTTTGTTGTATAATTGATTTATCTTGATGAAAGAAAATGCTTTTGTTGGATCGATATAACGAATACTACAACGATACTTGTGCTGGTCTTCCACACGGAGGTCCAATTTCTATGGAACATTTACAATCTCTCGCATTAAAATCAGCAATCTATGCCTTTGCCCGTAAGTATGGTATGAAGGACAGTATTCCAGTAGAAGATTTGAATAACCTTGCCGATTTGATTGAAGCACAAGGTAATGAGTTCCTCAAGAGAACGGAGACACTTATGAAAGAGGCACACGAAAGACCCGGTGGTGACTTGGATGCATTATAATACACTCATACACACAGAAACCTAATGACTTTTCAACCTTACAATATCGTTCCCGGAACTCAAATTCTTCATAGTACCACCGACTGCTACGAATATACTGATGAGGCAGAAGGAATGACTTATCGGGTGGAACTCCAAGCAGATAATGGTGGAGTTTACATAAAATCTGGAGAACGAGGACTTGAAGAAGGTTCTAAAAACATCACCGAAGATATGTCTATTGGGAACAAAGAACTTTCTATTGTTGTTGCGAAAAGGATTTTGGAATTGTATGGAGTAAATTGAAATGAAAATCACATTCAACGGGCACCAACAAACTGGACGACAAGTAGAACTCTCTCAACAAGAATTATTTCAGTTATTTGAGGTGATGAAGGAATCACTTATTGATGATGTTGAGTATGGGCAATTTGAGGGATATTCTTTTTACAACGAAAAGAGTAAAAAGATTATGAAACTCTGTGAGACACACGGAGTTGATGTCGCTTATACCAAAGACCGTCTTGCTTTCTTTACTGAAATCATCAAAAATCTACCCAATCCCTATCAATGACCGAAAGACTTACCAATCCTGATGAGTTTGTGTTAGAAGATGTGAAGATGGTCCATTGGGAAAATATGACGGAAGATGTGTATTGGTGCGGAATATACTTGAATGATGGGAGGATATTCCACCTTCATATTGGGGGGGATAATCTCCGCATTTCTTTGAGTGATGAGACACCTGACGAACTGGCACAAGACCCCACCAAAACCCCACCAGATGCCTTATAATACACTCATACACAATTCGCAAATAGCAAATGAAACTTACTATAGACGAACTCTTTGATATGGTTGCGAAAACTATTGCGGAACCTCATACCATAATCACCGAGCACGATAAACGCAGAGCAATTCGTGTGTTTCTTTATCTTGATGAATTTATGATGGAGAATGTGCCCGAGTATTGTGGTGATACAGCGTTGGGTGAGATTGACTTTGGTTCTTATGCTGCTGGTATTCTTGATGAACTGGAAGGAAAATGACTGAAACAGAAAAACTCTATAAAATCTGTATTCTTGATTTGCTTATAGCAATTGATGAGGATGTTGTGGATTGGAGGAATTATCCTAAACTCTGGACCGCAATTCAAAAAGCAGATATTGCCCTTGATATTTGGGCAGGAATGAACCTCAAACAAATCAAACAGGAACTGGAGAACCTAAAATGAAAATCCCACTCAAAGCAGTCACAGTCACATACACCCGAACTCTCACATTCACTCCCACAGAAGAACTATTTGAGGAAGAACCAACTCAAGAAGCATTTGAGAGTTTTGCTTGTAACTGGATGTTTGAAACAATATATGAAGATGTAACAGGGAATGGTAATCCGATGCCTTATACTAATGTAGAACAATCAGAAACCGTTGAGATTGATTGGGAGGAGGAAAATGAACCTCTTTGAACGATATAAGAACTACACTCAAAAAGAATACGATAAGTATGTAGATTTTCATTCTTATGAGTTCAAACCTTATTTTCGGTGGAACCCATTTGATACTAATAATCTTTTTGTGTATAGAAATACGAAATGGTATGACTTTCTTTGTGGTTGGATTGGTGTAGGATATGCTTGGGAAGCATATACATATTGGATGAGAGATATGAAGTATTCTTATAAACTTCCTAATGCTTTTTGGACGGAATTGAGTAATGGGTGGTGTGAAATGTATGAGTGGAAAAAATGAACCTTCCAGTGTTCTTAAACAAATGGATAATCTCTAATCGTTATCTAAAATACTCAAGTTTCTGGTGGTGGTATCGTTTGATGTCTCATCAGGGATTTAGATTTGATGATTATCATATCTGGGTTTCATTCTGGTCTTCCTTAAATGGTGGGTGGTTGGATATGAACTACAAGTGGGAGTTTGAGAAGTTCTGGGGTAAGGGAGCAAAACCAGAACGCATCTTGCTTTCTGCGAGGGATTATGATACCCTGGTTGAAAAAATAAACAACCCAGACCCAAAACAAATAGAGAGTTTGAAAAAACTTATGAACCGCAAATCCCCTTGGGAGGTAGAAGAATGAAAAGTATTATTGTTATTATTGTAGGAATTGCAGCACTTTCATTCCTTATAAATGGTGCTGCGAACTGGTTAGAATCACAACCATCACCACCAGAGCAAAAGTTTGAGGTGGTGGATGCATATAAGGAATGTGATGTTGTAAGATATACACCTGATAATAGTGCAAGGTATTCTTATTTCTTAGATTGCAAAAAATGACTGAAGAACAAAAAGAAAAACTGAATGAACTTGTAGAAGAACTTGGTGGTAAGTTAGAGTGTTATATCTGCACAGACTCTTATACTGAACATAAAAGAATTATAATTGATTACGATGTTAAATCTAAAAGACAAAATAATTGAGGCACGATTATATTCACCACATAAGTGTGAATATGTTTGTGAAAGAGAGGATGGAACTCATTATGTTTATAGAAGATTGGGTGAGGAAGAATATTATGAACTACATCCAAATCCAACAGGAGAAACAAAATGGGTATGGGGAGAAAAAATAAAATGAAATATAGTGTTGTCTACCTCAAACCCAAAAAGAAAGGTCAGTTCAGTAAGCAATCAGTAGTATTTCTGGATGTTGAGAGTGCCTTTTTCTGGAAAAATGTGGTAGAATATCAAGGATGCAAAAAAGTTGAAGTTTTACCAGTATTTTAATATGTTTAGCAAACCACTTTTAGGTACTAATACTAAATAATGATGCCTTAACTGACTGCAATCTGTAAGGTGGGAGTAGAGAAATCTACTCCTTTTTAATATAAATAATAATGCAGTCAGTTTAAGAGTAGAAATGGTAAATCCTAAAAGATTTTATACTTATGCATATTTGCGTGAGAACAGAACTCCTTATTATGTTGGTAAAGGTGGAGGAAACAGATTATATGAAAAACATCAAAAAGGAATATATGTTCCTAAAGATAAAAATCGTATCATATTCCTAAAACAAAATCTTACTGAAGAAGAAGCATTCAAGCACGAAATCTATATGATTGCTGTCTTTGGTAGAAAAGATTTAGGAACTGGTATTCTCCATAATAGAACTGGTGGAGGAGAAGGTGTAAGTGGATATATTTTTACCGAAACACAAAGACAAGCAGTAATAAAAAGTAATATAAAAAGAACAGGATGGAGTTTGTCGGAAAAGGCAAAAATTAAGATAGGGGAAAAATCTAAAGGAAGAAAACACACAGGAGAAACAAAAGAAAAAATAAGAAAAAAAGCATTAGGTAGAAAATTTACAGAAGAAACAAAACAAAAATTAAGATTGGCGGGAGTTTCTCAAAGACCAGAAGTTAGGAAAAAAATAAGTGAAGCAAATAGAGGAGAAAAAAATGCAATGTATGGAAAAAAACATACGGAGGAAACAAAACAAAAAATTGGGGGAAAAAATAGAGAAAATATGAAAGGAAAATTATGGTGGAATAATGGACAAATTGAAAAAAGAGGTGTAGAATGTCCAGGTGATGGTTGGGAAAGAGGTAGAATTAAAAAACATTAGTTTATAATAATATGATATTTTCAAGAGCATTATTAGGTACAGACACAAAAAAGATTAAAATGAGTTGGATGGAGTATATCTTCACACATTTGGTTCCCACTTGGTTCCAGTCTTTTAATGAGAACTTTGTGATGTGGAGAGACCTCATCACAGAAAATTATAAACCATATAAACTTTTAAAAGATGACGATCCTTTCCAAATGTGCTATGATTACTTCTGGTCTGGTATTTGTACCGACGAAACTTATCCCAAATTCTTTTTAGAAGAACTCTTACAAATGGTTGATGATATTGATACAGGTAAAGTCAAGACAGTTCCATTTACCAAAGATATGTTTGATGACCTTAAAGACCTTGTTGGTGATTTGATTGATGATGTTAACCTTGATGATGAGGAGGAAGACTGATGGGGATGTTTGATTATTTACGCAGTAGCTATGACCTTGGACCACAATTTACCGAAACCGAACTAAACACAAAAGACATAGAAGAAGGGTATGGTGGTACTATGACCCATTATTACCTTGATAAGTCAGGTCTTTTATGGTATCCTGATTACACTGGAACCTCAACATTTGAAGAAATCCCAAAAGATGATGAGAGGTATAGTGATAAACATCTCTTTCTTAACTTTGAGTGGATTTCAACTGGGCAAAGAGGTAAGTATAAAGTTCATCCCATCACAAAATACATATCCGTTTATCGATCAGGTTGGACTGGGGAATGGACTGCTTGGCCGACTTTGAGATTACATTTCATCCAAGGAAAACTACAAGACTATGAGGACATCACAGGAACAAGATGATTGATACTTCACTCTTCCCGTATCAAAACCATCCAGTTCGGTTAGAAGTTCTTTTAGAAAATCGAATTGCTTGGTTCCAAGATGATTTCTATTTGCAAAAATACATCACTTCCACTAAACTTAAATCCAAAGATATAAAGGTTCTATACAGAGATGAGAAACCCATTAAGCCTAGCAAAAAACACCCGAAAAGTTTACAACAAACAATTGAGAAGGACGATCATCGAAGTGGAGGTGGACATCGAAGGAGCACCAAAGACTTGGATCCCTCTGGACCTGTTAATCGCACTCGTAAACCTAAAAAATGACGGAAAAACAAAAACTTATTCTAGCGATGATGCAGATTGATAGTCTTTTGCGTCTTCTTGATGGTAATGAGTATCAACAGTACTTGTATAGTTCCTTGATTACAATGAAAATAGAGATACGGAGGCAATTAAATCATTATGAATGAAAACCTTATAGACAATTGTTTTTATGTTAAGTATAAAAAATATGGAACTTGGTGTAGTTATGATACGGAAGATAAATCTTTGGTCACATCACTGACTGAAGAGCAGTGTATTGCATCTACACGTTGGTTTCTTCAGTTTCTTCAGGAAAGTAAATTAAATCCTGTAGAAGTATGAAGTATCACGTCCTTGATGAAACAACACCATGGTACGAGTGGATATGTTATTGTGAGATATGCTATCAACTGGATGTTCCAGGACAACCTAGTGTTGGTAGATTTATGAGGTATAGAAATTATCTAAAAGAAATAGGTATTTTATAATGAGTGATAGAAATTGGTTTCAAAAAAAGTGGGGATTACCTGAAGTTCCTGCTGATGTTTTGCTTAAGAAAATAGAAGAACTTGAGCAAAAGATTATAAAGTTAGAAGAAGAGAATGTAGAAACAACCAACGTGCTTTATGAAATTATGGAGAATATCAGGGCTGTAGATGCACGTATAGATATTCTGCATGAAGAAACCTCATCACTCAACAATTATACTTTGGAAAAATGACTTATTCGATTACTTTAAGAAACTCTGATGGTACTGAAAATGTGATTCAGTGCGAAGAAGACCAATATATCCTTGATGCAGCACAAGACGCTGGTATTGATCTGCCATACAGCTGCCGGGCTGGGGCCTGTAGTGCTTGTGCTGGTAGAGTGATTGAGGGTGAGATTGATAATAGTGAACAAACATTCCTAGATGATGTTCAAATGGATGAGGGATTTACACTTCTTTGTGTTGCATATCCTTTGAGTGATTTACTGATTGAGACTGAACAAGAGGAGAACCTGTAATGCCTTATGAAAATTTAACTGAATATGAACGAGCACTTGCAAGATTTGGAGATAAATGTGGAATTCTTGCTTCATTGGAAATCTCTGATAAAATCTCACCTGAAGAAGCATATCAACAAATTCGTGTCCTTTACAAAGAACTCAAGTCCCTCCGTAAACAAGAAAAATCTGAGTGGGATACCCCTAACTAGAATTTGTTCCAAGTGCGGTGAAGAGAAACCATTAAATCAAGAACATTATCAAGTTGTAAAATTCTTTAAGCACAATTATTCCCACTATTGTAATTCCTGTAATGCACCCAAACCCAGAGACTGATTCCCTGAAAATTACTCAAAACGATGATGGTTCTTATGAAATGAGTTGGGACAAAAAAGATCCTACTTGGAAATTTTTAAATCACTTGACGAGCAAAGAAATCCAGGTTATAGTAAGAGAAGCAATCCAAGATAGACTTAATCAAAATGACGCTTAATTACCATCGCGTGTGGTCCACTCTAAATGATTTAGAAATGGTAACATCAAAGATTTCCAATGCTCGTGAAATTCTTGATAGTGCTATTGATAGACTTCAAGAACATCAATATGATAAAGCAGAAACTCTTATGTATGCTGCGGATGAGTTCTTGCAGTATTACCTTGAGGAGTTTGACCGTAAGTTTAAGGATGCTTGGGCAGAAACTGTAACCAAAGTTCATCAACAAGAATATAGTGTTTCTTCCACTTGCAATAATCAAGACCCATCACCAGAATGTAAAAGTTCTTGGAATAGTTTTTGGGAAGATGATGTGATTAAAGGTGATAAAGTAGTTAAGTGGGTTCTTCCTGTTCAGCAGAAAATTGAGGAAGGTATAGATGATTATTATGTACAGTTCCCTGATGATTTGTTAGAAGCAGCAAATCTTAAAGAAAATGATTTAGTGGAGTGGGTGGATAATTTGGATGGTTCTTATCTTTTGAGGAAAGTTTGATGTCTCTTTCAAAACAAACACTAGAAAATCTTCTGGAAGCAGAGTCACACATTCGTGCTGCAATTAGGGTTGCTGCTTCGTGCGAAAAACCCATGGTAGTAAATCAACTCTCAAAAATTCTTATGGATATGGAACACTGCAAGAAGTTCGAAGAAATTATGGATATGCTTGAGAATAGAAACCCTGGAAGTAGTGGATCTTTTGGTCCTATATTTGGAGATTAAGAAATGCAACAACACTCTTAAGACATTATTAAGTTATACAACAATATAGATAGATAGTGTTAGGATACGAAGATATTTCGATTAAAACTATGACCTACGCAAACAAAAGAAACACTAAACTTACAGAAAAAGAATACAATGAGATGGTTGCACTTAAGAATGCGATCAATGAATATCCACAAACGGTGGTCCCAGAGAAAATGGAGGAATTTGCCGAATATCTGGTAAGAAGTCTTAAAGAATTGGGTAATTAAAAATGAATGTTGGATTTTTAATCAATAAAGGTGAATATGCAGTTGTTCCTTATGGAAATCAATATCTTGTTATACATCAGGGACAACAATTAGAAAAACTTTGTAGAACAGAGGGATCTGCAAGAAAATATGTTGATGCTCACAGAAAAGGAAAATCCTTGGCAAGACTTCCCGATTAAACTTAATTAAATAAATGAAACTTCTACCACTCACATTACTTCCACTGCTCACATTCGTGCCCACAGCACCATTATTTGCACAGCAGACTAATATATACCAAACTTGTACCAATTATCAAGAAAACTATAATCCTGGATATTATGATTCCTATGGAAATTATGTCCAAGGCAATGTAAATACTCAAAGATATAATGTAAATTGTCAAAATCAAACATATTATCGTCCTAATGGTGGTAATGTGCAACAATCACCAGTTGCTGCACCTATAGCACAACCTTATCGTCAATGTGCTGCTGCTCCAATAGGTGCAATTCTTGGAGGTTTTGGTGCTTATAGAGCAACTAGCAGAGTTTCTAATCGTTGGTGGAGTATTCCATTAGGTGCTGTAACTGGCGGAATTGTAGGAAATGCTCTTTGTAATTGATAGGACACTTGGAGAACTGGCACAAGACCCCCGCACAGACCCAGTGGATGCCCTATAATACCTTTGTTGATTTGAGGAACCCCCCATCGCTACTCGTGGAAGAATTGGAATTGAACTTGCTGATGGTTCTATTCTATCAATTTACAATCATTTTGACTCCTATCCAGAATTTCTTGGAGTCAAACTTGTAGAGAACTTTAACACCCGCGAGAAAGTATCTTCCTTGATTGATGGTGGAGACATTAGTGCTGTGTGGACTAATCTTGGATTTAATCAGGAAACTCTTCCTGAAACTGGACCACTACCTTATTCTTCCCGTGGTGAAAATTGTCCTCCTCTTCTTGATGCTGACCTGTGTGAATATCTGCTTCCTGATGGTTGTGAAGAATATCACTACATTTTCACACGAAACAATCAGTGGGTGTGCTACAATATGCACCAGTTCGACAACACTAAACTACCTGAAGTGGTAGAAATCCCTGTTCCCGTTGCTACCTGAACTATGAATATGATTCGCGTTAAGTATTACTACAAAGAACATCCAAACACTACTCTTTCAGTGTTTCTTAAGACTCAAGAACAAGTAGATGCTTTCAAATCCAAGCATCCTGATTATGTTTATGTTCCTATTGTTTAATCAACAATCAATGAAACTCAAGTACATTCTTTGCTCTCTTTTTGCCTTTGCTGCAATCATTGGGTGGAATGCCTTTCTTATTCAACGTGATGATGCAATGTTTAAGGCATACTACAAACAACAAGCAATTCAACAGATGAAATGATTGTTATTCTTGCAATCTCACTCTATTTACTTTTGGTTGCTTTTGTGGTAGGATCACTTACATACTATTTCAAAGTGATACGACCCAGGGATGAAGCACAATTTATTCAACAACAAAGGAGCAAACACGATGATTGATTACAACGAAGACCGCAAGGATTTGCAAATTGATAGGTTGCACGAAAATCTTGTAGTAGAACTTGAAGAACAAGCGGCGGACTTGGGCGTCACTGTTGATTATTTTATTGCAGAGTTCACTAATCTTTCTGTAAAGCGATGACTTTTATTGCAGGTATGGGTTTAGGAGCAATTCTTGTAATCGGTGTAGCATTTATCTTTGCTGCTGATAAATAAATCAATCAAATTAAAAAAATGAAAAAGCATAAAAACTTTTCTAAACCATCACCTCCAAAAGAAATGACTGTAGGTCAACTAATGGATACAGAGAAGTTTCAAGAAGAGTTTTATAAGGATCATATTAATCAAATTAAAAAAAAATAACAATAACCTTTGACTTTACTAAATAGTCAAAGGTTATTTTTTTGTATAATAATGCTTAACGAAGCAAGAAAAAGAGAAAAAGCTGCAAATGCTTTTTTAGCAGCAACAATGGCTTTATCTGCCGCACAATCACCAAAAGATTTTGTAAAAACAGGAAAAATTGAAAGTCCTGGTGTTGCTTTAATGCAAAGATGGGGAAGGGTGAGAGGAGAAGCAGAAAGAAATCTTGATAGTGGTGTAGTAGTTCCTAGGAATAAAAAAATGAAAACTTTTAAAGAGTTTGTAGAAGAAGCATATCTTTACGAGATGCGTAAAGAAGATAAAGTAAAGGGGAAAGAAAAAACTCCAATGTATCTTGGTCTAGTTAGCAAGAAAGCTAAAAAAACTCCAGAAGGTAAATGGGAAATAGAGAAAACTGAATATAAGAGACCTAATCCAGATGCAGTGATAGGAAGAAGGCGTCAAGGAATGACTGCTGCACCAGAACATTCTCCACATCCAGGATGGGGAAGTGAGAGAGAACAACTTCGCAGACAACCACAAGGAGGTGGTGGAAGTGGTGCTAAAGATGGTAAACCAGGTGAACTTCGTGGTAAGAAGAAAGTTCCAGGGGCAAAGAGAGAACGTGATTTTAACACTGATGGTCCAAGTCCTGCAATGAAAGTGGGTTGGGCAAAATCAGCTAGAGCGAATAAAGGGAAGGATATTTTCAGCAAAAAGACAACACTATAATAAAATGAAAACCTTTCAAGAATTTATTTTAGAGTGTTATGAACTAGAAGAGAGTTCTAGTGGGGAAAGAACTAGAGGAAGAGCAACTTTAGGTCGTGCTGGAAATAAGATGGACCGTGGAGAAAGGTCTGTTGCTGCAATTGCAAGAAAAGCAGGATTGAAAGGAACTGGTAAGTATTCCACTAAAGATTTGAGAACCAGAGCAAAAGATTATACAACTTATGATAGTGAAGATACTGAGGATGATATTGGAAGCACCGAACAAGACCATTTCATTCGTACTCAAGCATCCGCAAGAAAGGCAGCAAAGGCTGAAAGACTTATTACTAAAATAAAACCAGCAGGAAGAAATGCATCTGGTATGACTAAACTCAAAACCGCACCTTCAAGTGAAAGTGTAAGAAGGGTGAAAGATTTGAAAAAGCAAATGACTAAATCAGGTGCTTCTAAAACGGGAAGAGTTCATACAGTAGATATTATGCATCGGGATAGTGATGTTGGAAAGGGTGATAGGGACCAACAAATGGAAAGGGGTAGAAACTTTATTCAAGCAATTAAAGATACTCCAAAAGAACTTAAAAAAGCAGGTGCTAAAAAAGGAGATACTGTCGTAGGAAAACCGACTGCCGTTATGTCGGGTGAAGATAAGAAAACTGGTGAAGCAAAACGAGCAAAACTTTATGGTAAAATCTTTGGTAAAAAATCAACCAAAGCAAGTCCTAAAACGGGACTTATGACGGGGAAAGTGGATTGATGAAAACATTTAAACAGTTTATATACGAGGCATCTACAACACAGAGATTGAAAATTGCAACAGCAAAGTTAATTGCAAAAAATCCAGATAATTCTGTTTATAAAACTCTATTGGATAGAATTAGAGAAAGGCAAGCACCACTATATCCAGATTATCCAGGAAGAGAATCTGCTAGAAAAGATAAGACCTTAATTCCATCTGGAAGAACATCAAGTTTTCCTGAACTTGAAGGAACATCTACAAGAACTAAAAACCCCAAGAAGTTAAGAAAGCAAAAAGCACTTGGTGAGATTGAAGAACAAAAATTTTTCTCAAGTAGAGCAGAACTTGAGAAACATTATGGGGGTGTTCCAGCAGAAAAATATCCTAATAATGCAGGAAGCAGTGAAAATCCAAAATGGAGACTTAAACCAAAATCTGGGGGAGTAGCAGAAAGAACGAGAAGAGCAGAAAGACTTGTATCAATTACTGGAACTCAAACACCCGAAGAACAAAGAAAAACCGCAAAAAAAAGAACACTTGCAAAACAAAAAGGAAAGGAAGTTCATCATCAAACTGAATTAGAAAGATCTGCAAAAGAGTTTGAGGGATTATCTCCAGAACAAATAGAAGCAAAGAAAAAAGCAGATGCAAAAAAAGGAAAATATCACGGAGAAGACCGAAGAAACCTAACTCTTGCAAATCCATCTGGAACATCAACAGATTCTCCAGGATTTCATCATTCTAGATATCACGCATTTGAAAGAAGAAATAGAGGAAAACTAAAAGATATAGAAACTGCTATTTCACCATCTCGGGCATTTACAACTTTAACTAATAAAGAAAGAAAACAAAATAAATCATAATTACTTGGAATCTCAATAAAAACCATTTATTAAGAATCCAAGTAAACCACTTTCCAAACCGTCCATTAGGTGCTCTCAAGGCACCTTTTTTATGTTATGATACCCAAAACACATACAAGAGATGAAAGAACTTACAGTTGTATCAATCAAACGTGAGGATGGTCTGTATCACTTTAATCATTCACACCAAAACACGGTTGAAGAAATACTTTGCAACGGCACCGAGGAGGCTATTGACGAACATTGCTACTTCAAGACTGGAAAGTATCCTATTGAAGGTGATGAAGTTGAGATTTCTTTGTTTCTCGAAGAACCTGATGATTATGATACTCTTCTTGTAAAAGAAGTGAGTGATGAAGACGGAACAACTTATACTGATACAACTCTCTGCTGCCCTGTATGGTTATGCAATTGGTTGCAAGGTTTCTTTGGTGAAGTTCCTGATGAGATTTACATTAAAGTGCGTCCCATCAATCAAGGTCTTGAGGCATTTGTAAAAAATACAGGTATGAAAGGTCTCTTGAATAAATAACTAAAAAGTATTGTAAGATGAACACACAAGACAACTATGAGTATCACAAACTTCTTAAGTTCTTATATTTTGAGGGATATGCAGATTCTTATGAGGAAGCACAATATGTTTTAGAAGAACTTAATTGTGATGGTGTTCTTGAGTATTTGATTGATGAAGGTTATAGTGATACATTTGAAGATGCTGTCGTTATTATGGAAAATATGAGTGAAGAGTGGAGACAGAGTATTGTTGAAGCAAATGCTGGACCTAGCACTCCTGTAAAAATTGATCCAGAAATGGGTGTTGTTCCAAATCTAGGTGCAGGAAGAGTTAAAAATGTTCGCCCTAAAGGAACTGCTGCTCTTCCTGGTGTTTGAAACTCATAAATAACTAAAAAGTATTCGTGCGATGAAATCAACACCAAGACAACTACAAGAAACGTATAAGATTCATTCGCAACTTGTAGAACATCTAATTGCTGAAGGATATGCAGATGATAATGAGTCTGCAAATGCTATTATCAATGGAATGAGTGAGACTTGGTTCAACTTAATTATGAATGACTAAGGACACTTTTTGAACTGTCCCCCTCACCCTCCCAGGAGGTCGGGTTGGTGCTATGATAAGAGCATCAACCAAAGACTCTTATGGAAGTTCTTAAAATCTCAAACTCCTCTGCAATTGCAAAGATTTATTTTGATGAGAGTGAAAAACAAGTAGGTGTTGCATATACATACAAACCAGAAATGTTTTACATCTTTCACTGTGATATTCTTGAGAGTGTGAAGCAACAGATTCAATCTACTGAAAGTGTTGGAAAACTTATTTCGTCTTTGAAGAAAGATGGAACTCTGCAAACTCTTTGAGAATCTAAAATGACATTTGATTTTGCAACATCTAATCTCTCAAAGATTTCTACCAAGTTTAGAACGTCTGGTGCTGTTTCACAACCTCGTAGGAAAGCAGGTTCAACTCTCAATGACATTGGAATAACCAAAACTAAAGTTGTTAAGATTGTAAACAAAAATGAGTATCTTGATCGTTTGTATCTTGCGTATGAATCTACGAATGATATTAAACTGAAAAAATTCATTTATCAAGAAATTAAAAAGATTCTTATTCAACAAGGATTATGGTCCAAAGTCTCTACTTGACTTTTGGCGTCAAAATTGCTATAATAAACAAGTTAAATAAAAAAGGTTAATGACTCAAAAGTTTCTATATTTGACTAATTTCTGGCCGAAGTTCCCTACCTCAGAATACGGAGGATTGCTTACAGTTATTGGTAAAGATGATAATGAGGTTCACGACATTCTTTTGGAGTGGAGAGACGATTACCTTGATAAGTATGATGGTTTGATTATGCAAGCAGTTGTTGATTCTCAAAAGTTTGCACTTGTAGAAAATGAAGAATCCCGAGTGGTTGAAGCATTTACAACATAGTAAGTAAGATATTTGTATGAATTTTGAACCCAAAGTTAATGACTATGTGGTATGGGCCAAAGGTATTGAGGGTTGGGTGTATTTTAAGCACGAAGAATATATTACAATCGAAACTGATGTATGGGAAAAAAGTAAAGAAAACTATGAGTTCTGTCCAATACACAGAAATGATAGAGTTCTGGTTCTCTGTTATAATGATCAGTGGAATGAACTGACTTACATTAAATCAAGAAAATCTGTTTATGAAGAATAGGAAGAAAAGTCTCCTGTACTACATCTATTGTGCTCTGGGAGAAAAGTCTGGTAAGAATAATAAAGAGGCGGACAAAATTTCTTTGATCCGTCTTTTGGCATTTCTGTCTATTTTTATAACTAACTGCTTTATCGTGTTTAATGCAGTCAGGACACATATCATTCCAGCAGAATCTAAACCCGTAAAGTGTATCATTATAAATAACTAAAAAGTATTGTAAAATGGACGCACAAGAAATTAAACAACTGAAAGAACTTCAAGATGCATATTTGAGTGTCTATGAAGCAAAGAAAGTAGATCAGGACGAGGATGGTGATAATGATTTTGCGGATATAAGAGTTGCAAGAATGGTTGCATCTGGAATGTCTAAGGCAGAGGCAATTGCAGCAGTTAAAAATAAAGAATATAACGAAGACTTTGAACTCTGGGTCAATGACCTCTTAGATGAAGGTTATGATCTAAGTGATTATACTTGGGACGAAATGTCTGAGATTTATCTTGATGAAGGTATTGGGTCAGCAATCAAAAGTCTCTTTGGTAAAAAGAAAGAACCAGAGGCACAAAAACCAGAAAGTAGAGGTGATCAACTTCGTAAGAAGTATAATGTAGGTCCTGAGAAATCAGACACCTCTGCTAAAAGACAAATTCTAGATAGGTCTCGTGCAAGAGCAGAGAGAGATGAAAGAGATTATGGAGATAAACCATTCCAGAAGCAAGTTGCTAACCAATCCAAAGCAGCACACGATAAGTATTTGAAAGCAGGTTATAGTAAGTATGGTGCTGATCTTCCAGTTAGTAGTGGTCAAGGTGGTAGTGGAGGAAGTGGTAGAGGTAGTAAGGCACGTAAAAGAGCAGAAGCACTCAACAACTCTTATGACCTTTTTGATTATATGATGGAGTATCTTCTTGATGAAGGATATGCAAATACTCAAGAATCAGCACTCGTTATTATGGCAAATATGAGTGAAGATTGGAGAGAAAGTATTTGTGAAGCTATATTGGAGTATCAGCCATTTAAAGATAAAAGAAAAAGAGTAAAGTCTAAAGTAAAGGAATTTGAATCACAGAAAACTAAAAACCCCGAAGATTTGGGATTTAGAAATGCACGACTTCAAAAAAGAATTGATTCTATGAAAAATGTTTTGGGTAAGAAAAATAAAGAAATTAGAAGTGCATCGCAACAGAAATCGTATGATAATATGGCAAAAGGTGGGTTTAAGCACCATGACGATCCTGAAAGTAAATATTATATAAAATGAAGATAAACAATTAATACACTTCCCAATCTAACACAGAGGGTTTCACCACCCTCTTTTTTTATAAATAACTCAAAAGTATTGTAAGATGAAGACCTTTCAACAATTTAATGAGGATATTAAACAAAGAACAATACAACTTCGTCAAAGACAGCAGCAGCAAATGCAAGCACATAAAGATGAAGTTTCATCTTACCAATCTAGACAGAAAAAAAAGAGAGCAGCAGCACAAGAAAGAGAAGAATTAAAGAAAGAAATTAAAAGAGAGTTAAAAGCAAACACTTGAGCGACTGGCACAAGACCACTATACAAGAACTTTAATTTCCTGTATAGTGTATTTGCCTAACTCAAACCTTACATATGAATGATTATGATGATCTTTCAATAGAAGATTTTTCTACATTTGATTTTGTGGAAGAACTCTTTGAGGAAGAGGATGACAACTCTAAATCCTTTGATACTTATCTTAACTCTAACATTGATTACTAATTAACAACTATGACTTCTAATATTTTACATCATCTTCAAGAACTGCAAGTTAAATGGCGTCAACAAGATTTTAATTTCAACAAATCGCAACAAGAAGAATATGATATTCTAATTGCAGCACGACGAGAAAGGGTTCTGGGATTTTATAAAGAAGGTCGTGTTTTTAAGGGCAGCAAAGCAGCAGCAGACAAACTTGCACTACAAAACCAAGTTGTAGAAGAGGAACTGCCTGAGGACAGTTGAGGGACTGGCACATTGGGCACTCCGCCGTCCTGCCTGACCTGCTATACTGATACCAGATAACAGAGAGAGAACCTTTGATGATTTATCGTCAATACACGATCAAATCTACATTAGTTGATTCGATAGTTGAATATGAACCCAAAGATTATATGGGTAATCTTGATTGGTTTCATCTTGCAGAGTGTGCGAGAGAGCGAATGTCTCAATATTCTCAGGATGTTCCCCGCTGGCGTGGAGAGCGTCGTGCTTTTTATTCTTCTCTTGCAAAAATAAAAAAAGTTAATTTTTAAGATTGATTGTTTTTATTCAACTTTATTATTAAACAAATGTCTGTCTACACTGAAAACGGTTATGCCAACCGCAAAGAATATCTCAACGAACTTCGTGATGAGTATGGTGCAGAGTTGGTAAATGCCTTAATTACTGTTCTTCCTTCAAGCGAAGATTTTGATGGTCTTTTAACAATGCTTGAGGATGCACTGGACGGTTATTGAACTGGCACATTGGGCACTCCGCTGCCCTGCCTGACCTGCTATACTACATTTGTTCTTGAGATTTCGATGACCCCCTCTACCTACGATTTTGCTGGTAATGCAAACACCTTTATTGGTGCTATTGCCTTGTTTGCAACTCCTGTGATTCTTTATTGGATCTTTAAGTCTTATTGGAACAGTCCTCTTCGTAAGTGAATCTTCTTTTCATCAAATGAGTCTTCTTAATAAAATGAATCCTGAAATCAAGCAGAAGTGGATAAGTGCTCTGCGTTCTGGTGAGTATGAACAGGGTGATGGAAAACTTTACTCTGGACAGGGTTATTGTTGCCTTGGAGTTCTTTGTGATCTGTATTCAAAAGAGAATAATCTAAAGTGGGAGTTTCGTGGTGATGATACAATCAAAACTGAAGATGAAATTGTTCCATCACAACTTCAAAAGTGCGACTATTTTTACTTTGATGATGAAAGTGAGTTTCTTCCCGAATCTGTAAAAGAATGGGCAGAACTCAGGGTCAAAAATCCTCAAGTAAGAGTTGAAGTTGAAGAATATGAAGAGGCACTATTTTATTTTGATGAGATTTCAAATCTTAACGACGCTGGATACACTTTTCCTCAACTTGCAAACATTATCGAGAAGCAATTCTAAGTAAGACTCAAGAGACTGTGCCACTTTTGGAGGTGGCACATGACCCTTGCCGAGACCCAAAACCTGTGCTATGATGTATTCATCAAGTCAAGGAGGGAGGTTTGTAATGATTAACACTTGTATTCTTCACGATGACTATGAAACCTTTGCACAAAAGTTTCTAGGAGTCGATTATGAGGATTATGTAGGTCTTCAACTGGGTCTTCCTGATGAAGATGAGATAGAAATTGAATATCCTTTGGGTGTTTGATTTCTTTTTTAGAAGTGTGGCAGAGAGGTCTAATGCGGAGGATTGCTAATCCTTTGATGTTCTTTAGGGCATCCGTTGGTTCGAATCCAACCACTTCTGCTGTGTGTTTGATTTCTATTGCTAATGGGAATGGTAGTTGCCCTTATAGTCTCCTAGTAATATAAACACATATTACTAAATATAAAAGTTCAAGAGGATGAGATTACTGATGTTTTAGACTGGAGTTCGATTCTCCACATCTCCATCGCTATGGTTTAAGTTAAGAAAAAGATTGCAGTGGGGCATCTTTTTTGTCTAACTTAATTTGGATTCACAATCACATAGCATTACGTTGGGTTGGTGCAATTGGTAGCACCTTGGTCTCCAAAACCAAAGATTAGAGTTCAAGTCTCTAACCCTTCGCCACGGGGATGCACTGGTTTCGATAAAGCATAAAGTTCTTATCTGTTGACGGAACAAACAAACAAAAGGCAACAACATTGTCAATTTCACTCGTCATTCCGCACCTGTTGCAGTTTGACTCTAAATGAGTGAAGGGGGTTCTATAAGTTTCCTTCTCATCCAAAACTTATATGAAAGGGGTGCTTGTATGAGTATCCCTTTTTTCATCCATTGACTCTATAGTGAAGCGGTCATCACGATACCCTGTCACGGTATTATCACGAGTTCAAATCTCGTTAGAGTCGTATGGTCCCATCATCTAAGGGTTAGGATACCAGATTTTCATTCTGGGCATATGGGTTCGAATCCCATTGGGACTATTGGGAACTTTATTCCCAAATTATTCAATTATCTTCTTTATTATGTCTACTCAACTGCTTGCTCTTGCTACTGACCTTGCCGATACTAATTCTGCTGGTTCTCAACTTGTTGTAAGCATCGTTAATGCAGAAACTGGTGCTGATCTTGTAGAAGCACTGGATGCTTATGATACCGCACAAACTCCTGTTGCTGTTTGATATTTAACGAGCAGTAGTTTCTACTGTTTTTCTTAGGAGTATAATTCAATGGTTAGAATAATCGCTTGATAAGCGATAAATCCAAGTTCGAATCTTGGTATTCCTATTCTCAAAGGACACTTGTTGAAGTGTCCCATACTTCCACCATTGGGCGTCCTGATGCCCTATAATAAGGTAATCAATAAAACACAAATGTTCAAAACTGACGGTTCGGTTCATTACGAAGGAGTGCAGAATGAAAAGGATACCATCAAACTCCTCAATCAACTGAAAATTTATGAAAATAAAGTTGAAAAACGAGGTGGAACCAAACAAAAAGAAGATGCTGTTTCTGGTCCTAAACAAATAAGTATTAAAAGAAAAAAAGGAATACAAAATGGTTCATTTGACTGGTTTAATACCAGTAAGTATAATAGTGTTTTGGGAGACATTTTCCAATCTTTTCTTGAAAATGTAAAAGAGTTTCGTTCTCTTCCAAAATCAATTTTAGAAGATGATACTTTTGTTTGTCAAGTTAGAGATAATTTTGATGTTTATTGTGAAACTTGTTTGAATAATCTAACAGGTGAAGATGTCGCAACTATTATTCAACAAGGAATGAAAGATACTCTTTCTGGATTTGATGTTGTTGTGAATGATATTGAAACCAAAAGTCTTTTTGTATTTCCATTTGAGAATCATTCAGTCAATCAATATCTCAATTCCAACTATACAATTACTCTACAAGGAAAGGGTAAATCATCACGAAAAGTAATTTTTAGTGATGGCATACATACTTATGATTGTGGACTTCGCATTCGTATAACCAGTAATAATGGTATCAATGCTTTTCTTGGTATGAGTAAATCAAATAAAAACTCTCAAGTTGTAATCAAACTTCAGCAAGACAATATCAAAGAACTTCTTTCAGTTACCAAACCTCAAATATATGTCTATTAACATTCTTAATCAATCTGCCGAAACTATCAATACCTTAAATCAAACATTTGATTTGATTTATATGGACCCTCCCTTTGGATTACAAAGAGACTTTAAGATGTTGGAGCAAGATGGTGAAGAAAAAGGATTTTCAGACAACTGGAAGTCCTTTGATGACTATATTGATTGGTATGCTGATATTATCAATAAAGGATGGTCTGTTTTGAATAAAAATGGATGGATGTATTTACATAATAACTTTATTGGTAATGCACTTGTTTTATCCAAAGTAAAGGAAGAAGTTAGAAATGCTTTTTATACTAATATCTCTTGGAAAAGGAGTGGTCCAAAAAATAATATCAAAAATGGTTGGGGAAACATTGTAGATAGTATTATGGTTTTGAGAAAAGGTAATCCATACTTTCAAGTGGAATATGTTGATCTTGATGAAAAATATGAGAAAAATAGTTTCAAAAACCAAGATGAAAGAGGTTATTATGCTCTTGCTAAAACTACAGGTGAAAAAAGTCGTCCAGGCAGAGACTTTGAATATAAAGGATACAAACCAACTTATGGTTGGAGAGTGAGTGAAGATATGTTGAAAGAAATGGATAATAATAATCTTCTTCACTTTGGAAAAAATATGATTTACAAGAAAATCTATCTTGATGACAATAAAGGTGTTCCAGTCCAAAATCTATGGGATGATGTTTATTTCATTTCAAGAAGTGAAACAAACAAACGCAAATATCCAACACAAAAACCACTTAAATTATTAGAAAGAATTGTAAAATCATCTTGTCCTATAAATGGTTGGGTTTTGGATCCTTTTGCTGGTTCTGGAACTACTGCAATTGCTTCAAACCTTTTAGAAAGAAATTGTATGACTTTAGATATTAACCAACAGTCAATTAGACTTGTAACTGAAGCAATAGAAGAATGTAAAAAATCAAATAATAATCTCACTTCATTTTTCAGTTAATTGTATTGCTGTGCCACTTGAGGAACTGTCACACTGACCTCTCTGGGCGCCTCTGGATGCCCTATAATACAAGAACAAACAACATAAAGATGCAAAATGGAAATCCTAGAAATTAAAACTCTTGATGATGCAACTGTCTACGTGCAGGCAGTTGCAGAGGACTTTATCTTAGATAGGACACAAACACTTTATGATCCTCCAGAGTATAGGTCAGCAATCGTAGAAACTTTTATTGATCTTGAGAATATTAGAGACTATATGGACTGTGATGTTGTATCTCAGGATATTATGTCTCAGTATCTTGAGTGTGTTAATTATGACCTAGATTGGAAAGAAGTGGGGGATTATTGATACCTTGTGCCACTTGTTGTGCTGGCACACTAAACGGGCACAGCGACTTAAATGTGGTATTCTTAAAGGGTGAAGAGAGCACCCAATGACCTACACACCACATCTGTCTTACATTCCGTATTTGCAGGTGCCAGAAAACCGATTGAATCTTGCATTTAATTGGTATCAACGACAACCAGACCGCCCACAAAACTTTCCGTGCTATTCTTATTGGATTCAACGATGTGAAAATGATGGAACTGACTACTGAAACTATGCTTGATAAAGTTCTAATGATTGAAGACATCCTGACTGAAAAGCAACTTCTTGTTCTGCAAGATATGCTTTATGTGTATAAAGACCTTCAGGAGGTAGTTCATAACTATCCTGAACCTGATACTCTCTTTACTCAAACTCAACGCGATCTATTCAACCTTTTTGATATCAAATGAAACAAACACATCGGTTTGAGACTCTTACTCAAGCAGTTCATTTCTTTATGAAAGAGTTTGCTATGTCGAATCAACAAGCAACTCATTTCATTTGGGACCATTCATTTAGAATGGGAACTGACCGTGCTGTATGGATTACTGAACCTACCAACTGATTATTATGCTTCCCTCTTATAACGCAATTCAGTTTCATTCTAAAGAAGAGCACCAGGCAGCACTCTATGATGCTTGCTTGCTGATTGTCAACACTTACAACGGTTCTGATGTTCTTGATGGGTATTGTGTTGAGAATTACAATGGTAATGTGTCTGCATATGACTTTATGAAGTATGCCCGCAACATTCTCAATCACATCGCTGAAGGACAACTGAAATGACTAAGATTAACTGCGATGACTTTTGGGATTATCACAGTAAAAAACAAAAGTCTTATCTTGGTAAAATCCCATCACAAGATTTTTGGAATGAAGCATATGAGATGTATTTAAGTATTGCAACTCCTGAAGAACTGGAAGAAGATATTATCACCAGAGAAACACTTCAAAAACTCACCACTGCACTTGGATTAGATTAAAATAACTTACACTCAAGACATTAAAGAAATACTAAAATAAATCTGTGCCACTTCTTGGGGTGGCACAGTAATCCCCTGCGACACCCCAAGAGGTGCTATGATGAACGCAGTTCAGAGGTGAAATGAGTTGTGCCAACTCCAAATTGGGTTCATAACTCTGGTAAACAAAAGAATACAAAAGGAACTTGCAAGGGACAACTCAAAGCAAGGAAGCAATCGCTCAAAGCACTCAAACTCAAACTCAACGTAAAATGACTTCGATTTCATTCACATCTGGTGAGTTGTTGGATATTATCACTCAACTTATCAAGATGGCAGATAGTTTGGATGATGCCGAGAATTATACTCTGGCAGCATACTATTTCAATATGGCACAACAGTTTGAAATGCTAAATGATAAACTTCAGGATTTTGTTCCTGAGAATAGAGTAGCACATTTAATTTTGGCAGCAAACTAATGCATACCATGCTTTTTCACTACACAACCAACTGGAAAGAAGGTAAAGTCAATCAAATGTGGATTGAAGAGATTGAGGAATCTTATGATGTTTATAAGTATGTTGCTATTGCTTTCAATCCTGAAAAGAATGTGAGTATGGTAATGTCTAATCCTCGCGGTTATTATGATACCCTGCAATGGGTTCGTAAGTTCTGTGGTTCCTTCTGTATTCTTTGAATTATGATTACTCTCGCAATCGGTGGTGGAATTTATGATCCCGACCCATCTGCATCTTATCGCCACAATCAACAACGTAAAAATCGCAACTGATCTACTATGAAATATATCGTAACTTTATATCAGGGCGGACAAACTTTCACAGAGGAAGTTTATGCTAATGATGTAAAAGAAGCTAAAGAAACCGCCAAAGTGCGAAATCCATCTTGTAAAGTTGTGGGAGCAAATGTGAGTTTTAGGTAATAAAAAATAGAATATCTTTTCCACTCTTCATAATATCAAGACCAATTTTTTAACTGGCACACTCACACCTGTAGCACACCGCAAAGTGTGCTACAATATTTCTATTGGAAGTTAATTGATGCAACTGCACCTTCGTGAACATCAACAACGATCTGTTGATGCAATGCAAAAATATAACAAAGGTATTATCTGTGCCGTAACTGGTGCAGGTAAAACTCTTGTAGGTATTGTTGATACAATGCGACAGTTTGAGACAGAAACTCCCAAGACTGTTGTTGTAGTTTCTCCAAGGATTTTGCTGGCAGAGCAACTCTCTCACGAGTATCTGGAGTTTATCACTAATGCAAAAGTATTTCACGTTCACAGTGGAGAAACACGCTGGGAATCCTCTACACGTCCTCTTGAAATCTACAATTGGGTCGGGAGTCATAACTCCTCTCACAAACTGATTTTCACAACCTATCACTCTCTTCAACGTCTTGTTGATGCTGAGATTGAGGTTGATACTATTCATCTGGATGAGGCACATAATAGCATACAGAAACATTTCTTTCCTGCTGTAGAGCACTTCTCCAAGACTGCAAAGCGATTTTATTCTTACACTGCAACACCAAAGAACTCTACTGTCATTGGTAAACCAGGTATGAATTGGACTGAAGTTTACGGACAGATTATTGCAAATGTTTCTGGTCCTGAGATGGTTCAAGGTGGTTATATTGTTCCACCCAAAGTAGAAGTGAAGCAACTACCAATGGTTCAAGGTCGTCAGGTTATCTTTGATCGAGATGCTGATAATCTTATCGAAACTCTTGATGATTATCAAGTAGGTAAGGCACTTATCTGTGCTAAAACAACCAAACAAATCATTGGTTTGATTAGTGAGACTGAGTTCTGTAAAGAACTAGAAGAACGTGGATACTCTTGGATGGTCATTACGAGTAAAACAGGAGCAATCATTGATGGTAAAAAAGTCAATCGTGAATTGTTTTTTGATACACTTAATGCTTGGGGGAAGGATAACTCCAAGAAGTTTGTCGTTATTCATCACTCTATCATCAGCGAAGGTATTTCTGTTTCTGGTCTAGAAGCAGTCATCTTTATGCGCCCCATGGACTATACTTCAATTGCTCAAACGATTGGAAGAGTTGTTAGGTTGCATCACGATGATGCTAAAGGTCTTGCTGAGGGTAGGATTCAACCTGGAGCACTACATCAATACACCAAGTCATTTGCTCTCTGTGTGATTCCAGTCTACAACTCTGTAGGTATTTCAACTGCTCGCAAAGTGCAAGCAGTTGTAGATACTATTTTTACTCGCGGCGAACCTTGTATCACCACGACCAGTAAGTGATGCCTTGTGCCACTTATGCAAGCGGAACGTATCCTTTAATAAGGATTTGTCTTATTAAAGGTTCCCTTGTGCCACTTGTTGTGCTGGCACAGTAAACGGGCACAGACCTCAAAATGTGGTATATTAAAGGGGTGGTGAAGGAGGCAGTAAGACCACCTTGATAACGTCAACTGACATCTTGGCAAGTATGCTGTTATCTAACTTCATCACATTCAACCTCACATAACTTCTATGACTTCGACCTACGCTGTTGATTATTCCAATCTCACAAGCGAGAACTATAATCAGTTCTTGGGTGAATCTATTGTAGAAAAGATTGAATCCTATCTTGAAGAAAACTTCTTCATTGATGATATGATTGCTTTCATTCAAGAATATGGAGATACTGCTTTCTGCGATCATTACGATGAGTATGTGGAGGCAGGAGAATCTAATTCTTATGAAGCAGTCGATGTTTTCATTGAGGAGTTTGGTGTTGATTCTCTTAGTGGTTTTGAGGACGCCTACCGTGGCGAATGGAGTTCTAAAGCAGACTATGCAGAAGACTTTGTGAGTTCTTGCTATTGCCTTGACATTCCTAGTTGTGTTGAGGTTGATTGGGAAAACACTTTCGATAATCTTGACTGTGTTTATTCCAATGGATTTGTTTTCGATACTCAATTCTAAACTATGAAACTTCAATCCAAAGATGGTAATATGATGGTGGATTTCTACCCCATCAAAACACCATTCGGTGATGTATCTAAAGAGTGGTACTTGAAAACTCTCACTTTTATGGGGAAAACTCAATCCAAAAAGTTTCTCAATCGAGTTGAGATGGATCTTGAGATTCGAGAGTATCTCAATAACATTCCCATTCCGTATGAAGTTGTTGGATTTAATACAATTCCACAACTTGCCAATCCATTTGCAGAGGTTTAATCATGACTCGTCAAACTATCGACTATCCTGAAACTCAAGAAAATTGGAAGAATCTTCCTCAAGATTTTCTTGATTATCTTGATGTTTTAGATAATGCAAAAACTGTCAAGGCAAACCTTGCAAATACTCCAGTAGATCCACTCTATCCTACTTACGATTATGAATGGTGGGAACTTGATGATAAACTTGCACTAGAAACTGTTCTTTACTACTGGAATCTAGTAGATAAAGAACTTCCTTCTAATGATGAAGTTCTTGACAACATCAATGAAGGATATGGCGAAGCAGCATATGATGATTATGTAAGTTCCGCATATTCTTACTAATGGATGTGCCACTTCTTCTAGTGGCACAGAACCCCCCCATAAGGGCATCAAATGCCCTATAATACACTCATACAAACAAAATCTCAATGTCTTACACTCAATTTGTTTCTACTGCCACTCTTACGGTTGTTGATGGATTCAATCTTCAATCTTATTTGGATGCTATTTCAGTTCGATGTGTAGAAGAGCAAAACTCTATCTTTGATGAGTTTGGTGAAGAGAATGGTAAAGTCGATGTAGATTTCGGTGCTTATGTTCACCAAAATGATGATGTCATTTTGATTGAATGTGATACTGAAGAATATAATAGTAATAGTGAGGTTTGGGATTGGTTGGTGGATCAATTTGTTCCTGTGATGACATCTCGATTTGTGGAGATTAAATCCGCCAGTATTGATAGTCGTGATGGTGTTGAGGTTGATGTTGCTTATCTGGGTAAGGATGGCAAATACATTACTACCACGGATTTGATCCAAAACTACATCAGCAATGTGCCACTTGTAGCACTGGCACAGTAAACGGGCACTGAGACTTGAATGTGGTATTCTTAAGGAGTGGAGGGGTCTGGTCCCATTCAAGTCTCATTCTTTATTCTTTAATCAAATGGTTTTTGTCATCTCTCAACTCAATGGTTGCACCTATAAACTGGATGCCAACAATCAACGAGTGCTGATGTATGCTAATCTGTTGCCTGACGGTTCTTATGAAACCGCAGGATCTGCCTATGATTGGGTAGAGTGGGATGAACTGGATGAAGATGAACTTATAGAGGCAGATCGTATTCACAAACTGCTGCTTGAGGATGTTCTACAGAACAACTGAAATGACTGACACTTTTCTAGTTAATGATCGAGTTCATTACTCTATTGGTAGTGATATATTTCCTGGTGTGGTGATTAAAATTACACCTAAGACTATATCAGTTCGAGACTCTCAAGCAACTCTACATCCTGATTGGAAACCTGAAATTGAAGCAGGTGGATTTGCAGGACATTGCAGCAATCAACACTCTCAACAATGGGAGTTTAGTGATGATGTAAATGGAGTTGTGAGAAAGTTCACTTATCGTAAGAATCCTCAAAAGTTTGTGATGACAGGTTCTCAATCTTCTGTTCTTCAGGGTGGTTGGGAAAAGTTTCACGATTACAATTTTTGAAGGTTGAGTCTCATATACCGTGTGCCACTTGTTGTGCTGGCACACTAAACGGGCACAGCGACTTAATTGTGGTATTCTTAAGGAGTGGAGGGAGCAGGTCCCACCCGAGTCCCAATCTTAATTCTTTATTTTTTTCATTATGGATCGCAAGCAAATTATTGCAAAGATTCAATCAATTCTCAAACTTCAAGAGGGAACTTCTTTTGATGGGGAAGCATCTGCTGCCGCAAATTTAATTGATAAACTGTGTAAACAGTATGGAATTACGATTACTGAGGCAACTGAAACTCAAGTTCTTGATGAGTCATTCATCAATTTCAAACGTGTGAATGTTGCACTTACGACTCTTCTCAATGCGATTGCAACTTTCTATGATGCAAAAGCATATATGAAAAATGGCGATGTAAAATCTCTACAAATCATTGGTAGTGAGGCACAACAAATCCAAGTGCGTCTCTATTATGATTATCTGGTTCAGGTGATGGAGAAAGAGGCAGAAGTCGCACATCAAGCAGAAAAAGTAATGGCAGACATTACTGGTAAATCTGTATCTCGGTCCTTCAAACTTAATTTCCGCAAGGCATTTGCAGATAAAGTTGCACTGCGTCTGCGTGAAATGAAAGAAGAAGAAAATCGAGTTCACGATGATGCAAAAGCAGTGAGTAGCAAACTTTCTACAATGCGATTTGGTCGCGCTCGTAGAATGAATGGTGCAAGCGGTGAAGGTGCTTATTCTGGTAGTGTTGTAGGTGCTGGTGTTTCTTTGCATCGCCAAGCATCAGGTAGTCAACAACGTCAACTCTGCGGAGTTTGATGATGCCCTGTGCCACTAATACCACTGGCACAGTAAACGGGCACAGACCTGAAAATGTGGTATTCTTAAGGGGTGGAGAGGTCCGCCCCTTCACAAACTTCCAACTTAATTCTAACTCAAATGACTGTTGATTTCTCCCGCGACATGATGCTTGATATGCTTCGCAACGGTGCAACTGGAACTCAACTTCTGGAGATTCTAAATGTAATTGTTCCTGATCAAAATGAAGTGAATCAAGAAAACGCTGAAGGTTGATTCATTCTTTTTTCTGTTAAAAAGTCCTCTATTCTACATTCCAATGTTTGTTATTTGTCCTGTAAGTTTTGATCTAGAAGATGCCGAATGGCACGATGATCTTTATGATGCAAAAGAAGATGCAATGAATTGGAGTGTAGAACTGTCTGGTGAAAATGTAATTGTTTATGAGGCAGTTGAAGGTAATTATGGTTATGACTTCAAACCTCTTACAAAAGTCTGTGCCTGATGAAAACTAAAACTCTTACATTCAAGGCACCAAATAAGATGAAAATGATACTTGTTGTCTTTGCACTTGCATTTATTTTTTCTCATCAAGTTAAGACTATAACCGCAAATACACTTTACACGATTGCTGATATTATATCCAACAATCAGTGAGTCCAGTGTTGAGATGTGCCACTAATACCACTGGCACACTCAACGGGCACAGCGACTTAATTGTGGTATTCTTAAGGAGTGGAGGGAGCAAGTCCCACCCGAGTCCCATTGTTTATTTCTTCTCATGAATTCTTTCACTGTTGTTAAAAAAGGTCAAGACATCAACTTTGAGAGCAAGTTTGAGTCTCTGGAAGATGTTAAGCAGTATCTTGCAAAGGAAATGAACTATAATACTTTTGTGAATGATTTGCTTGATAAAAAGAAAGCAAGTGTGAATCAAATTGCCTGGATGCACTATCTTGCAACTCAAGATGTGATTGATGCAGAAACTCCTGCTATTCGCGGTGAGTATTATGATCTGGTGACGAAAATGTATAGTGCAGGTGCAAAGCGCAGTAAGTTTCAAGTGCGACTGCCTGGTATCACTCTTTCAACCGTAAATCAAGGACAAAACATTGGTTGTGTTTATGTTTATGAAAACAGGCAATATGTTGCTAAAATCACTCATAACGGTGAGTTGATTGGCAATGCTTCTGAAGATGTTAAAAATCTTCTGGAAGACGCTAATGAAAATCTTATGCAACTTGCAAAGATTTACGGGCACGAATCTGGATCTTGTTCGATTTGTGGTCGCACACTGAATGATCCTCTCTCAGTACAAATGGGAATTGGACCTATCTGTGCCAAACTGTTTAACTAAATTCTTTTTACCTTTTCTTCCAATGTTTGATCTTCTCAACTTTCAACCACACCTAAATGGTATTCCAAATGCGATTGCAGCAAGGCATGTATTTGAAAATGATTGGGAGATTTCTGTAGTTGCTGGACCACCAAATTGTGGTCTTTATGGCAACATCAATGAGAATACTTATGAGGTTGCAATCATAAGACCAAATGGAAATATGACTGAAGATGTAAATGGTTGGAATAGTAAAGAAGAAGTTTCTGCAATGATGTGGGTGCTGTCTCAACTGTAATCCCACACCACATTCTTAACACTCACTGAGATGATTTACAAAGTTAGGTTCTCTTATGAAGATACAGTTGCTGAAGAAGTTATCATCAACTCTTTAGAAAACCGAAAACGATTACTCAATCGACTGTTAAAGTCAAACCCCGACGTTACTGAAGTCACCATTCTTTCACAAACAAAATGACTTACAAAGAACTTCTTGCCGAACTTCAAAAACTTAACGAAGAACAACTCAATCAGGATGTTGCTATCTGGAATGATCTTCTTGATGAGTATTATCAACTGGATGTTGGGTTAGTCTTTGTAGACAATACTCAAGATGTTCTTGATGTAAACCACCCTGTTATCCGTTTCTAATGACTACTCTCACTCTACAAGTTACTGAAGTTCTGTTTGATTTTGATGATGAAGATTTCACTCTCGAACACCAACAATCTGTGATAGATTCTGTGCTTGGTAATGTCTTTGAGGTGGAAGTTGACAATGAAAATGATGATGGGGAAGTTGCTGATGCTCTAGTCGAAGAGGTGACAGATGCCACTGGTTGGTGTGTAGTCTCCCTGGATTTTGTTCACGTTCTTAACACTCACTAAATATGGAAATCTCCAAAATCCTCACACTCTCAACAGCACATCTTCATCCTTTGGAGGGACCAAAGGTTGATAAGGTTTCTTATACTCACAGTGATACTAGTTCTATGGTGAATACTGATCCAGAAATGTATGAGTTTTATATTGAAGAAAGTCTCCCTTGTTTGGTAGATTTGCTGAAATTGATTAAGGAACAATACAATGATGTTGCTTATGTAATGTTTGATGCTGATGGAAATGTAGAGGATCAGTTCAGGAAGTATGATTGGTAAAGGAATTTAATTATGTCAGACACTCAACGCAACGGTAATTCTTCTGATTATTACCCATATCGAAGACCAAAGACATTTAATGAAATCAAACAACTTGGTGGTATAATTCAAGATGATGAAGTAGAACTTCGAAATAGAGATAAAGCAAAGATTCATAATCTTCCCACTGTTTATGATGATATTGTGAAAAGTGGATACTATGAAGACTATGATTGGAAACATCATTGGGATATTGAATCCCAATCTCAAGGTGAGTAGTATCCCCAATGTGTCCGTGCCCCTGACCGCCCCCCCTAGACGCCCGTCAGCGCCCCCTAGGTGCCCCTGTGAGGCGGTCTGGCGTCCCCTGCGGGGTATGGGTCGATCCTGGATATAACGACCTTATAGGGCATCCACTTTCTCGGGCATCTTACCTGAGTCTCTTATACCTTGTGCCACTTGTTGTGCTGGCACACTCAACGGGCACAGACCTGAAAATGTGGTATATTAAAGGGGTGGAGGGAGCAGGGGTGCCTGTCCCACCCGAGTCCCAATCTTAATTCTAATTTCAAATGTCTGTCGCCCAAAGAATGGAACGTCAATTCTTTCTTTCCTTCATTGATCTTATCAATGAAGTGCAAGGCAAACAAAAACTTCCTTCGCAACTTAATTCCAATCGCAAGTCTTCTTGGATGAAGCAAGTTTCCAATCCAAGGCAAAAGAAAGATGCTCTTGCATTGGTCTAACTGATTCTTTTCTTTTCTCCAAACCACAACATTCAATGCTGATTAAAACTGTTTTCGACATTCAAACTCAAGAGAAAGGATATGCAATTTGCGATCCTTCAACTCAACAATGTGGGTTTGTGACTTATTCAATTACTAATGCAATTAAGGCAGGGCAATGTAAGTCTCTTGATGAAGTTCAACAACTGATCGGTGCCTGAAATGAACAAAGAAGAATTGATTTTCCGATTCACTATTGAAGAAGTAGAAGTTTTGCAAGCACTGATTGAATTTCATTCTGGTTCTGAGATTCCTGATTGGTTAAGTGAAGATGCTTATGATTCAATGTTTGACAAAGTAATGGGCAACTAATTATGAAAAAGAAAGTTAAACTTGATCTACTGTCAAAAGCAATTGATGGTAATGAATTACTTCTGATCGCACAGGCAATTCTCAAATCTTCAAAATAATGGCACTTTCAAATCAAACAGTTCAATCTCTTTCAGATGCTCTTGCGCCAGAAGTTGTTGAGTATATTCTTAATGATGAACGTTGGGTAAAATTTCTACATGAAGTTGTTCCTGATGCAATTATATCAACTTTAGGACAAGTTGATGATGATGTTCTTTTTGATCTTTCATTGTGTGTAATGGATTCTCTTTTTGTAAAGTCTGCTAAATGACTAGTTTCCTGACTAAAGCACAACGTCAAATCTTAATCGACTGGTATATTGACTGCCTGATTGATACTGAGTCAGAGTTTACTGATGGAAGCGAAGATGCAGAACGTCAACAACTTTCATCAATGAATAACTCTTACTTTTATGAGTATGTTCAGGAGATGATGCCTAACTGCATGAAAGATCTTGCAAAAATGAAGGTCTGATACACATACACAAACTTATTCACACTCACTCATCAAACAAAATGACTATCACTTTAACTGCTAATTACAAAGAAGTTCTTCAACCCCAAACCGTAGAGTTTATTGAAGAGGGTGAGTATGATTTAGATGCTGCTCTTAAGTTCATTGATGATTATAATGAGGATGCCTTTGTTGCATATTATGATGAGTATGTTCGCACTGGTGAAAGTATTGGTTATGATGTAGTTGATACTTTTATTGAACATCACGGTGATGTTTCTTATGTCGATCACGTTGAAGAAGCATACTATGGAGTTTATAATTCTGGTGCTGACTTTGCTGAAGAATACTATAGCGAAAATATGTATAATGATCTTCCTGTTGATTTGGTAATTGATTGGGAAGCAACTTGGAAGCAAAATCTGTATTATGACTTTGACTTTGTAGATGGTTATATGTTTAGTTCTTCTTTTTAGAGTATAATACAGAGAGGAAGATGTTCGCCTCTACTATACAAGAAAGTGACATCGTAGAGTATGAATAATTCAATCAAATGGTGTATGGTGATTATATGAGAGAGACTGGTAATCTCTCTCATTTTCTTTTTTGCACATTCTCAAATGACTTTCATTCAACAACTCATTGCAGATGGTTATGTTTATGATGATGAAGATTACGATGGTTGCTATGTAAAACAAGATGAAGATGGTATCATTCATTGTTATCAAGAAGGTGAGGATGAAGATGAATGGAATTATGTAAAGATGACTGATGAGTTTGATGTGATCACTGAAAAGACTTTTATTCCTGAATCATCATGACTGACTCAGACAAACTTTTCGCATTGACTGAAATTATGAATGATGTGATTCATACTCTGGAGATGAAACAGTATGATATCGAAGATCCGCAACTGTCTTATGAATGTGTAGTAGATGCAGATAAGTTTCGCCAAATAGTGAACGACATTCTCTATCCTGAATAAACAATGACATTACCAACGTGGGAAGAACTAAAAACTCAAGCAATCGTAGAGGCACTTGATTATTATATCATCAAACTTAAAGAAGATAATTGTAATGAAGCAGCAATAGATCTTTATACAAAAGTTATGAAAGAGATTGATCCAGAATCCTTATATCATTAAACGCCTTAATCCATATCTCATAATATACTCATCCAATGATCCTTCAACTATATTATTCAGAAAGGCATTTGTATCAGGAACTGGTAAACCTTTCAGTATAGATGCAGTGTGAACTTGTTTAATCTTATTCAGTAAATCTTTTTCAATGATAAAGTTGTCTACCTTAACCTTTGTTTGTTTATATTCAGATTCTTTTCTTTTGGGAATAGGATAAGTCCATTCTAGATTAGGCACACTGTTATCATTTAAGTCTCCGTTAATGTGTCTGACTTTACGATTTGTGTCATCAGTTGGAATAAAGGCAATAGCAACTAATCTTTGTATCGTGAATGGTTTTCTCTTTCCTTTATTACTCATTAGAGCAATGCATTTACCATAAGAGTTGCCTTTACTCTTATATCTCCAGTTATGTTTAAGTATTTTCTGTTTATTATTCTTAAAGGACCAAACATTACCTAGAGTATCTACTGCATAGTTTGTGAAATCTTCTAGTCCTTCAATTTCATTCAAGAACTTAAATCGTGTCTCCATTGGTTGTTAATATCTTATACCTAATGATTGTATCTATATGGTGTGAAAGTTGTATGGTGTAAAAGTTTTCCTCCTGTGGAAAACGTGAAATGAAAAAGAAAGTGTAAAACAAAGACTTTATGTCTTTAAACGCATAGAGTCTTTATAATCATTAAGTCTTTATGTGTGTTGATGAGTGTTTTTGATATTCTTATGAATCTTTATGAGTGTTTATGAGTGTTTATGAGTGTTTATGAGTGTTTATAAATGTGAGATCTTATAGTGATCTTGGCCGACGTATTATAACACGCTTTCTCAAAAATGTCAACACCCCCGGACACATAAAATACTGGCACAAGGACACATAAGACTCACAAGACTCATAAGAACTATGAGTCTCGCACCTTTTTTGCTATGTATTCCTGAGACTTATGAGACACAGACACTTCACAGACCGCACACTGGACTCATAAGTCTCACCGCCACCGTGCTAGATTTATAGGGTGGGAGGAGAGGGAGTATAATCAATTCCCCCAGAACTCCCAAAAACATAAGATTTCACAGGGATTCAATGATACTTATAGAACACTCCCAGACACCTCTATATGCCCTCACAGCACACTTATAAACTCTCTTAGGTATGCAGACACCTTATACCTTATATTTGAATATCTTAACAATACTTTGACAAAACGGAAAAGATGTGGTATAAATAAATGAACTGAGAATACTTACACTCAGGGCACATACACAATCTTATTCCAAAAAGCACAATAGGCGGTTTACCCGATGAGATAAGACTTTTATATGGACCACATAAGATTCCCTGTAAATCCTGATTTCTAAGTATCTTTATATTACCACTCAACATATAAAAGGCGAACAGAGTTTAACTATATGTTTCTCGATGTGCCAAGTTCATTCGTTATTAGGTAATTGAAGTATAAGAATTCTCATATCATCTTTGATATGATATCAGGTCTTATACAATTCATTCGTTATTAGATACTTTGCGTCTACTCAATTTCTTATATCCAATTCTAATCATAATGAATCTCAAAGTTCATTCGTTATTAGATAAGATTTCGTATGCTTTCTTATAATAGAACAGCACACAGGAAATAAGATTTCAAAGTTCATTCGTTATTAGATAAGATTTCGTATGACAGATTCTTATATTCATTTTTGATATAAAGAGTCTCAAAGTTCATTCGTTATTAGATAAGATTTCGTATGACAGATTCTTATATTCATTTTTGATATAAAGAGTCTCAAAGTTCATTCGTTATTGAAGAAGTTTCGTATAATGTTTTCTCATAGAAGCATATACACTCATTGACAAGTAGAAGATATTCGTTTATAATTCAATTCGTTTAAACTCTTTATAAGTTTTTGTAATAAAGAGTCATATTGTTGTATCTCAAGTTTCGTGTAAAGAAAAGAACTTGACAGAAAGGATAAGTTCGTTTAGGATTACGTTAAAGCAGTTAATTCTTCTCTTCGTCTTATGTCTCATTCGTATCTCTTAGCACAAAAGAATAAGTATCGCATTACGTTGGAGATTGATGCGATGAGTGATTTTAATCCACATCAAATAGATTGGAACAAACTCTTTGATCTTGAGTCTAATGAATCAATCGAAAGTTATGTTGAAGATCTCAATGAGCGATGGTAAAATAGAATTACATTGCAGAATTGTTAGATCACTGGCATAACAGTAAGCATAAGTCTATATCTTCGTGAGATTTTATAGTTTATTCGTGGTGTTTTGTGTGTTTGTGAGTGTTTTTAATGGCAGTTAGTATAAAGAACTCTAGTGTTTTGTATATTTCTTACACTTTATGGTGGCAGTTAGTATAAAGAACTCTAGTGTTTTGTATATTTCTTACACTTTATGGTGGCAGTTAGTATAAAGAACTCTACAAAATATAGTTTATTCGTAGTGTTTTGTATATTTCTTACACTTTATGGTGGCAGTTAGTATAAAGAACTCTACAAAATATAGTTTATTCGTGGTGTTTTGTGTGTTTGTGAGTGTTTTTAATGGCAATTAGTATAAAACAACACGAATAAAACACTTATTCGTCGTCAGTGAGTTATTCGTTATTCGACAGTATCCTGATTGTTTGTTTATTGTTTATATTTTGGCGTTGCGGGGCGGGGGGCGTTATTATTTTTGGGTCCCTACCAACCTACACTGTATGTCTTTTTCGACCTATATCTCTCTTTCATAAAATTTTTCCGGAGTATGAAAAAACACCTCACAAAGTTCGCAGGATATTATATCACTGAGGATGGTAAAGTTTTTAGAGAACCGCATAAATTCTTTGATGGTATGCATCAAAAAGATTTAATAGAGGTTAAACAATTTCTTCGAGGAGGTGCTTATACTCGACAATATGCTTCTGTTAATATATCCATTAAAAATGAAAAAGGCAAAACCCTTTACCAAATTAAAGAATATGTTCATAGATTGATTGTAGAAACATTGTTAGATAATATCCACAGTTATACAGAAGTAGATCATATAGACAGAAATAAACTGAACAATGATATCAAGAATTTGAGATGGTGTGATAGAGCAACAAACATAAGAAATAGATAAAATTTTTCCGGCAGTATGATAAGTCCTCGAAACCCCCGCAGATATAATCGTAGGAGACCTTACTGGAATTTCTACAGAGTTGTACTTGCAGGGTGGGTAATAAGATATCCAAAAATTGTGTGGGTGCCTATTGGATTTTTAATAGTATTGATATATAATGCGGTAGTAAATTAAGATTTGCTACAAAAAATTTCTCAAAATA